GGGGGGGGGTACTATGCGCGTTATTACTTGTGATAGATGCAAGAAGCAGTTATTTAAAGAGAAAAAGTTCGGGCGTTTGTCTGGGGAGTATTATGCTCCACGCGGTTTCCATGGTAATATGTGGTTTAATGGATTGTTTAACCACAGAAACATTGACGTAGACTTTGACCTTTGTGAGGATTGTGCAAAGGAACTTGCGACATGGCTTCATATCGATGATAATAAATAATAAGAACTATGGAGGCGCAACGGTGCCTCCTTTTGCATTGATTTTTAGACGGAAAATTAGGAGGGGTAATGGCAACGCCGCAGGAGATTATCGACAAGGTTGTATTCGGTGGATTATATAAAGTAAAGTCTGGAACATGGAAGGGTGGATGTTTAAACGACCAATGCTATTGCCTTGCTGTTCCGGTTATGGATTCAGACGGAAGTCTATGGATGCAAGACACATATCAACTTGATAGGCCGTTTAAAGATTGTGGAGAAAATATATCTGACGTTGCTATTCGAAAAATTTGTGGATTTGGCAAAGGGTACAATGGATATTGTTTAAAACGGGCTAGAGATTATTATTATAAGAACCAACGGAAAATTATCACGGAAAATGATTTGGATGGATTCGATTTAATTTGCGACCTACATGATTATCGTGCGCTTGAACCGTGGGAAGATTATCGTGAGTATAAAAGCAAAGACATTGTGCATCGCGCTATTTTATTTAATGAACATGGTTTCAACTGGGATTATGGAACGATGGGCGCTACATTGGTACGAAAAAATGCCGATAAAGATTCTGTCTGCATGTTAAATAAAGCGATTCAAGATGCTTATTCTAATTTCAAATGGCCTGATGGATGGTATAATATTAAAGAAGTTGATAATGCCGTTAAACATTGTGCAGAAGAAGGAGTATTAACAGATGAACTTAGCGTGAAAGCTTCTGCCGTTAAGATGCTAGACGGAAAATTAAAGGAGATGCGAGTAGAATTTGAAAGTTTTTATAAACTAATTAATGAATCATAATATGTAGATTTCATGTGGAAAATTATATCATAATAATTTCTAAGTCAATGGGTATATAATTAATGCTCGTATATATGAGCACTATATAACTATTTGAAAGGATTTATTATGGTACACGAAATCAACGAAGACCAAGTAGCAGAATATATCACATATAATATTCAGCAGACAATGGAGCAATGTAATATTTCTATCGAAGAAGCTGCTGAAAGTGTAAGATATTATTTCGATATATTGTTTAATCAGGTTGTTTCGCAGATGGAAAATTAATTATGAAAGGGAAAACATGAGAACTCATATTCTTACATATCGAAGTTCAAATTATAAAATTCTTGGTGAACGCATTCTATACGATATGACAAATGAACAAGCACAAGAATTTGCTCGCAATATTAAGTCGTGGGCGCATGTAATGTTTCCCGATTGTGCTATTATCAAATTGGAAAATTTGCAGGGCGGAGATGTTATCGGTACCTATAGTGTTTAGAGATGGATGGTTATGGTTACATATACCTGTGATAGATGTGGTGCAAAAATATATAGAGAAAATCCAAACTCACTAAAACGTGTAACTTATTTCCGTCCTATTGGAGCAAATGGAATATTTAAACGTGTTAGAACATTGCTTGGCGATACTCATGATGAAGAATTTTATTCAGAATTTATGCTGTGCGATGATTGCGCGGAAAATTTGCTCAATGGATAGGAATCAAAGGAGAATCAAATGTTTAAATGTATCCATAGTGATGTTTGCAATGAATATAATCGTAGGTATCATAAGAAGCTAAATGGAAAATGCTCGCGTAAATGCAAGTTTTATATGAACGATAGCACGGCACAGCAATATCGAGACTCAAAAGATACCGTTCTTATCACGGCAAAGCAAGTCGGAGATATTGTTTCCGATGCTATCATGGATGCTTTGAATGCAAGACGCACTGTTCATGAGGAGATGGAATATTGATGAGTGATTTCAACTTGCCAGATGGATGCACAGTGAAACAGATTGATAGGGTTATGTTCGTTGATGATAGAGATTGTTTCGATTGCCTGTTCTGGAATCCTATCGAATATACAAATGGTAAAGTAGGAATCTGCGAGATGCTGTTCGATAGAATGGACATGGAAGATTTTGATATCGTTGAACATATAGCCAATTATGCTATTACAACGCACAATGATTATTGTGGTTTATGGAAATATTTTGAAAATTAATAGGAGGTATATATGCCAAATGTTGAAGACGCTGTAAAATGGGCAGAAAATATTGCAAGAGATAATTCGCATGGGTATTCTCAAGGTGGCAGGGAGGGGAAGGATTTCGATTGTTCTTCTCTTGTTTGTCGTTCACTAAGAGCTGCTGGATTTAATGCGCCATATCCGTCTTTTTCTACACGTTCTATGGGTTCTTGGCTAGAATCTAACAATTGGGAATGGCATAATGGTACATCAGGTGTAAGACGTGGTGATATCATGTGGAAAACCGGACATACTGCATGGGCTAGTTCCAGTACCACAATTACAGAAGCTTGTATCGATGAGAATGGTAACATTACCGGTGGTCAGGTTGGTGACCAGACGGGGAATGAGATTCGCATTACTAGTATGAACCGATATAACTGGAAGGGATATTGGCGTTACAAGGGTGAGAAGCCTAAGAAGAACATGAACGATGCCAAGATTGCGGATATTCCCAATCAGGTTTATACTGGCAAGGAAGTCAAGCCTGCTATCACAAGTAACGCAGGTGCTACTTTCGATGTGTCATATAAGGATAATGTCAAAGTAGGATATGGCACTGTAACTGCAACTGGCAAGGGAGACTGGACTGGTTCTGTGTCTAAGACATTCAAGATTCTGCCTGAACAGCTTGTTAAGTTTACCGATGTTGACCCTACACAATGGTATGTAGATACTCTTGCAAAGGCTGTCGAGCTTGGTTATATCAACGGTTATTCCGGTACATCTCTTATCGACCCATATGGTAGTCTCACACGCGGTCAAGCTTGCTGCATGATTGCGAATGCTGAGGGAGCTAAACTTGAAAGTGCATTTTCTGATGTTGTAGCATCTCCATATTATTATGAAGCTGTAAATTGGGCTGAGGAAAATGAAATCGTAAATGGTGATGGAGGCGCATTTAGACCAGATGACCCCTGTACAAGGCAAGAATTCTGTTGTATGCTATATAATCTTGCTGGTAATCCTGACACTGCTGGCGAGCCAACTAGGTACAGTGATTGGAATAGCGTTGCAGACTGGGCTAGAAATGCTATCGCATGGTGTATTGAAGTAGGTGTTCTATCTGGTAACTCCGGCATGATTCGTCCTAATGATAATTGCCAGCGTTGCGAAGCTGCCGCACTGCTGGTTAATTATAAAAACCTAACCTAGTCTTTTCATAATTTCCTTTCTGTTTTGGAGCGCTCTACCAAAAGGGTGCTCCTTTTTTTATTGTGAAGAAATTGTGAATAACATTATGCCGAAATTGCGATTGGCTGAATTGATGTATACTACTTATCAATATAAAACCTAAAAAAAGAAAGGGTATTATGAACGGCAAGCAATTGGCAAGGTGGTATATAGGCTTGGTAGTCTTATGGATTATCATTATCGCTACGTTGTTTGGAATGTCTGCTTTAATTCAGTACAGATTGGAAACTTCAAATACCACGCAGACTGAAGCGCCAACAGAGATAAAACCAGATGAAACATATGATGTATATAACACTGGTATTCTTGAAGAGAAGAACATGTTCTGTCCGTATTGTGGTGTTGCTGTTATCGCTGTTAATGAGGAGGTTGTTTGCAGGAACGAGATGTGTGAGGTATATGGACTGCCTGTTCGTGTGATTAAATATGGTGGTTATATGAATATAGATGCTGACAATAGTTCAAATGAGCAGTAATAGTATATTTATATCATCGTAGAAAGGAGAAGATATGAACACGGAAAATGACCATAAGTTATGTAACGATATTTTATATGGGCATCTTAAAGCGATTGCGAAACGTTGTGATATCAATCCAGATGAATATATGGATACTGCAAGTTTAACATTTGATATTGTAGAAGTGTTGGATAAGTATTTGCCAATGGCAGGTATGCTGAGAGATAAAATGGAAACGTGGCAACACGACAAAGGACTTCAAGAATCTGCCGCAAATGATATCGCCGAATCAGTAAAGAAGATGCGAGAAGATATTGAAGCTGCCCAATGGGTACGAGAGCATGGCGGATTGGCAAATATTAAGTACAATGTAGATTCATTCAATCTTCTAGATAGATATCAAATCGATGTGGCGCATGAACTTGGAATGAATGATATCGAAGGATATGACTTTGAAGATTTACAAGCGATGATATTAGGAGAGATTGAATATTTAAAGCAGAAGAATAAATATGGTATTAAATATTAACAGGAGTAAGGAGTAAGAATGCTAGTATCTGTTATCGGTTGCGTCGCGGTTGTTGCCGGTCTTGGTGTTATGGGTTGGATGCACGATACAAACAAGAATATTGAGAAGCATAATGATAAGCATCATGATAATATGCGTAAACTTCCTGTTCTATCCGGTCTTATTAGTGTTGCACTAGGAGCTGTGCTTATCGGTTCTCAGTGCGTGTATACTCAGGATGCAGGAGATGTGAAGGTTCTCATTGATTTCGGTGGTAACATTGCAGGCTCATCATCTGAAACCGGTTTCCATGTAAAGGCACCGTGGCAAAGTATCGTGACGTATGATATCCGCAATAATGTTATCTCTTTTGTAGCAGATGGCGCAGAGGATTATACTGGTGGCTCTGCCAATGGCCCACAGGTTACCGTCAATGATTCGTCTGGTACCAAGGCAAACATTGATATTCAAGTTAACTATTCTCTTGACCCGTCAAAGGCTATCGAGCTTTATGAGAACTATGGTACGCAGGAGAATTTCGTTCGTGCTATCGCAGCAGTAGATGCGCGTTCTATTCCTCGTGAAGTTTCAGGGCAGTTTGATACCATTACAATGCTAACTAATCGTGGAGAATTTACCAATGCTGTTGAGGAAGCACTAAAGGAGAAGTGGGAACCTCTAGGTCTAAGTATTGAGCAGATTTCTGTTCAGGAAATCAGGTACGCTGACACCATTACAGATGCATATGCAAATGCGCAGCAGGCAGAAGTAGAAAAGCAAAAGGCTGAAAATGAAAAAGAAGTTGCCAAGGTAGAAGCGGAGAAAAAGGTAATTGAAAGTCAAGGAGAAGCGGATGCAAACCGCATTCTCAATGAGTCTCTTACCGATAATGTTATTGCAGAACACTATGTTGAGGCTCTAAAGCAGATTGGCAAAGATGGCAATCTCGTTGTAGTGCCTGAAGGTTCGCAGCCGATTGTCAATAGCAATCAGAAATAAGGAATACATATGAACACAGTGGCAGTTAAAAGCCGTAATGGTACATATACCCTTTATGACAATGAAGGGGATATTGTCGGTCGTATTTGTGCTGATACAGGACGGGCAATGATTGGTAATGCATTTTATGAAAAGGTAGAAACTTGCCATGATATTTCTGAACAGTATGATTATGACGGAATTGTTTTCCATTGTTCAGAATGCGGTTGTGAACTTTTTGTAGATACATATGTTCATCACGATAATGACATTGAATATATGTATGATAGTTATGAGCCTAACATGTGGGTAGATGGCAGAGCTGAATATCCTAAGTTCTGTCCCAATTGTGGTCGAGTTATCGTTGGCAAGGAGTAGTTATGGAATATGTATATGAACTAATTGATGATAACGAAGGAATCATTGGCATCTTTACCAGTGAGCAAAAAGCAATTGAAGCGGCAATTGATGATGGGTGGGTAGAGTCAGAATCAGATTTTTATGAAGACTTGCATAATTCTCACATGTATATCGAGATAGTTCCTCTCAATGAGATTTGGTATTAAGGTGTGATTGTGCATGTCGAATGTAACAGACGCAGAGCGTCGTAAGATTGCAAACTTTTGTCGAACACTTGGGAACAAAGAATTTAGTTTTTCATATGGTAATATTGCCAGCGCAATCAATGCGGATATTAATCAAGATGATAAATGCTGGTTTAGGCTTGCTGATTTGATTGAGCCTTATGATGACAGATATCTATAAACTGGTTCATGATTATATCAAAGACGCAGATGAATCAAAGCGTTATGTATATGTCGATATCTGTAATCTTATCAATGCATATTTCGATGGATATCTTGAAAAGGAGCAATAATGGGTATTTATATGGATGCGCTGCCCGGTAGCAGTTCATGCACAATGAATATTATCGACAATGATAAGAATATGTATAAGCTTATGACGGCAGTGGCCGGGGGTTTTGTAAAAGAAAATAATAGTAAGATTTGGCTTAATCTCACCAACGGACTTGAACTTGCACCGCATCTTATTGCTAATGATATTCCATTTGATGTATGTCGTTTCCGTTCTTGTTCTTTCGAGCGTGCTGATTGGGGCGCGGCTATTGATTCTATGCCCGATGATATGTTGATGCGTCTTGCACAGGGTCAAAGGCAGATAATTATTGATTTCGGCGCAAATCGCCCATGTTCTCGTGCAATGCGTCAGGGTATTCCAATTGCTGTCCGCATGTTGTCTAATGCATGGGGGCTTGATATGGATGAACATATGTGGATGTTTGACAGGAGCGGCATGGCTATGCAATGCGATGATGATTTTGCCCGTTGCGCTATGCGTCTCAATAAAAAACAGCGTCGCAGGCTTGAGTATTTCAGAAAGTATCTGAATACAAATTCTATCAATATCACTTTGCTATGTTCTTCTACGGTTCATGATGGCGATTACAATTATTACGTAGATGTGGCGATGAACAATGTCTGATGAATATAGGATGCTAATAGTCCAATATATATTTATTATGATATTGTGTTTTATGAATAGAATTAATTTTACATCATCATATTTACACAAGATTCGCAGTAAACAAATGTTGATTATTGTAGGATTGATTCTTATAATTAATGTTATATCGCTAACGTTGATTGCATTATTTTAATTACAAGGATTGATTGAAATGGCTACAAGAAAAAGACGAAAGAAAAAGAAAGAGCTTATTAAGGTCGATAAGTCAATCTTGAATACTACAATTCGTACAGATGTTCTTAATGAATTCAAAATTAAATGTAAAGATATCGGATGCCCTATGAATTTCGTTCTAGAAACATTCATGGAACAATTCGCGAAAGACTATTTTAAATTGCGTATCGGTGTAGGACAATTAAAATATATCAATGAAGATATTGCAGATGAAGATAAGCCAAAGCTGGATTTGAAATAATAAAGATACTATAGGAGGAATCTAAACGGTTCCTCCTATTTTCTTTTTATCTACTTGCCAACAACATGAACTCATGGTAGTATAAAGATGTTCGGAAGACAACTACTTGGAGGGATTTGAAATGAGCAACGTGGCATTTGATTATTACAAAAACAATTCTAATAATGCTGTTATTTATGATTTCGTTACACATCAGAAAATTGGTACAGCGACAGATAACAATAATACTTATGATGGTAATCGCGCAGGTATGAGTTGTGAGGTAGATGCTTTTCGTACAGATGAAGAGATTAAGGCTATGATTGATGTATATGATAAACATATTAATGAAGCATCGAATAACGAAAAGAAAAAATTAGCATGTCGTAACAAGATGCTGTTCATTATCGGTATCAACATCGGTTTGCGTGCCAGTGATTTGCGTACCCTTACGTGGGATTTCTTCTTTGAGGATGTGGGTAACGGAGAACTGAAATTCAGAGATGGATATAATCTTCGTCCTAAGAAAACCCGCAAGACTGGTAAGTATGTGAAGCTGTATTTCAATGATAGTGTGAAGAAGATTATCAACTGGTATATTTCGATGTACCCGATTAATAACCTTGGCGATTTTATTTTTAAATCTCGCGTTGGTGATGATGCGATTACTGTAAACGCTATGTGGCGCGTTATCAAGGATGCTGCGAAGGAAGCGGGTATCAAGCGAAACATTGGCACTCACAGTCTTCGTCGTACATTCTGCCGTAGGGCATATGATAATGCCGTAGATAAAAGCAAGGCTCTACTTATCATTCAAAAAATTCTAAACCATTCAAGCCAAGCTGTTACCATGCAGTACCTTGGATTGCTGAATGAAGAGATTGAGGATGTGTTCGATAGTATGAACATCGGCTTCGATATGATTTAAGTAATATATTATGCTTTGAAATACTACATGAAGTATCGTATGTTCCTGTGTCAACATCCAACAAAAGAAACAATGTTTGTTTGGTAAAATGTGAAGAAAATATGCAGATGAAATCAAGTGATTATTATTTACGAAACAAGGTATAATACGGATACGCAACAATCAGTAGATTGGAGTTCTAATGGGAACCGATATTCATACTAATATCGAAGTCTTTAATAAAAAGACAGATAAATGGGAAAGAAAAGCGTTATACTATAAAGATGATGATGGAAATTTCAAAGAAGCATGGACTGTATTAGACGATAGAAACTATGACTTATTCGGTAAGCTCGCAGGAGTTAGAACTATAGAAGAGCCGTTTGTATGTCCGCGTGGTCTGCCAGATAATTTAAGCAATGAAACGAAAGAGCTTTATGACGATGCTTCTTGGTGTCATGATGAAACATGGTATGATTACTGTGAATTGCGCTTGTATTCACAAACATGCAATGTTGTTAAGCCGTTTATTGATGCAGTTGATGTAGTTCTTGAAGCATATAGTATATATTATCCAGACCCCGGAGATGTACGCATCGTTATGTGGTTCGATTCTTAAAATTAGAATTCGATTTTTAAGATGTGTAAGAATTGTGATGATAAAATTCTCAGTACAAACAAGGAGGGTTATATGTTATAATCAACTTGTTGATTGATGAAGCAGATTCATCGCATTGTGGCAATAATATAGGAGTCAAAGCTTAAAGTTTGAAAGGTATAAGAATATGATTCACGAAAAGATGACCGTACATAGGGCACTTGCAGAACTGAAGATTATCGATGACCGTATCAACACGGCTATTCACAATAGCATGTTCGTACATTCTTGTAAGAACGGAACCGATAAGGTTAATGGTGTGCCTGTATCTGATTTCAAGAAGGATATTAATTCAAATTACCAAAAGGTAACTGACCTTATCAATCGGCGTAATGCTATGAAGCGTGCAATCGTTCTATCAAATGCAACAACTAAGGTTACTGTTGGCGATAAGGAATATACTGTGGCAGAAGCTATCGATATGAAGAATCATGGTATGGATGGCCTTAAAACGCTTCTTTACGATATGACACGTCAGTATAATACTGCTGTTCGTGAGTTCAATAATAATAGCGGGGACGAACTTGAAGATAAGGCCAATCAGTATGTTATGAATATCCTGAAGTCTCAGGGAGATTCGACTGATAAGGCCGATGCCAAGCAGGTTCAGGCACTTCATGATTCATATGTTTCCAATAATGAGTTCATTATGATTGACCCACTCGATATCGCTAAGAAGATTGAAGAGATTGATAGTATGATTGACGAATTTAATACAGAAATTGATTCTGCGCTCTCGGTAAGTAATGCTCTTACAGTAATTGAATTCGAGTATTAATGGTTATCTATAGAACAACGTTTTGTCGAGAATGCAGATATTCATTATAAGAATATCAATCGTTTATAATAGTTGTATAATTAGTTGGTCTAGCCACGCAGCCACCAATGGCAAATAGTCTGGCAGAACAGAAATAAAGCCGTTCATGCAACCACCTCCTTGAACATAGTCAAAAAGGCAGAGGCCAAACTCCATCATGGAGCTAACAAACTATAAGACCAACACTAACAAGCAACTATTTATATATAACCTGTTGCAAGCCGAAAACCTTAAACGACTGTTCATCTTTCTTTAGCCGTTTAGAACGATGTGAAACTGTAAACAAAATGGCTCGATATCTTGATACTTGAAATAGCAACGCAAATGATAATGCGTTATATGTTATGATTGAATGGTTGCTGTAAAGTTTAAAGAGTTAAAGTTCAAGGTTTAGAGTTCATAAGTTCAAAGTTTTATTTGTTATCTATTTATTCGACGTTTGATGATAGAAGTAAAGGATAAATAGATAGCTTTAAAGTTTAAACAATAAAGATTAAAGGTGTAAAGATTTATAAAATCCTTGGGTTACGGTTTTGCTTAGCAGTCTATGGCATTAGGTTGTCCGCAAGGCTGGCTTGCAACAGGTGTTTTGTTTTTGTTGATTGTTGTTTTGGCAACGTGCGCTTGTGGTGAAATGGTATCACAGCAGACTCATAATCTGTTAGTTCAGGGTCCGAATCCCTGCGGGCGCACGTTGCCAAAATGATATTTGATTATGTTACGCGCTCCTATAGCTCAATCGGAAAGAGCCAGAGTTTTCTACACTTTAGGTTGCAGATTCAAGTTCTGCTAGGAGCGCGTAGTATAATTGCTACAATGTTTAAAGATGTGCCGGTGTGCTGGAACTGGAAGACGGAACGGATTCAAAATCCGCGGGTAGGAATACCGTGAGGGTTCGACTCCCTCCACCGGTACCATATCGCATTATTTTTATGTTGTTTTAACATATTGGATAGTGATATAATATGAGTAAAAAGATTATGGATAATGATGAAATAGCAGTTTATATTAATAAAAATGAACCAAGACTTATGTCGTATATCAAAGAAACACAAAATGTTGTTTCTTATCCAAGATATATTATGGCAAAAGAATTAGGTAGAGAACTATTGCCAGACGAAGAAGTTCATCATATCGATGGTAATCCATTAAATAATGATATTAATAATCTACAAGTTCTTACAAAAGAAGAACACGATAAATTGCACGGAGAACGAAATAGAAAATATTATGATAAAACTATGATATGTCCTTGGTGTGGTAAAGAGTTTTTGTGGACAGCATATCAGCAACAAAAATTTCATAGTAATATGAGTCGTACAAAATCAAGAACCCATCATCCATTAGGCAAGCCATTTTGCTCTAAAAGTTGTGCTGGTAAATATGGCAAATTTGTGCAAATGAATTACAAGTAAGGGAACAATTATGAAGACAGACCTAAAACAGAATTACCTAAACAAGAAGTATGCGGAGCATGACGATGAAGTTGATGTTCCGTATATTCATAAGCGTCCAAAGCGCAAGGTAAAGAAATCAAATCATAAACATGAATATAAAAACTGCGTCATTGTTGATTCTACGAATCCAAAAGTATTTCAACTTATCGGTCGTTGCAATGAATGCGGTAAGGTGATGAAGCCGGTACATGATAAGTGTATCGATAGGAAGTTTCCGAATATCCAATATCAAACTTGGTTTATCAATTACCCCACAGAACATGAACAGGAATATGAAGATTTCAAGGAGTGGTGCAAGAAGCACTATAATACTTATGACGTACCGGATTTCGATTTGTGGAAGACGAAGTTTATTTAGATTGGATTAAGGATTTTATTATGTCCATAACTAGTTTCGACAGACGGATGTTTCATCAGGCATATGTTGAGGCAACCAAGAGCACATTCGACAGATTTCACGTTGGCTGTGTTGTTGTTTACAAAGGACATGTTATTAGTCGTGGTCATAATAGCAAAAAAACACATCCAGTCCAACAAAGGCAAAATCGTTTTAGGGTATTAAACAACTATGATAAGCCAAATAATTATTATCCACCAAGCATTCATGCAGAAGTATCTGCATTGTGCTCAATAAGTTATCCTGTAGGAATAAATATTAAGTGGGATAGGGTAAAAATATATGTAGTTAGAGTCCTTAAAAATGGGGATATGGCATGCTCTAAACCATGTGCTGCTTGTGAGAATTTGATACGTACACTTGGAATTAAAGGGTGTTATTACTCAGAAAATAATAATTGTTTGGCTTATATTGAGTATTGTTAAGGAGGTGTTATGTGTAAAAATATACATGAGCAATATGTTGAAAAACTTAAAAAGGTACATTCAAATATTATTGCTATTGATAAATATATTGATATGTACACAAATATTGGGCATAAGTGTTTGAAGTGTGGCTACGAATGGAGCGTTAGACCATATAGTTTACTGCATGCAAAATACGGATGTCCAAAATGTTCATATGTAGAAAGAGCGAAAGCAAGAAAGCTTACGCAAGAAGAATATAAAAAACGTGTATTAGAAAGTAATCCAAATGTTGAAGTAATCGGTGAATATATTAATGCATCGACTCCAATAAAACATGTATGTAAAAAATGTGGATATGGATTAAACGGAGAATGGCTTACTATACCATCTCATATTATGAATGGGCACGGATGTCCGGTATGCTCTGGAAATATTATAGGCTCAGCCCCAGAATACAAGAATAGTATTTGGTCACAAGATGAATATCTTAATTTCTTTAAAAACTATATGTCAGAAGAACAAATGAAGATAAACATGCCAAATAGTCACGCAAAAATAGATGTTATTTGCCCTGTTTGTGGGAAACATAAGAACATATCTCCAAATACATTATGGAAACAGGGGCTTGGTTGTATTTGCAGTGATGGAGTAAGTTATCCAAATAAATTTATGTTCTCATTCTTAGAACAAATTGGGATTGATTTCAATAGAGAACAATCATTTGAGTGGAGTAGCGGGAAAATATATGATTTTTATATTCCGTCTTTGAATTGCATTATAGAATGCAATGGAGAGCAGCATTATAAAGGATGGAATAAAGTTAAAAATAGCGCTAAGTTTCAACGATTAAACGATGAAGAAAAATATAAGATGGCTATTGATAATGGAGTAAACAAAGATAAATATATTATTATTGATTGCAGTCGTTCAAATAAAGATTTTATTAAGCACAATATAGAGCAAAGTAATTTGTTAAATATATTGAATATTAATATATCTGACATTGATATTGAACAATGTAATATTTTTGCTACAAGCAATTTAGTAAGACGTATTTGCGATATGTGGAACGATAAGCTTACTATCAAACAAATACAAGAAAAAACAAAAATCGTTACTGTTCGAGAATATTTAAAAAAGGGAAATGAGCTAGGATGGTGCAACGATTATACCGAAAATGAAGCTCGTAAAAGAGGCGCAAGATATAATAAAGGCAGATGGGTGAATGTTTATTGTTTGGAATTAAATAAAGTGTTTACATCTATATCAGAAGCGGCAAAACAAACCAAATTAAATTCAGAATCAATACGTATGTGCTGCTCTGGTAAATGGAATCAATATAATAATCAACATTGGTATTATCTTTATGATAAAGCTATGAAGGATGGAACTGAAATTAAGGGTGCTATTGCACTTGGTTTAATATCAGAAGAAGAGGCTATAAAACAACTTAACATTTGAAAGGAGGGTGATTGATGGAGCAAGATGAAAATGCGCTTACAAATGATGAACAGAAATTAGTGGAAGATAATCATGAATTAATTTATCTTGTAGCAGATTGTATGGATTTAGATGTTGATGAATATTATGGTTTACTTGCAATTGCTCTATGTCATGCTGCTCAAAAATATAAACTGAGAAAACGCGCATATGATTTTTCAGAGTTTGCTAAAATAACTATGATTCGTGAATATTTTATATATGAACGTGGTAAATATATGTAATTAATAATGTTATATGCTAAGGAGAATATATTCCTATGTATCTTGATAATGCGGCTACGACAAAACCAAGGCAAGAAGTAATCGACACGACGCTTGCATATCTTGCAGAATATTGGGAGAATCCATCTGCACTTTCATTCAATAGCCCAAAGATAAAAAAAGATATTGAAATCGCTAGAAATACCGTAGCTAAATCAATTAATGCTAAGGGCGGTCACAACATCTTCTTTACTTCTGGCGGTAGCGAGGCAAATTGTTGGGCTATTCAAGGATTCATTAACAATCGATTAAACAATATGCATGTTCCATATATCATTACTACCAAGATTGAACATAAGTCGATTATGGAATGCGTAAAGAATCAAACGTTAGCAACGGTATATTATCTTGATGTAAATACTGACGGATTTATTTCTATTGAAGAGCTTGATGATACAATTTCTTTAATGTTAAGCTGTGGAGTTGAACCAAAAGATATTCTCGTATCGATTCAATTTGCCAATAATGAAGTCGGTACGATTCAAGATGTTATTAATATCAGCAATGTGTGTCATATGTATGGTTGCGTTTTTCATACCGATGCTGTACAGGCTTTCGGGCATGTATATATTGACGTTGATGCTATGGGAATCGATATGTTGTCTGCTTCTGCTCATAAGATTGGTGGATGCAAAGGAACGGGCTTTCTATACATTAAAGATGGTATTGAAATTAATCCGCTGATTTATGGTAGCCAAATGGATGGTATGCGAGGTGGAACAGAAAACGTTGCAGGAATCATGGGTATGGCTAAGGCAGTTGAGCTTATTGACCTGAATGACGCAAACAATGCCAAGTTCGCTAGGGATTATTTTATCGATAAGCTTGTTGATATCGGATGTAAACTTAATGGTCCATATGGAAGTGCTGTATCTCGTTATCGTCTGCCAAATAATATTAACGTGATTCTACCGGACAATATCAACGGAGAAAGTTTTGTTCTCGCCATTTCAATTGATGGTATTGATATTGGAACTGGTTCTGCTTGCAACTCACATTCTGTTGAACCATCGTATGTTCTTAAGGCAATGGGACTAACGGACGATGAAGCAAATTGTAGCATTCGTATATCCATTCCGAGTAATATGACGATGGATGATGTTGATAATGTTATGAATAGTATTAAACAAACTATTGATGTTATTTTATCTATTCCAGAAAATGAAAATAATTAAGGTTATATACTAAGAGAAATGAGCTAATATGCTAGTAAATGGTGAGCGAGCGCTTGCATACATCGTAACTATCGATGATATTACACCTATTGACGGAGCTGATAATATTGAACTTGCGCGTGTTAGTGGCTGGCGGGTAATTGTTAATAAAGAGCAATTTAAACCCGGCGATGCTGCCGTCTTCTTCGAAATTGATTCATTGGTTCCTGAAACTGAATGGTCTGAATTCTTGCGCCCAAAGAAATTTCGCGTGAAAACATATCGGCTAAATAAATTTAAAGTTGTATCGCAAGGGCTTCTTATGCCGATGGATATTCTTCCACAGAATAAAACGTTTAATGTTGGTGACGATGTTACCAACATTCTTGGTGTTACCTATTACGTCAAGGAAGATAATTATCGTAAAGCAAAAGACGGCAATCCAAATGAGAAGTATAATCGTATGGCAGCAAAGCATCCGAAGCTTGCAAAGAAGAAGTGGTTCCGTTGGCTCATGAAGCGTATGTGGGGCAAGAAGCTGCTGTTTGTATTTTTGGGTAGACATATTGATGAGAAGAAGTATAAGTTCCCTGATTGGATTAAACGCACGGACGAAGAAAGGTGTGAAAATACACCTTGGATTACACAGTCTAAAGAACCGTTTGTTTGCACGGAAAAAATTGACGGTTGTTTCGATTATAATACTAAGATTAGAACCAATGAGGGCCATATTCCAATTGGTAGAATTGTTAATCAGAAATTACCGATTCTAGTTGCATCTTACAATGAAGACAAACAAATCGTAGAATATAAAAATATTGTTGATTATCATAAAATCAAAGTATCACATCCAGTTCTAAAAATTGGCGTTGGTTATCGTGGACATGGCAACAGAAATAAATATATTACATGTACTGATAACCATGAATTTTATACACCGACCGGATGGAAACAAGCGAAGGATTTAAAGCAGGGAGATATCGTATATCATTTTACCGAGTCTTTCCCGTATGAAATTAAGCAACTTATTCTAGGAAGCTTGCTTGGAGATGCATCTATTAATGCAAACGATAAAGACGGTGGATATAGGTGTGTTCATTTTACACAATCAGACAAGCAAATTGCTTATTTTAATTACAAGAAGAACCTTCTTGGGAAATATGCGTTGGGAGAAAGGACAAGGACAAGCGGATATGGAAGCTTGATGCATGATATGCATACTACTACAAATCTTGAGCTTAATAAATTCTTAAATGAACATTGCATGAAAAACGGGAAGAAGTTTGTTACCCAAGAATGGTGCAACGAACTTGACCCTATGGGCCTAGCCTTCTGGTATATGGATGATGGAAGTATTGCTAACCGCGATAACGACAAGCTTGGATGTAGAATTCATATTTCAACAAATGGGTTTTCTCTACAAGAGAATGAAACGTTGGCAAATATGCTAAGAGACAGGTTCGGCATCGAGGCTACGATTGGAGACAAAGAAACGTATAAGGGATATACGCTTATTCTTGATGTGAAAAATACCGAAAGGTTCTGTTCGTTGATTGCTCCATATGTATGCAATAGTATGAAATACAAACTCCCCAAAAAGTATCAAGATATAAAGTGCTGCTATGATAACATTTGCTTTGATTCTGGTATGAACATTGTTGAAGTTGATATTAAGTCCATAGAGAATATTGATGAACACAAAGAATATTTCTTTGACCTTACGATTGAAGATAATCATAATTATTTTGCACAGTCTATCCTTGTTCATAATTGTTCCACAACGGTGTTTCTAGACGCAACAAAACGTAAGCACGATTTTGGAGTGTGCTCTAGAAATGTTAGGCAAATAACACCAGATATAGAGAATTACCATACTAAATCTTCTGGAACAAATGTGTATTGGGAAATGGCATTGAAGTATGATATGCAAAATGCACTTGAAGATATCGCAAAGAAATATGATGTTCAACGTGTTGTGCTTCAGGGAGAGACATATGGAGAAGCCATTCAGGGAAATCCATTGCACCTAAAGTATCGTGATTTTGCCGCATTTAATCTTGTGTTTGATGGCGAGCGACTAGGTTCAATTCAGGCAAAGGAAATTCTTGATGATTACAAGATTCCCTTTGTTCCAATTATTGACGATGCATATTATATGCCAGACACATTTGAAGAGCTTAAGAAACAAGCAGACGGTAAGAGCACAATCAATCATAAATGTCTACGCGAAGGATTCGTTTATCGTAGCTATGATGGTAAGCAATCTGCTAAAAACGTTAGTGTAAAATATCTGCTTAAGCAAAAAGATTAAAAGGATGTGGTTTTGTGTATCGTATTTATGATGCTGAAAATAATTGTTGGCGAAATGATATGATTGTATTTGATGATGGTGCATTAGGAGTGTTAAACAATTCATTATTTCACTCATATAATGTAGATGTTATTTATGATGAGTCTCCATATACTGTTCATTATCCCACTGGTATCATTGATAAAAACGGCTTTGAGATTTTTGAAGGAGATATTTGTACATGTCCAAATGAAACCAGTGGCGTTGTGGCGTTTAGTTCTCAGATTGGCGCATATTGTATTTTTGATGATGATAATCATCTATATTATGTTCTTGACGATGAAGGTGCTGGCTTTACTGAAATTGTTGGAAATGTGTTTGATGGTGTTAAAGTAGTTAGGTAAATTTATGGACATTCTAGACGGACGGATTGTTGCAAATCAAATTAAAGATAATGCAAGAATCTTAGTAAGTCGTATTGAAAACGAATATGATGATGTGGTTAAATTAGTTGTTATTCAGGTCGGCAATGACCCGGCATCATGTACATATATACGCAATAAAGAAAAGGCATGCAGCTATGTTGGAATTGAAACTGAAACGCGCCGGTTTGACTCAAATATTTCAACAGATATGCTCGTTGATTTCATTGAAAATTTAAACGAAGATGATTCAGTCAATGGTATTTTAGTACAGCTGCCATTGCCAGTGCATCTCAATGAGCAAAAAATCATTAATGCTATCGACCACGATAAAGACGTTGATGGTTTTACGTTCATTAATGCCGGTAAGCTCGCTCGTAACTACAAGAAGAAAATGCAGCTTTTGCCATGTACGCCCATGGGAATCATGAATATTCTTTCATGGTATGATATCAATGTTGCCGGTAAGAATTGCGTGGTAGTCGGGAGAAGCAATATTGTTGGCAGGCCAATGGCTGAACTGCTATTAAATTCTAATGCAACGGTAACTATTTGTAATTCGTATACTTCAAACCTGAAGGATATTTGCAAGAGTGCCGATGTGCTGATTTGCGCAATCGGCAAGCCAAAGTTCTTTACCGAAGAACACATTAAAGATGGTGCTATTATTATCGATGTTGGAATGAATAGAGATAACAACGGTAAGTTGTGTGGCGATGTAGATTTCAATAGCGTATCGAAGCTAAGCGGCGCTATCACGCCTGTTCCCGGAGGTGTCGGGCAGATGACGGTTGCAATGCTTATGGACAATTGCATTACAGCTTATTGTTTACAGCACAACCTACTCTATATTATGTAGATTTTATGAAGATATAAAAGCTAATTTGATTTTAAAACAATTATTGAGTACAATTATCTTGTAATACTAATAAGGTTATATATCTGTAGCTAGGAGGATATATTAATGGCAAACGAAGTTAAGAAAATTACTCGTAAGAATTGGACCTCACGATTTAATCTTGTTGGTCGGCCTAAGCTGGGAGATTATACTTTCAAGATGGACGAGCATAGCAATAAGTCTTCTTGGATTTATAACTCTATGAATCTATGTCTTGATTGCGGTGAAAAATTCGGCAATTGTTATAGTAGCATGATGGGTGGTTATTCTCCTGAGCGAGCAACTACGCTTTATGCGCATGGCAAAGATGAGAATGGTCGCGATGATTTCGGTATTCGTATGGAGATTGATTGGGATGACCGTTTTGATGAAGACCTGCTAGATAAAGTTGGCGATATGAATTTCATCAAGGTTGGCCTTGAGCGCGATGTACGCGGCCAGACTGTAATCAAGAAGTTCCTTAGTCCTTATGATGCTATTGAATATATTCATGATAATCTTACCGAAGATATGGTAGTTAATGTTAGCGGCAATCTTCGTTACAATACATATAATGACCATGTAACCATCAATAAGGACATTACAAGTATTTATCTATCTCGTGTTGAAGACCCAAAAGATTTCCATGCAAGCTTTACGCAATCTGTGATTATTGATAAGGAATCTTGTAATACAAAGGATATCGATAAAGACACCGGCATCATGCCAATTGATGTAATCGTTCTTGATTATATTAAAGAGTTTAATGGTCATGAAATTCGTGGACAGTGGCCTTATCATATTAATATGGAATATCAATTCGACCTAAGTGACAAGGATAAGGTTAAGAAGATTTATGAGAGGCTGTTCAAGGTTAAGAAGGGCTATACTCAGATTACTTTTGATGGTGAATTTGTTTCCAATGGCGGCACTGTAACTCCAACCATTGATGATATTCCAGAGGATATTCGTTCTCTTATCGGAATCGTGTATACCGAAGAGGAAGCTCTTGAGCAGTGCGCTACCAACGCAAACCGTGAAAATCATATGTTCCTGAAGCGTCCTTCAATCTTTATGGTTACAGACCAGAACAATCCCGATAACAAGAATGCTGTGCTGCAAATGTTCCCTGAGCATTATACCGAAGATGAGCTTGATATGAGTTGGGCTTACGCAGATGATGTTGATGACGAAGAGGATGACCTTCCTTTTGGGAACGACGAGAACGACGAGGATGGCAATACTGGTAATGATGATGATTGGTTGAGTATGCTAAGTGATTAATCGTTAAACAAATAAGGTTATATGTTGGTGGGGAACCATAGGGTTCTCCACCTAATAAAAGATTGGAGGTGTAGATGAGATTTAAAAATCTTTTAGGTGAAAAATTTGGGAATGTAACGATAGTTGAGCAATTACCGGACCACTATACTTCTGGCGGTAAGAAGATTCATAAATGGCGCGGAGTATGTGATTGTGGAAGATGTGATTATGTTCGTGGTTCGACAACTGATTTTACAAGTGGTAAAATTTGGAGATGTATGTATTGCGTTAGAGATGATGCTGCTAAGAGAATGAGTGAAAGAAATAAAAAATATAATACATATGACTTATCTAGGGAATATGGAGTTGGCTACACCTCTAAAGGAGAAGAATTTTGGTTTGACCTAGAGGATTATGATAAAATAAAAGATTATTGTTGGTATAAGCATCATCAATATTTTGAAGCTAAGATTCCTAATAATAAAAATGATAAACATATAGCGTTACATAAATTAATTATGGACGATATTGATAATGAGTACGATATTGACCATATTAAAACAGAATATAAACACGATAATAGAAAGTTAAATTTACGCAAAGTTAACAGACGGCAAAATAATCAAAATGCAAAATTAAAAAAGAGTAATACATCGAGCGTTACTGGTGTTTACTGGCATAAAAGAGATGAACATTGGGTTGCATCTATTAGAACCAAAGATAAATATTATCAAAAATATTTTGATACGTTTGATGCTGCTGTTGCTCAAAGAAAACAATGGGAAAATGATTTTTTCGGAGAGTATTGCTACGATAATTCTCAAAAGTTATATAAAGAGCTGTCAAAAACAAATTAATAAGGTTATATGTTATTAAGAAAGGTGTAGGAGTATGGCGTTTGGAAAGCGAAATTCAATTAATCTTGATATTTTAAGTTATAACATCATGTTGCTTGGAGAAAGTGGTGCTGGAAAAACTTCTCTTATTAATGATGTATGCACTAAATATACCGGGAATCCCGAATCAGCTCTATTTCTTGAAATCGGATTGGAAAGAGGGGCAGATTCTATTTCGGGAATTAATTATATTAACTGTCCTGAATGGGATATGGATTATGATGAATTCGATAATGCAGCAGGGTTTTATACTGTATGTGAAGATATTATCGAAAATAAAACAGCTGAATATCCAGACCTTAAAGTTGTTGTATGGGACACCCTCGACCAATTAATTAGCGTAACCGAATCTGAGGTTATCCGCATGTGGAACCGCGAATGTCGTGCGGCGGGGCATCCCGAGAAGGCGGCAAAAACTATTAATGGTTGTTATTCCGGTTATGGTCGTGGCGAAAAGAAGGCAATTGAAATGATGCTTGATGTTATGAATCGTCTACGTCGCGTCGGTGTTGCAACCATTATTATCGGCCATGTTAAAACAAAATCTATCGAAGACCCATTAACAGGACAATCATATCAGATTCTTACTTCAGACCAACAGCAGAATTATTTTAATGCTATCAAGAAAAACCTTCATTTCCTTGGTCTTCTTTATATTGACCGCGAGCTTGCAGCAGAGAAGACTGGAAAGAAAGTGTTTGGCACCAATAAGGATGAAACGATAAATCGTATTGTTGGTGAAACACGCAAAGTTCGTTTCCGTGATGACGGAGCCGTAGTTGATTGTAAGTCTCGTTTTGCTGATATCGTTCCTGAAATTGATTGTGACGCAGAACAATTTATCAATGCTATCGAAGACGCAATTAAATCAGAGCAGGCAAAATCAGGTGTATCTCTAGACGAAGCAAAGAAAAAGCAGGCAAAGCACGAAGCAGAACTCGAAGCTCGTGTAGCAAAAAATGAATCTGTAGCAAAATCTCAGAAGGAACTTGATAATATTATTGATGAGATTGTGTCTTATTTCACTGAGAACAAATCTGATATAGATAAGATTAAACCGGTTTTAAAGAAGATTAAGGATGAGGGTTATTCTAATCCAAAAGATATCGATGACATTGATTTCGCAAAGAAAATTCTTGACATGTGCAAGTAAATCGTTATGATTTAATGATGTGGCTTGAGGTACTATATGTATCTCAAGCCACTAAAAATTCACACGAACGTATAAATCAAGATAAATAACTGATATTTTTATGCGTTCATGTGAATTTTCATGGAGGTTATTATGGCTCAAAAATATCCATCTATGACTAAAGAAGAAAAAGAAGATTGGTATGCTCTCGATGATTATGTTCGCCATAATGTAATGGGATATACAGACCAAGGATTAAACAAGAGAATGGTATATCGCCTAAAAGGATTGCGATACGGACAATATATAGCAAACAATAACGCTCGCAAATGCTCCAATTATTCATTCAAAACAATCTTAAATACATTTAAAGCATGTTCGTTAAAGATTAAAAATGGCTTACAAGGAAAACATTTTGCAGATGAGAATCAAAAATTTAATTATATCATGGCGATTATTGATAATAATATTGCCGATGTAAGAACACGCGAGATATATCTAGAAAAATCACAAGACGAAATGGAAAAGAAAGATATTGAAACTCCTATAACTAAGAGCAACTACAAACCAAAAGCTAAGGAATATAAGTTTTCTGATTTGTGGTAAGGAGGTTGCTGTAAATAAATGGCAGAAATCAATAAGAAAAAAAAGACCGCTGTGCAAGAGCAAAAAGAAACCATTGCCAAAAAAGTATTGCAATACAAACTTGGCAGCGAGGCTTCCGTTGTTGCCATGATGTTTGAAGACCCAAACCTGCTTAAAGAATCAAATCTTACAGAAAATGATTTTCATACTGAATGGTGGAAGGTATACTTTAGAATTTTAACCGGCATCGTTATTACAGAAGAAAAAGAATATGCATCAGAAGTAGATATCGGATTATATCTAAATAAACATCCAGAGCAAAAGAAAAGATATGATGAATATGGTGGCTATGAAACAATTAAACGAGCTAAAGAAACGGTAAACATTAAAAACTTTGATGGATATCTTAAAGATTTACGCAAATGGAATGTAGTACTTAAGATGATTGGGAGAGGTTTTCCGTGCGATGACGGAATGCTTTCTAAATTTTGCGATATGTCCGTAGAAGATATCTATGATGAATATACGGTGTATCTTAACGATATCTTTTCAAACGTTGACAATAACATTCAAGCATATAACGGTTTTGATGAAATGCGAGAACTGATTGATGAGCTTGACAGCGGTGTTGGACAGGGTATTCCGTTTGCAAATTGCGATATCCTTAATGCTGAAACTGGCGGTATGCTTGGTGGTAACATTATTGGTATCGGTGCAAGTTCTGGTGTTGGTAAATCAACTTTAAGCATTAACTATATTTTCCCGTCTATGGTGAAATATAATATGCGTGCAGTTTTTATTATCAATGAGGAAGACCAGACCAAGTTCAAAAAAGAAGCATTGATTTGGTGCTGTACGAATATATTGAAAAAGCCAATTCAGAAAAAGATTCTGCGCGATGGCGGATTCGATAACGAAACAAGAAATACTTTATATGAAGCAGCAGAATGGTTTGAGAAACAAAAAGATAATCATAACATCACAATTATCCCCCTAGAACAATATACTGCTCGAACAGTCATTAAGCTTATTAAGAAATACAGCAAGATGAATTATGATGTAATTGTTCTTGATACATTAAAAGAAAGTTATGATTCGCGCAACAAAGAATCTTGGAAATCGTTGATGACAGATTGCGTTGATTTTTACGACTGCATTAAGCATACGAATACATGTATGGTGATTACATATCAGCTTGTAAAAAACAAAAGCAGATATCTAAGCAACGCAGACATTGGTATTTCAAAGGGAATCCTAGATGTATTCAGTGTTAATATCTTTTTCCGTAGGCCATTCAAAACAGAGTTTAAGGGAGAAAGAGAATCTTTATATTGCTATAAATTTGAAGGCGATTCAAAAAAGTCTAAGGTTGCATTTACATTAGACAAGGAGAAGCACTATATGATTGGTTTTATCAGTAAAAACCGATTTGGTCAAAGTGATATTCAGATAGTAAGTGAAGCAGATTTTTCTATCAATAAATATCAAGATATAGGTTATTGTATGGTACCGCAGGATTTCTAGGTGTGGTATAATAACAGCCAAGGTTATATGCGATGTGAGGTGATGAAAGCACAATGGACATTCAATCGCTAAAAAAATATATTCATGATGAACATAAAATTGAATATGTGCTTTCATCACTTGGTTGTCACAATATTAAACATAATGAAAAAGGAATATGTTATTATGCGGCACATAAAGATGGCGATAACCCAAAAGGTATTGTTATTTATGACACTGATTATTTAAATTATATTAGTTATTCTCGAAATGTAGCGCCTAATGATAAACAAGATATCATTAGTTTGATTCAATATACAAATAAAATGGGTTTTGTTGATGCTTTAAAATGGCTGCATAAACTATTAAACATTAAATGGGGAGCATATACAAAGCCAACAAAAAAGCGAAATATGTCCGAGGAAATATTATCTGTATTTGAAAATGCTGTTAAACCGAGAACGGTTATTGATGCTGAAGATATTCACGAAATTGACGAAGAAGCCATTAATGATTATGTTCCAATGCTACATGTCGATTGGTTTAAAGAGGGCATCATGCCATGGACACGTAAAAAATTCGGACTATGTTATTCGTATAAATACAATCGAATGGTAGTTCCGCTTCGATATTGGGCAGATGGTTCTTTGCTTGGATTCAATCAGAGAACTATGATTTCCAACTGGAAAGAACTTGGTATATCTAAATATTTCACAACCCCCAGTTATCAAAAGAGATTGAATCTATATGGACTTTGGGAGAACAAAGAATATATAGAAAAGAAAAAGCGTTGCGTGATTGTTGAAGCAGAAAAAAGCGTACTCAAAAGAGATTCTATTGGTGATTGTACATTGATTGCATTACAGGGTAAGAATATCAGTGATGAACAAGTACGCATCATATCTTCATTGGATGTTAAAGAAATAATTGTTGCTCTTGATAATGATGTTGATATTAACGAGATACGATTTATATGTGAAAAGTTTTATAGGATAAGAAATGTTTCATATATTAAAGATAAATATAAATTATTAGGAGACAAAGATAGTCCTTGCGACAAAGGAGACGATGTATATAATTATTTGTTTAAACACCGAATTAATTATGATTCTATAGAACATCAGAAACTTATGCAATCAATGAATAACCGATAGGAGAGCAAAATGAAAGTTTATTTTAGAAATAGCAATGGTAAAAAAATTTTAATCGGCAACGCGAAAGATAATGACGAAGCTATGAAAGTCATTAATGAATTCTGTGATGAACGCGGATTCAAAATTTATTATACTCGTATGTGGATTGATGGCGATAATCAAAACAGAACATGGATTGACGTAGGTGACCACCTGTGTTTCTTTCTTATTGAAAAAGATTGATGTGGGAAGACGATTAAAAGAAGAATGCATCGGAGAAGAACATATTAATGTTCAAGGATGTTTAATGAAAATAATGCTATAATGCAATGATGTCATACAGTATTGATATGATTGATTAAAAGAGAAAGGATTGATAATGAGTTATATGTGTGCAGCTTGTTCAGAAGTATATGACCAGTATTTTAGCCAGTGTCCAAAAGTAGGATGCAATGGCAGTGCAGAAGATGGTGAAATTATTTATGTAGACGAGATGTTTGCGCCAGTTATCTCTATGTTGAATAAGAAGGGATATGAGGTTAAGTCATCTTATTTTGGTAATCCAAATAATAATATGACGGGCAATCCATATATTGTTCTACATGAATTTTTATACGAAGAGTGCGGAGCAGATGAATTAAAGGATATATTTGATAAGTTGCCATCTCCTTGGAAGTTAGTGGATAAAAATGAATGTCCGACCATTGAAGCTTATGTTGGTGACCATAATAAAGTTAAACGTTTTAAGAACCTTCTCAATGCTCATATCACACTTGCTGATTTTGTAGATATGTTACCAAAGCTTTGGTGAGGTATTTAAATGTCTAGATTAAGCTTTGATGAACTTGATAAAATTAAAAAGAAATATGGAGTGTCAATCCTTTGGAGTTGGAGTCGAATAGATTCATATATAACTTCACCATACGAATATTATTTAAAGTATATTCTGCATAAAAAAGAAGATGTTCAAAACTGTGCTTATGCTCCATGTGGTTCTCTTGTTCACGATTGTCTAGAGCGGTATTATAATGGCAGCATTACTAGCGAACAGATGTTGGAAGAGTTCGAAGATGGATGGCTGACAAATATTGATATTGCAGATTTAAAGTTCGACCGTAATGATAATGCCAAGAATGAATCTATTAAAAAGAAATACAAATACGATATTGAGCATTTTTTTAAGAACCATAAACCAATGGCAAATAAAGTTGCTACTGAGAAATTTGTAACAGCTAAGATTGGCCCTCATGTTCTTCAAGGATATATCGATGCTACATATAAAGATAATGATAAGAATTTCTGCATTATCGACTTTAAAACCTCTACGAAATTTAGTGGTAAGAACCTTGAAGAAAAGTCTGGGCAGCTTACTGTTTATGCAATTGCTTTAACTCAAATGGGTGTTCCTCTTGATAAGATTCGTATCGGTTTCAATATGCTTAAATATTGTACGGTTGAATATCAGCAGAAGAATGGAACGATAAAGACAAGAGATATCGAGCGTTGTAAAATCGGTGAATCATTGCAAGCAAATGCAAAGATGTGGCTGAAAGATGTAGGATATTCTACTGATGAAATTGACGAGTATTTAAAAGGGCTTGTTGATACAAATAGCATCGATTCATTACCAAACGATGTTCGTTGTCGATATAAAATGCTTGACTGTTTTGTATGGGTTCCGTTAACGCAAAATCTTGTAGATAAATGGACAGAGGACATCGTATCAACCATCAATAAAATCCTATCTGTAGAAAAGCAATATAATCAAACTCATGATGAGATGCTATGGTGGGATGATGATGAGCATGTAAAAACCGAGTCGTTCTATTTTGCAACTCTTTGTGGTTATTCTGCATCGATGCACAAACCATATGCTAAATATCTTGACGACATTAACATGGAGAGCAATAATGTTGGATTATTTAATAATAATATGGTGAATGATGATTCTGATTTATCTTGGCTAGACACCTTGTTATAACAGAAACATTCGTTTATTTTATGAGGGATAACAGAAATGTTTATTGACTTTGACGAACAGTTTGAAATCAAAGAGTGTTCATTTGATGTTGAAAGCAATGGTCATACAGACCACCAAGTAATGCAAGCTCCAAAAATGGTCATTATCCAACAATTTCTTTCATTGATTCAACAAGCTATTAGCACAGATAGTCCTGCTAGAATCACAATGGCTACAATGGTTCCAGTGTGGAGTGATAAAATTACAGGATATCGTAATATGAAGTCAACGCTTGAATTCAAGAACAATGCCTATCTTCATAAAGAAAATATGTAGATATTATGTAGCGACACAACAAATAAATATATATGCTATAATGCTGGGGAGGTTGGGAAATCAGCCTCCCCTTATTAGAATAGAGAGATGGGATATATATGGTTAATAATGATGTGCTATATAATCGACTTCAACAGCAACTTAATGAAGCACTAAATTCTAATCATAGCATCTATGATTGGTTCATAATTGCATCTAATGGCAGCATGAACTACGGTCTTGACAACGAAGATTCGGATATCGATTCAAAGCTTCTGGTGATTCCAAGCCTTCATGATTTAGTATTTAACAATCGACAGAACTATCTGCACGAGATGTCTGATAACGACGAACATGTAGAAATTAAAGATATCGCACTATATATGAAAACAATTTTAAAGCAGAATATCAATTTTGTTGAAACGCTATTTGCAAAATGTACAATCGTAAACCAGAAATATAAGAAGTATTGGCATGTTCTTCAAGAGCGCCGTGAAGAAATAGCGCGATATGACGAAAAACGAGCTTGTCAATGTATGTTGGGAATGATGAAGCAGAAGCGAAAGCAAATGATAAAGCCTACTCCGGGTAGACAGAAAAGCATTGACATGATTGGATATGACGCAAAGAGTTATCATCATCTATTGAGACTGTATTATTTTTTGAATCATTATCTTAATGGCATGAATTATGAAGATTGTCTGATTATGAGAAGTATGGATGAACAAACAATTCTTATGGCTGCTAAAAAGGGAATATATGGTTTAAAACTAGCTATATATGACGCTGATTTAAAGATAAAAATGGCAGAAAATATTATTGCTAATTATATGTTTAATATTGATGAAAGTGAGCAAAAGCATATCGAAGGTTTAATTGATGGTGTTGTATACGGCGTTATCGAAAGAACTGTAAAGGAATAAATATGAAAGATAAATATTCCGATAGACTCGGTGAAATACAGTTGATGCATTGTGGCGATTACGCAAAGATAATTGAATATAATAGTTCTCTTGACGTGGTTGTTCAATTTCAGGATGAACATGGTTATATATGCCATGTAGAATATTGGAACTTCAAGAAAGGTCATGTAAAGAACCCCTATCATAAAAATAAATATGGTGGCTATGTTGGAGAGGGAAAATATAAATCCACAGAAAATAGAAAAGGTACTTATATATATAATGCTTGGATAAGAATGCTAGAAAGAAGTAAAAACAAGAAGTTTAAAGAGAAATTTCCTGCATATAAAGACGTAGATTGCTGTGATGAATGGCTGTGCTTTCAAAACTTCGCTGAATGGTATGAAGAAAATTATTACGAAGTTAATGGTCAATCAATGGAGGTAGATAAAGACTGGTTGCATCAAGGCAACAAAATATATTGTCCTGAATTTTGTTCTGTTGTTCCAAGTATAATTAACTCATGTTTGCTGACACATGAGAAAACCAAAGGTAATCTTCCGATTGGCATTTCTAAAACTACAGGCAATAAATATAAGGCAAGAATAAGTATCGAAGGAAAAAGAAAAGATTTAGGAGTTTATGTTGATTTGATTGATGCATTAAATGCGTATAAGAAAGCAAAAATAGATTATGTAAAATATTTGGCAAATAAATATAGGGACGTACTTCCAAAAAAAGTATATAACCAAATGATACATTTTGATAAAAGATTCGAGGTGGAATTTCCTGAGTATGCAGCGATACATTAATTTTCATAAGCACACACATTACTCGAATTTGCGAAGTCTTGATTGTATCTCGAAACCAGAAGATTATATGAAACGTGCGGTAGAATTAGGGCATAAAGAATATGTAACTACTGAACATGGATTTCAATCAAACATTTATGAGGCATATACACTTTGCCAGAAGTACGGACTTAAATGCGTATACGGAGTCGAAGCGTATTATGTAGATGATATATACGATAAAACTTCTCGTGCTAACTACCATATTGTTTTGATTGCTTTAACTGAAAAGGCACGCAAAGAAATCAATAAAATTATGTCCATTGCAAATACAGATGGATTTTATTATAAGCCGCGTATTGACCTTAAATGCCTATTATCGCTTACACCTACAGATACAATTGTAACTACCGCATGTGTTGCATCTCGTATGTTTAAAGATGGCTGGGAAAAGAAATTTCTTATTCCCGTCTATAATCATTTTAAAGATAATTTTTATCTCGAAGTGCAAAATCATAACGAATCTATTCAGATTGAACACAATAAAAAGCTATTACAAGTTAAAGACAAATATGGTATCAAGCTAATTCATGCAAACGATAGTCATTATATTTATCCTAAAGATGCAAAATATCGTGATTTGTTTTTAAAAGCCAAAGGAATCGTGTACGAAGATGAAAGTAACTTTATACTTGATTATCCTGATTATGACACTGTTGTTCAACGATACAAAGAGCAAGGCGTGCTTAATGACGAACAGATTCAAGAAGCATTAGATAATACGTTAATTATCGACAAGGCAGAAGGAATTACTATCAATAAAGAATTTAAAATTCCAAAAATATCAGATGGAGATAGTAATAAAGCTTTACGTAAAATTTTACGGAATGCGTGGAAAGAAGAAAAGAAAAAGATTTCTACTGATAGAATTAAAGAATATGAAAACGCTATTTATTATGAAACGAAAATCGTAAAAAATTGTGGAATGGCGGACTACTTTATTCTCGACCATGAAATTGTAAAAAAGGCTGTGAATGAATATGGTGCGGTTCTAACAAGAAGCGGTCGTGGCTCTGCTGTATCATTTTATATCAACCATCTTCTTGGTCTTACCGAAGTTGACCGTCTGAACTCGCCAATCACCCTATATCCAACTAGGTTTATGAGCGCAGAACGAATTCTTTCATCCCGTTCATTACCGGATATTGACCTTAATTTTGCAGATGTAAAACCCGTTATTAAAGCGTCGAAAGATATTTTAGGCGATGATGGCATTTATTATATGATTGCTTATAAGCCATTACAGGAAGCGTCGGCATTTAGACTTTGGTGTAAAGCTATCGGAATGCATATTGATGAATATAACGATGTAGCTAAGAATATGGATTCATATATAGAAGATAGAAAATGGGGAAAAATAATTGAAGATAGCAAGGTATTCAGAAAAGTTATTGAAAGTGTAGCTCCATCTCCATGTTCCTTTTTGCTTCTAGATAAACCCATATCTGAAGAAGTTGGCCTTATCAAAGTAGGAGATGAAATTTGCTGTGCTATCGATGGTTACAACTGTGATGTATATAAGTTTCTTAAGAACGATTATCTAACGGTTTCTGTATATCGTATTATTTCTATGGTGTATGAATTAATTGGTAGACCAATCGATGATATTGAAACACTTCTATCAAATTGCGATGATAAAGTATGGGATATCTATGCAAAAGGCTTAACCACTACGGTTAACCAGTGTGATTCTGATATCGGCAAGAATATGTTGAAGCAATATCAGCCTAAAACACTAGCAGAAATTTCAGCATGGGTAGCTGCGATTCGTCCGGGGTTTGCTTCTTTGCTTAATAATTTTCTTGAACGCAAGCCATATTCTACAGGTGTAGATTCTCTTGATGAAATTCTTGAAGATTCATTCCATTATTTGTTATACCAAGAGTCTATCATGAAATATCTTGTTTGGTTAGGTATCGAGGAAAAGGGAACATATGATATCATCAAGAAGATTGCCAAAAAGAAATTCACGCCACAAGAGCAAGAAGAATTACATAAGAAACTCGAAGAAGGTTGGGTAAAAAAATTAGGAACAAATGAAGGGTTTGCACAAACATGGCAGGTCGTTCAGGATGCTGCAAGGTATTCTTTTAATGCATCACATTCTCTCAGTGTAGCAATCGATAGTCTTTATGGAGCTTATTTAAAATCTCATTATCCGCTTGAATATTTTACAGTTGTGCTATCCCTATATGCAGACGATAACGATAGAACTCCAAAATTGATTTCAGAATTACCGTATTTTGGAGTATCTTTGAAGCCTATTAAGTTTGGTAAATCAAGCGCTGATTACACGATGGATAAGAATACCAACTCAATCTATCGTGGTATCGCGTCTGTTAAATATTGCAACGCTCAAATTGCAGATGAACTTATGCAGCTATCGAAAACCCACTATGATTCATTCATCGATTTGCTTTACGATATCGACAACAAAACCTCGGTCAATTCCCGACAATTAGAAATTTTAACGAAGTTGAATTTCTTTTCTGATTTTGGTAAGAACAAACGCCTTCTTCGAATCATAGATATCTATGATAAATTTGCAAATGCAAAAATCATTTCGAAGAAGAAGCTTGATGGCCTTGATATTTCAGAGTTTCTAATTAAAAAATATGCCGGTAAAGAAACTAAATCTCAATATCGAGAGCTTGACAATGCCGGACTGATGAAGGAACTGTGCAATCGAATCGATGATGATTCTATGAATATCGTAGACCAAGTGAAGGCTGAGAACGAATATCTTGGAAGCGTAAGCTATACTAATCCAAAAGTAAAAGGCTATTACTGGATTGTGACAATGTTTAATGATTCTCGTAACTCAACTAGACCATATGTAACTATTCGTCGTATATGTAATGGCGAAGAAATTCAAACTAGAATCAAGCGGGCTTCTGTATTTAAAGAACAACCGTTCGGTTTATATTCTATTTTGCGAATGGACAAGATTGTATATGAGCCGAAGAAAAAGAAAATGCCTGATGGAACTTGGGTTGATAGCGATGTAACAGAGCCTATCTTGTGCGGATATGAAACAATCAAGAAGGAGTAACGCAAGAAGATGTATAAGAATAAGAATCAAAATCCATCGGTTAAATTCAAGGCAACTGTTATCAGAGCTATTTATGAAAAAGATGGATTCGGTATCTATGCTACGCAGGTAAGCACACGTGCATATCCATTTCTTAAGTTGAACCAGTATGGCAATGTAAGCATCATGGGAGATATTGCGCCATTAACCATCGGTGTTGAATATGAAATCACGGCATCAGAAGAAGAAGCGAAATATGGATATCAGTATAGAGTATCCAATATTTGTCGCGATGTACCAGTAGGACAAGAAGCTGTACGTGCATTTCTAAATGAAATTCTTACTGTGAATCAGGCTGATGAATTGTATAGTAAATATCCCGATATCATCGAACGTGTTCGTAAAGATAAACTTGATGATATTGATTTATCTCAATTGCATGGTATCGGTGAATATACATTTAATAAAATCGTTGAAAAGATTACAAAGAATTTTCATTTAGCGGATATTGTCGCAGAATTTAAAGGTGTATTGACTTTAAACATGATGAATAAACTATATGATAGATATGGTTCTATTCAAAATATCAAAAAACAATTGAAGAAAGCTCCGTATAGTGCGTTGACAAATATTGATGGAGTCGGATTTAAAATTGCAAATTCAATTATCCTTACATTGCAAGACGAAGGAATATTTGATTTTGGATTTGATATCAAAACAAGTGTCGATAGATGTTCCGCATGCATTATTTACCTTCTCAGAGAAAACGAGAAGGAGGGGCATACAAAGATGAATCTTTGGGATGTAAAAAAACAATGTGAAGACCTTGTTCCGATGTGTGCAGATAAGTTCTATCAGGCACTGGATAACAACGATATCTATTACAATATTGATAGTGCAGAGGTTGCAATTCAAAGCACGCATATAAAGGAAGCTTATATCGCTCAAATTATCATTGATAATATAAACAACATTAATCTGTGGAAATGTGATATAAAGAAATATAAAAATATTAACGAGATAGAACTTACAGATGAACAATTAAAAGTTGTACAAAACGTATGCATGTATCCAATTAGTATCCTGAATGGCCCTGCCGGTTCGGGAAAGACAGCTAGTACGCAGGCAATTATCGCAATGCTTGATGACTTGGGAAAGACATACAAAATCATGTCACCAACCGGTAAAGCTGCTAAGGTTATCAGCGAATATACTGGACGTGAAGCAACAACTATTCATCGCGGCTTGGGCTATGGTCCTCCAACGAAATTAAATCCTGCCGGTGTATGGTATTATAATGACCAGCATAAAGTGCAAGAAGACGTTATGATTATCGATGAGGTTTCAATGGTGGATGTCAATTTATTCTATCGTCTTATATCGGCAATTGACTTTACACATACAAAACTTCTTATGATTGGAGACAATGCGCAGCTGCCATCTGTCGGCTGCGGAAACATACTTCATGACTTTATGCAAAGCAATTTGATTCCAACGGTAACGCTAGCAAAAATTTTCCGATATGGAGAAGGCGGCTTAATGAAAGTTGCTACAGATATCCGTATGGGGAAACGATATCTTGATTCATCAATGAAAGACAAGAAAACGTTGTTTGGCAAGAACGGCGATTATGTATTCTTAGATGTTGCGCCTGAGAAATCAGTTAGAATCGCTGTAGAAATTTATAAGAAACTGATAGAATCAGGATGCAAAATTGAAGATGTACAAGTTATTACACCTAAAAATGTGGGTAAATATGGAACTGTCGAGCTTAATAAGCTTCTTCAACTTGTTGCAAATCCGAATGCAAAAGATAAAGATGCAATATGTATGACGTTCGATAATGTTGTATATTATGAGGGCGATTTAATTATCGAAACAAAAAACAATTATGATGCTCCATTATCTCCTGATTATCCTATTCCTAGCTATATTTTCGTACCAGACGATGAAGAAATTGTACCTACGGCATTTATCGCAAATGGTGAAAACGGTATAGTTAAGAAAGTTGGTAAAAATTTCATCGATATTGCATTCGGCGATGTCGTTGTTCGATATGATAGGGCTATGGCACAAATGATTAATCTTGGATATGCAATCACTTGTCATAAATCGCAGGGTTCATCTATTAATAACGTTATTTTAATCACCACTCAATCCGATATCTTCACTCTTAATTCAAATCTTGTATATGTTGGCTGCACACGAGCGAGAAATCGTTGTTTCCATATTGGTTCGGTAGATACAATGAATAAAGTTATTAAAAAGAAAATTAATCTTACTCGTCATACATTTATGCAGCAATTACTTAGAGAATATGTAAAAAATATGAAGGCACAAAATACAAATAATTAAACAATGACGGTTGGTGTACAATACAAGTATGCCAACTGTCATTGTTATATGCTATAAAAATAAAAAAGGAGTAGTGTGAAAAGTTCAACTATAACTATGCTTTGTGGCTTACCGGCTTCAGGCAAATCAACATATGCAAAGAAACTTGCAAAAGATATGAATGCAATAATCATTAGTTCCGATGCATTGCGATTAGAGATGTTTGGTGACGAGACGGACCAAAACTATAATCAGCAGGTATTTCAAGAGCTTCATAAAAGAGCAAAAAAACATCTGCGTGCTGGTAGAAACATAATTTATGATTCTACGAATATATCATCTAAACGCAGGCGAGGATTTCTCAATGAGCTTAAGAATATCGATTGCCGTAAGGAATGCATTATTATAGCAACTCCATATGAACAATGCCTTGAGAACAATAGGAACAGAGAGCGCAAAGTTCCAGAATGGGTAATCGAGAAAATGTATCGCAAGTGGCAAACCCCACATACATTTGAGGGTTTTGATAAGGTTGATATTAAATATTGGGACAATGAACATTTTGTAGAAGAAACAGATATTGTGAATTCTCTTCTTGATTTTGACCAGCAAAATCCTCATCATTCACTTACTCTTGGTGAACATTTACTGAAGACATGGCAAACATGTCACCTTAATGATTTTAATCTTATTGATTCTTTGGATATTTTAAGCGCATGTCTCGTGCATGATTGTGGCAAACCATTTGTTAAGACGTTTACCAATGTAAAAGGAGAGGCCACAAATATCGCACATTATTATGACCATGAACATGTATCAGCATATGAATCATTGTTTATACAGCAAGGTGTTCTAAAAGAAGGCTGGGATTATATTGCTCCAAATATCGTGAATGTTTCTGCTCTTGTTACATGGCATATGCAACCCTACTATTGGGAGAAAGACAACAACGAAAAGCTCCGAAATAAATACAAAAAGATTTGGGGAGAAGAACTTTATCGTTCTATTATGGCGTTACACGAAGCAGATAAAGCTGCGCATTAAATATGGAGTATAATATATGAATTTAACAGGTCGTGTTTTTGATAGATTAACCGTAGTAAAAAGAGCCGAAGATATTGTATATCCTAATGGTAGAAAAGTGCCACAATGGTTATGTGAATGTAACTGTGACGAAAAAACAAATATAATTGTACGTCAAGACTCATTATTGAATAAAAGATGTAGGTCTTGTGGTTGTCTAAAAAGAGAAACAACTAGTAAACGATTTAAGAAGTATAATACATATGATTTGTCTGGTGAATATGGTATTGGCTACACGTAAAAAGAAGAAGAGTTTTATTTTGACTTAGAAGATTACGATAAAATAAAAGATTATTGTTGGTGTATAAATCAAGATGGGTATGTGTTCAATAGTAGTTCTAGAATACTCATGCATAGATTAGTAACCGATTGTCCGCAAAATATGTTTGTAGACCATCAGCATGGAGAAGAAAGCAGAAACGATAATAGGAAGACAAATTTAAGAATATGTACTGTACAAGAAAACAATAGGAACCATAAAATATGCGAAAGAAACACGTCTGGTGTAACTGGTGTTAGCTTTGATAAAACAAGAAACAAATGGGAGGCCAGTATAAAGTTCAATAATAAGAATTATAAAAAGCGCTTTGATTCTTTTGATGATGCCGTAACACAACGTAAAAAATGGGAAGATGACTTTTTTGGAGAATATAGTTATTATAATAGCCAAAAAACCAACAGAAAGGAATGACAATGATTCAAATCAGACAGAGTGTGTTCGAAACAAACTCATCATCGACTCACAGCATTTGCATTCAGAAGAATCCTGTAGATGCAGACTATAGAGAAATCACATTTAGTTTAGGTGAGTTTGGATGGAACGAGGGCATTGCAAATTTTGGTGATTACCTATATACCGCTATCATGTGTAATAATACCTCTGATTCAAAAGACAACAAGCTTCTTAAGAAACTTAAAGACATTCTTGATAAACATCATATTCGATATTGTTTTGAAAAGCCTATCTATGATGATAAATATGGTTGGTTATCTAATGGGTATATCGACCATTCATATAATCTTGGTGACTTTGTAGATATTGTACTTAATGATGAAGACCTTCTTCTTCGTGGCCTATTTGGCGAAGATAGCGTGGTATATACGGGCAACGACAATACCGATTATGAAGATAATCTGTGCGGTATAGCATGCGACTATATTTGGGTAAAAGATAAAGACGAAAATTGGGTTAAAAAGAAAGTAGGAAATTGGGATAATCCGTATTATGACCCAGATAACTTTGATTATTTTTATAAGGATAATTGATATTACATATAGGTAAGAATCTACAGAAAGGAATCAAAATGCTACAAATGCGCAAGAATGTATTCGAGACGAATTCGTCATCCACTCATTCAATTACTATGTGTACTCAAGATGAATATGATGCATGGGCAAATGGCAAGGTTCTTCTGAATGATGGTTGGTGGAGCGGGGACAACGAGTCAGAATTCAAGGATAAGAAATTTGTAACTCGCGAAGAGGCGGAAGATATTATCAAGCACGATAAATATCATGAACCGACAGATGAACTATCTAATCTTAGCGATGAGGAATTTGACGAATATTGTCACGATATGGATTATGGGCTATATTCAATGGATAGATATTTTGAGAACGAATATCTTGAATGGTTTAACGAAAAGTATACGACTCCATCTGGCGAGACGGTTGTCGCATTTGGATTATACGGGCAGAATTACTAGGAGATAATCAATGGAAGTAATTCAGGAACTTGCTAATCGGCTTGGTGTTGCTGTAGAGAATCTTTTATCTGCGTATGCTCCGTTTTGTCTCGGTACCAATATCGGCAATGTAACATGTTCATTTATTATTTTGGTTGGCAGCATCATTGTGATGATTTTATCATTAAGAGCCATGATGCGTAATTATCGTGCGTTATGTGCCACATATGATAAGCATATCAGTGAAAGGCCACAGGTTTGGGTATATGGCGCAATTGCAGCAATTATGATGTTTGTAATATCAATTTCCATTGCAGTTTTTGTACGCAGCCTACCATATCTTATTGGCTGCATTATGTCTCCACAAGGAGCGGCAATTCATGAACTAATTAAGATGGTGACGAGGTAATTAATATGGCTAATATCGTACACTATAAAAACGGAAACTATACTGTTATGCTCGACCTTGATACGGGCACAAAAATTCGTTATAACAATAAGGATAATCTTACGCCAGAGTTCCCAGAGTCGATGGATGTTCTTATCTCAAAGCGCTGCAATAAACAATGTCCGATGTGCCATGAGCGTTGTTCGCCAGAAGGTAAGCATGCAGACATCATGCATTCTAAATTTATTGAAAATCTTCATCCGTATACAGAAATTGCGCTTAATGGCAATGAGCCACTTCATCCAGATTTGATTCCATTTCTTGATAAATGCAAATCTCTCAAACTCGTTCCATCTCTTACTGTCCATCAAGATACATTTATGAACAATTCCGATTTACTTAAAAAACTTTGCGACGAAAAACTGATTTACGGCTTAGGTGTGTCTCTTGATGATGTTTCCGATATTGATGCGTGTAATGATTTTGTTTGGAAACTAAAGGAATTTCCTAATGCTGTCATCCATGTTATTAATGGTATGGTGAAGGTTGATGACTTATGGTTCCTCGCATCGATGGGATTTAAGATTCTTATTCTTGGGTATAAGAAATTTGGACGTGGTATCGGATTCTATGGAAACTGCAATCATGAGATTGAATATTATAAGAAAAAGCTATATGATGCTCTCCCTGAAATAATTGATGAGAAGTGGTTTGAAGTTGTCAGTTTCGACAACCTAGCTATCGAGCAACTTGATGTGAAGCGACTGATGACAGAAGATGAATGGAACAAATTCTATATGGGAGATGACGGGACGCATACGTTTTATGTAGATTTGGTGAATAATAAATTTGCTAAGAGCAGCACATCCACTAAGCGGTATGATTTGATAGATGATGTCAAGACTATGTTCAATGTAATTAGGAACGAATGATAAAGAAGAAGAAAATATGATTACTGATGATGGCCGTATTTATGGATGATTTTTTGAAGCAATCGAACTTCCAAAAGAACAATATAATTGGTGTGAATATCTTGCAAAACTTATCATGCCAGATTCAACTTAATAGTTGAAAATCTAATGTAGATTTTGTATGATTTTTATGTAGTGTATAGAGTGGTATATTTAAGGGTACAATAGTAAACCACAAGATATGCCACTCTTAAGGCATTGAATGTACTAAATATTGTAGGTTGGCATTTTTAACAATAAAAGCCATATGTCAAAAATGAAAGGCGCGGTGATGTTATGGTTGATTTCCAAATCATTAAAAAAGATGGAACACTAGAACCATACAACGAACAAAAGATTATCAATGCCTGTAAGAAAGCAGCAGCAAGAGCGCTTGATGATTTGTCTGATGATGACTATCAGAATGTGTGCGATGCAGTAATGAGCTATATTACAGAGCATTACGATAATGGTTCTGATATTCCTGTCAAAACGATTCATTCAATCGTTGAACAAACACTAGTTGACCTATATCCTAAGACTGGCGAAGCATACCGTGAATACCGTAATTACAAAGTTGACTTTGTAGCCATGCTTGACGATGTATATCAGAAGAGCCAGTCAATTCGATACCTCGGAGACGTAAGCAACGCAAACACAGATTCATCTATGATTTCTACGCAGCGCTCGCTTATCTATGGACAGCTAAATAAGAATCTATATCGTAAGTTCTTTTTGAATAAAGATGAGCTTCAAGCATCAAATGATGGATACATTTATATCCATGACATGAAAGACCGTCTCGACGGATTTAACTGTTGTTTGTTTGATATGGGGAACGTTGTTAAAAGCGGATTTGAGATGGGCAACGTCTGGTATAACGAGCCTAAGACTCTTGATGTTGCATTCGATGTCATATCAGATGTGACTATGAGCGCGGCAAGCCAACAGTACGGTAAGTAAAAATTGCCGTAGTAAAACCTGCTTAACCCTGCCAAGGGGTGTGTAATTATGTATATTATGCTAACGGTGAAACCTAAGTCGATAGATATGGTAATACCGTGTTATCTTTAACCAACTCCTATATAGATAAGGAGCGAAAATGATTTATGGGTTAAAGAGAATGTAGAGGACATCGAAAGGGTATCTTAATTTTAAAGCTAGAATTAAGAGAGTAACCGAGTAGAGTAAATTGCGAGATAGGCACGCAATTGAAACAGCAGGAAACGTTTAGCAAACGTTTAAGATATGTTGCAACCAAGTAACCAGTATGGAAACATATGTCTTGGTTGGGTTTTACAATTCCACGAGTCGAGACTATTCTTGCTCCTTATGCAGAGAAGTCATATAAGAAGTATTATGATGAATATTTCGATATCGTGAATGAAGATAGCGACGAAGCAAAAGAGAACGCAGAGAAGTATGCTGATAAAAAGGTATATCGAGATATGGAACAGGGCTTCCAGTCTTGGGAGTATCGATTCAATACTGTTGGTTCTTCTCGTGGCGATTATCCATTCATTGCCATCTCGTTTGGCATTGGTACAAGCAAGTTCGAGAGAATGGCAAGTGAGGCAGCGCTACGTGTTCGTATGGGCGGGCAGGGTAAGCCGGGATTTAAGCGTCCAGTCCTATTCCCTAAGCTAACATTCCTTTACGATGAGAATCTTCATGGCGAAGGAAAAGAGCTGGAATATCTTTTCGATATCGCTATTGAGTGCAGCAGCAAGACAATGTACCCTAAACAAAATTGGGGCTTGGCAGCGTAAGCTACCAAGAAAACTTCGTGAACCTGTAATTTCAGGGTGTGTAACTCACGTTAGTAACCGTAGGAAATGACGGCTAAGAGTTATGCTAACAGGGGAATGTTCATTTTATATGAACGCTATCCTGTGGAGTTTAATCATTATAATCTTGTTTCGATTTACTTGGAGGCAAGATGGATGATAGAAAAATATACTATGTTTATAAATGGATAAGATTAGACATGAATCAAGTGTTTTATATTGGAAAAGGACACGGTAATAGATATAAAGATAGAAGTATGAGAAATAGGTATTTCAACAATGTTGTCAATAAAGTTGGAATGGATAATATAGTAATCAAATTTATAGAAACCGATTTAGACGAAGAAACTGCGTTTGAAAAAGAAAGATATTATATTAAATATTATAAAGAGCTTGGACATAGACTAACAAATTTAACTAGCGGAGGTGATGGCAGTTCAGACTGGTACTCTTTTCTATCAGACGAAGAAAAAGAGCGGCATAGAGAGATATCTAAAAGTTTCTTGGGCAGACACCATACAGAAGAAACGAAAAAGAAAATGAGTAAGTCTATGACTGGTCTTAAACACCGTTTCACAGATGAATCTCGTCAAAGACTGATAGATAGCGTAAAATCTAGGCCAGCTCCGTTTAAAGGTAAACATCTTTCTGAAGAAACAAAAGAAAAAATAAGACAAACTCGCTTGGGAACACAAAGCAAAAATGCTAAAGAAGTTTTGGTACTGAATACAGATTACGATATTATTGACAACATTCGTTCAAGAGCAGATACATTTAAGAAATATCAATATGTAAAACAACATGAAATTAGAAAATGTCTTGAAGGTAACTCAAAGCTTTTCGATACTAAAAATTGTTTGTTTTATCAAAATATATGTTTCATTTATAAACAAGATTATGATAGATTAAATTCTCAATCGACTATCGAAACGGTAGCATAAGACGTAGCTTATGTGAGAACGGAGTAGAGTACACATAATGTGAAATTCATTGTGTGGAAGTGCGAAGAATCCAATGACAGTTCATTGGATTATGATATAGTCAAAGCCCAACACGTATTGTGAGAGCGTGGTATGGTAACATACATGGGCTTGGATTTTTTAAGTCTCACAGGAGAGGGATATATCCCATCTATGTATAAGAAATATGGTAAAGTAGTATCGCTTATGGGTAAGTGAAAATGCAGCCCATGTAAAACCTATTGAACCTTGCTTAAAGGGTGTGTGAGAAATCATGCTAACGGATAGGTCTTATGGAGACGAGGGTTTATGATATAAGATGAGTCCGTGCCAAGCCTATAGATAGTCTATAGGAAGGTGTATCGACCAACTGTGATGAGTGTAGCAGTGTAGGACGGGAGATAAGCACCCGTTCCAAGCAATAGGCTCGATGAAGAATTAGCAATTCTGAGAGAACATATGGTCAGTGCGAATAGCGATATTCGATAAAACGTGCAGAGCTTCGCTTTCTCCTTGGTACGTCCGTGGTGGAATGGAACCGGCAGACGATGATGATTATCCTGTGTTTGAAGGGCGCTGTAATTTGGGAGCGATTTCTCTACATCTGCCAATGATTCTTGCTAAGGCTCTCCAAGAGAATATGGATTTTTATGAGGTTCTTGACTATTATCTTGAGATGATTCGTAACCTTCACAAGAGAACTTATGCGTTCCTTGCAGAGAAACCTGCATCTACGAATCCGCTTGCCTTTATGCAAGGTGGCCTACTAGGCGGTACGCTTAAAGCAGATGAGAAGATTGGCAAGCTGCTTCCTCCGATGACGATGAGTTTTGGCATCACGGCATTGAACGAACTACAAGAGCTATATAACGGCAAGTCACTTGTTGAAGATGGTGAATTCGCTCTTGAAGTGATGCAGTATATCAACGACTATGTAAACCGCATCAAGAAGGAAGACAATATCCTGTGGGCTGTTTACGGAACTCCTGCCGAGTCGCTATGTGGATTACAGGTAGAACAATTCCGTAAGAAGTATGGCATTGTCAGGGGAGTATCAGACCGAGAGTATGTTTCTAACTCGTTCCACTGTGGAGTTTGGGAGGACATTACTCCAATTCAGAAGCAAGACTTAGAGGGTAGATTCTGGAATATGTTCAATGGTGGTAAGATTCAATATTGTCGCTATCCTGTTTCATACAACCATGAAGCACAGAAGACCCTTGTTCGTCGTGGTATGCAGAAGGGATTCTATGAGGGGTGCAACCTAGCGCTTTCATATTGCGAAGATTGTGGTTATGAGCAGCTTGAAATGGATGTATGTCCTAAGTGTGGTAGTGAAAACATCACGCAGATTGACCGCATGAACGGGTATATTGGATATACTAAGATTCATGGTAAGAGTCGTTATAACCATGCTAAGGTTGTAGAAATCAAAGAACGCAAAAGCATGTAGTCTGTGAGGTGTTGTACAATGAACTATCATATGATTAGAACAGACGATATGCTTAACGGCGATGGACTAAGAGTAGTTGTCTTCCTTGCAATGTGCGACCATCATTGTCCCGGATGTCATAACCCAGAGACATGGAACGGATATGGCAGCAAACCATTTGACGAAGAAGCCAAAAATATGGTATATGCAGAGCTTGACAAGGATTATATTTCTGGCATTACTTTGTCTGGCGGTGACCCATTGAACGAAGCTAATATCGATGATGTCCTTGAGTTAATCAAAGATATTAGAATTAAATATCCCAACAAGACCATATGGCTCTATACGGGATTTTCGTGGGAGAAAATTGTTTCTAATGTAAAACTGTATAATATTGCAAGATTGTGTGACGTTGTTGTTGACGGTAGATTTGTTCAAGAGCTTGCAGATGTCAATTATCCTTGGGCTGGTTCAACGAATCAAAGAGTAATTGATATTAATAAAACAATGGCTAATCAGAAGCTTACATTGCTTAATAATAGTTAGGCTTTACAATGATTGGCATATATAAGATTACAAATCTTCTTAATGGTAAATGTTATATCGGTCAAAGCGTAGATATTGAGAGGCGTGTTCGGGACCATATAAAAGCATCTAAAAGTGAGTATTCGACAGAATACGATTCCCCTATTCACAAATCTATACGAATTCATGGCGTTAAAAACTTTTCCTTTGAGACTATAGAAGAGTGTAAAGCGGAACAGCTTAATGATAAAGAGATATATTGGATACAATATTATGACACGTATTTACACGGATACAACCAAACAATTGGAGGCAATATTGGAGACAGCGTAAAACGAGCTGTGTGCGGATATGATTTTAAGGGGAATAAACTTTACGAATATAATACAATACGTGAGGCTGAAAAAGTTCACGCTCGTGGTATTTGTGAAAGCTGTATAAACAGAACACAAGATAGAACAGCAAATGGATACTATTGGTTCTATAAAGATGATGTGAATGGTTTATCAGAAGAAGAAGTTTTCCAAATGATTTTCGAGCGTTCTCCTACTGTTTGTTGTCAGCTAGATAAAGATACTGGCGAATTGATTGATGAATATTTTACTGCCAAAGAAGCAGCGGAAGCGCTTGGATATAATTCAATAGGAAACATAACTTCTTGTTGTCTCGGAAATAGAAGAATTGCTGTTGATTTTCAATGGTGTTATAGAAGGGATTTAAAAAACAGAATAAATAAGCAACCCCCTCCTGTAAACACTTACAGCAAACCTGTTACTCAATATAGGTTATCTGGCATGAAACTAAAAGAATGGGAAAGCGGTAGGGTGGCAGCAATAGCAACTGGATGTTCTGATGCTCATCTATCACAAGTGTGCAATGGCAAGAGACAACAGTGTGGGGGATATCAATGGAGATACACATCTGATAATATAGAACAGCTTGAAGATATAAGAACCGAGACAGTTATTGATTTAGATACAAACTATATTTTCCCAACAATTAATCATGCAGCGAAACATTTTAATATTGCACATCAAACAATGAAGAAGATATGTTTGGGAGAAACAGATAGATATCCAGATATTCATGCTGTTTTTATACTATTAGATTCACCAGAAATGCAAAACACGACAGAAGCGGATGACAACTAACGTCATATGCAACAATGCAATATTCTGCAATTCGCAATATATGACAACGACGGCGCAGACAAAAAACAAACAAGCCAATCAGGTGTGTAGAACATATGAATACAAAACATCTCACAACAACATGTTCTGCGCCGTCGTATAATTATCTCGTCAGCAAAAGAACATAACAAAAGGAGAACAATGAGCACATATGAGGTGACGAGAACAAGCTCGTATAAAATACACTTATGAAATCTATGATGATTGGCATGAATAATGAAGTTATATATTTATCGAACAACAAAATTTAATAAACTTCCATATGATGTAAATTAGTATATTGAAATTTACAACTAACGTCTAAGGTTATATACAAGCGGCACATTCTGATTATATCTAAGAAATATATGTAAGAATTATGAACACGTTAATTGTTAAATAAATACAGAGTGTGCCGCTGTATTATTAAACAGCCATCATAAACAACAAAACTATAGAAAGGTGTAAAAGTATGAAGACAACTGGTGTTACCGAGATGAAGCACATTGCCAACGATTATCCAGTAGAATGCGTTCCAAGCAACTACCCAGAAAATATCGACACGCCATCAAGTGATAACGACTTTGCATATTTAAAGGCGCTATATGAGAAGCAAAATAATCCTCGGTTTGAGATTGTATCATTTGAGCAATTCAAGAATGATTGGCTTGATGCTTTCAAGGGGCTATGGGATGAAGATAATGAGAACGATATGAATGATATCAAGTACATCTATAACTGCCTAACCATCCCAAGTCGTTCAACTAAGCACAGTGCAGGATATGATTTCAAGTCTCCAATCAATTTCAAGCTTCAGCCCGGTGAATCAATCATGATTCCAACTGGTATCCGCTCTTATATGCCAAAGAATATGGTACTGATGATTTTCCCTCGTAGCGGACTAGGCACAAAGTATCGGCTAGGACTTTGTAACACTGCGAGCGTAATCGACAGTGATTATTTTTATTCTAATAATGAAGGACATATTTACATTAAAATGATTAATGAAGGAGACAAGGTGGTCACAGTTGACCAAGGTCAGGCATTCGTACAGGGAATCTTTATTGAATACTTCACTACCTATGATGATAATGCAGATGGTGTCCGTACTGGCGGCATGGGAAGCACCGATAAGAAGTAGGTATAATTAATGAAAATCTTAAATATGCCACGCGGAGCTGGGAAAACCACAAAGCTTATTCATGCAAGTGAAGTTGCCGGCTATCCAATTCTATGCTCAAATCTTTTCATGGTTGACAACGTAAAGAAGATGGCAGAAGAGATGAGATGCGATATTCCCAAACCAATGACTGTTGCTGATTTTAGGCATAAATTTTATCAAGATGAGAATGTGCTTGTCGATGAAATCCTTGCCAACAATCTATTGGCAACTGCATTGAATCAATATATCGGTGCAAATGTAGTTGCTTGCACGATGACTCTAGAAAGTTAAGGACAATATGTTTGAAACGACTGATTGGGGAGCAACATATATGAAGTTTGGCTATGGGGATATCACCGTAGGCCCATCATTTGACGATAATGTATGTTCTCTACTTTTTATCGATAATGGTAAAGAACCCGATGAGAACTTTGTATTAAGTGGATACGAAAATGTTTATCAGCCTAATACTCCTGAGTGGTATGAATATGAACATGATTGGTATGACAACGAAAGATGGAAAAACATCAGAGTTGCCATGAAATATCGTTGTGATACCGAACAGCATACAGCACAATCAATTAAAGTTCTCGATAGACAAATAGAATATCTAAATATGATTAAGAATCATCTTATTGAAAAATTAAATATGAATTAAATGTGGAGATAGGGGCGGTGCAAAACTATCGCCCCTACTTGTTATATAATGCTTCTAGTCATAATTATGATTGGAGGTATATGAAAGAAACGAAATTTATCCAAGCAACAGATGATTGGTATCCGTGTTATGAAGGAAACAAAGTTAGGTTAACCATTGTGCTTTTGTACAATTCAGATAAACAATATAGCAAATATAACTGCATAAAGATTATTGCTGCTGGCGCTGATGATTATTATCTTGAAGCAGAGTATCATAGCAAATCTAAAACAACATTAGAATTGATGTATCTCACATGGGCAAAACAAATATTTAATGAAGCTCATGACGGAATCAATAAACAATGGTTTTTAAGCAGAGGGTTAGAAAGAGGTATTTAAATGACTTGGTATGTTAATCCTATGCCGAATATTGGTGATACTTGGGATATCACGGAAAAATTCGATACAAAAAAAGAAGCTATCGAATACGGCATTCAAGAATATAAAGACCATCTTGCAGGAATCTCAACAGAACTATTTGATAACGACTACAATTATCCAGACTCTCCGTCCAGCTGGTTTGAAATAGGTGAGAGGATGGATTTCATACCAGAAGTTTATGCCGATTTAATAATTGAGCAAGTTGTAGAACAAGCATATTGTCAATGTGGCGAAGTTTCAGAAGATTGGCTTCGTTGGGATACCATTACAAAAGAACAGCTAAAAGAACTACAAGATAATATGCAAAAGGTGTTTGATGAATGGCTAAAAAAGCATGACCTTGAACCCACATTCTATAACATTATTAACATTGAAGAGATTGATGCGAAGAATTATGTACGGGAGTGATATATTGCAGAAAGTAAAATTAAATTCGCATAATACGAATGCAGCAATCAAAGCGCATATTCTTGATGACAAACATATGCGAGAAATTGGATTCACGGACCATAATCCTGATGTGTGGTATTATTGGCGTTTTATGCCTAAGCCATATGACATAAGTTTTAACGTAACGATTCCCAAAGATGGTTCCGATATCAAAATCGATGTTCTTGATGAAAGTTTCTTGCAGATATATGATTTTCAATATTATCTATCTAAGAATCCTGCAAACAAGTTTGCGCTTGATGTTCAAAAATTTGTATATGAGCAAATGGAGTATCTTATGAAGCACAGTATCCTTAGCAATTGGAAACCCGGAGACTACATCTAAGAATAATATGGTGATTATATGGCAAATTATATGATGCGATATAAAGGTAAATATCGCGTGTTATGTGAACTCGACATGGACACGAATGATTTTCCTCGTAATTCTGATGGCAAGATAGATGATGACGTTGGTTTGTATATTCCATGTAAGTATAACGGTAAAATCTATGCTTACGGACGTGAAGGCAAGTATATGCAGCTATGTGCTTATATCCCATCTCGTACACGCGGGCGCAATATCAAGAAGCAAATGAACAAAGACAAGGTACCTTATCATCATTATGATGAGACAGATGAGGAAGTATCCTTCCTATTTCCATCGACAGAAATTGACATTGTAGCTAAACTTGTAGGCGCAAAAGTGTCGGGGGCTAATATCAGTCCGTTCTCGTCAAAAAACTTACCTCGTACCAAAGTTGAAATACCAACTGATAAAATGCAAGTATATAAAAATATTACGTCTCGTTTAAATCGTAATGATATGTTGGTCATCAAAGCAATCAACAAGTCATTTATGGATGAAATCCTTGCAAAAAAACTGCGTCCCAAGGGGCAACGCAAACCATATGATTATCGTGAAGAACAGAAAAAACTAGGACTTGCAAGAGATGTAAAAGGGTATATTTATGAAAAAGGAATGATAGATGAATATCTATCTTACCTAGATGAAAAAGTAACCGAACATCTGAACAAGCAGTAGAAAGGAAATACTATGAACACTATCGCAATGCTAGAAGCCCGCAAGAATCGTCTGATGCGTAATGGTAAGAATTCTGAGGGGCAAGGCGTACTCCGCAAGATTGAGCGCGAAATCAGGAAGCTGAAGACTTCTTCTCAAATGTAAGGAATTGTTATGCGTGAACAGACTAAAATTCCACGCTGTTGTGCTAACTGCCAGTGTTGGGATGTATTAAATGAAAACGAAATTTATGAGTATTATGATTGCGCAGAAGGAACTTGCCATCGATACCCGGTAAATATTAAATGCATTATTGGGCATGATATGAATAAAAATGAAATTTATGATGTACACTCTTCATATAAAGATACGCCTCTTATGACACACCCAGTAACATTTGCAGGTGATTGGTGTTTTGAATATATCCCAAGCGATACTCCGCGCTTTATCGGTGATATTTAACAAATAAATATATATGCTAAAAGGAGATGATATGGATAATGATAATGATATATATAAAATAAATTATTATATATATATGACACAAAATATTATTACTAATAAAAAATATATTGGTAAAAGAATGTGCAGATGCAACATTGAAGATGATAAATATTTAGGAAGCGGTAAGATATTAAAGCAAGCAATTAAAAAATATGGCAAAGAAAACTTTAAAAAAACTATACTAGAAATCTGTAGCACAGAAGAACAATTAAATCGCAGAGAAAAATATTGGATAAAACATTTTAACGCCTGTGCCAGTGATTCATTTTATAATATAGCAAAAGGCGGCGATGGCGGAGATACGTTTACACACTTGCCTATAGAAGAACAAAACAGAATAAAAGAAATACAAAGTCAATGTAGTTCAGGGCATAATAATCCTATGTATGGCAAACACCATACACAAAGCACCAAAGAAAAAATACGTCTTGGACAGCAAAAATATTTAAATTCTAATAAAAAATGGGGTAAATCAGGAATGACAGGAGAATTAAATTCTTTGTCGCAAGATATTAAATGCCTCGAAACAAATAAAAGTTTTCATGGTATAAGAGAAGCTTCTCGAATAACAGGAATACCAGCTCCTAATATTATCAGGTCATTAAAAAGCAATGGATACTATTCAGCTGGTAAATTAAACGGAAACAAATTACATTGGGTGTATTGTTAAAGGAGATAGATGCATGATTAAATTTGAGAATGCTGAGACTATGGGTTGGGAACACGTTATCAGAGGAATGCGAAATCCTTTAAACTCATGGAGTAAATCAGATAGTGAATGGCAAACTGATTATTTTGGAACTGACATCTTCTCTGAAACTTCGTATTACAAAACTAATAGCAAATTTGAAGTTGGCTCCAATGACTTGAATCTTATGAAGCGTCTTCATAATGCCGGTACCGACCATCGTAAATTCATGCGTATGATTGCAGTATATGTCGATATCACAGCGCCTTTATATTGGTGGAAAGAGTTTGACACATACAAGGTTGGAACGGTTGCAAACTCGTGTAGCACGATGCATACAATTCATAAAAAGGCATTCACGCAAAATGATTTTTCTTGTGAACATCTCGACCCGGCAAATCTTCTGGTACTTGATGAAATTATCTTTAATCTGAACACGTCACGAGACCGATATTTGAAAAGCAAGGATAAGAACGACTGGTGGCAAATGATTCAACTTCTGCCGAGTTCGTACAACCAGAAACGAACGGTTATGCTAAACTATGAAGTTCTTGCAAATATGTATAAGTCTCGTAAGAATCATAAACTTGATGAGTGGAGAGAGCTGTGCAAGTGGATTGAATCATTGCCTTATTTTGAGCTTATCACGGGTATTAAGAATACAAATGAACAGGTGACGGCAAATGACAAAGATTGAAGTCCTGCAAAGCAAGAATTCACAACAAGCAAAGATAGATGTTATCATTGACAAACTCGTCTCATACATTAAAGACTATACTAAACACGAACTCGAAGATGTATTAAATAATGAAGAACAATCTAGCGGCAATGAACCTGATTATATTGCTTCTTATACCGATATCTGTAACAGTATTAAGCATCAAATGAATTATAACGAAGACGATTCTTGCCAAGATGAACAAGATGTACAACATGACTCGGTAAATCATCCAAATCACTATAACGATGGAAACATTGAGGTTATTGATTTTATTGAAGATAAAAATCTTGGCTTTCATCTTGGCAATGCAATCAAATATATTTCTCGTGCCGGTAAAAAACATGAACAAGGTATGAGTAATAAGCAAAAGGAAATTAATGATTTACGTAAAGCCATGTGGTATATCAATTGTAAGATTGACCAGTTAAAGAACGAGGGAAAAGATGAAAATTAAAGCCAAGCAAATTATAGCAACAATAATCTTAATGATTTTTGCTATAATCTTAATTGCAAGCTTTCCAATTGTATTGGTTGTCGCATCATTCTTTGCTATAGCTAATTTATTTATGTGGGCTTTAGATAATTGCGGAATTGATTTTTAATTGTTAAATCTACAATAATAACAAATATGATTACTAATAAAGATAAAACAACACTAAAATCTGAGATTGAGCGGATATTAAACGAAATCTTAAACGATAAACATGATGCTAAAATTCAAGTACAATTCATAAGACAAACGTAAAAATAAGGGATATAGCCAACATAGGCTATATCCCAATTCTTTTTTATCAAAAACTTGCTATCATCTTTTATGTTGATTTCAAATTATATATTTGTATTATATTTAAAACGTTAAGCTGATAATGTTATATATACGTTTTGTCTTAAACGTTATGGTTAATGTTATAATATAATACAATACGCAATATATTTCATTGGCGTAAAAAAATGGGCAGCACGATTTAACGCACAGCCCATCTGTTAAAAGAATAATAAATTATTACTCTTTAATATCTTGGTCAGCATCCAAAAGAGATTGCACCTCGTCTCGCCAAATACTTGGTACTCGCTCGATTGTATATAAACCTTTTTTAATTAAATTATAATAAATTTTAGCCATTTACATCACCAGCAATCATAGTACCCAATTCCGCTATTGCTAACATTATTTCCGCATTCTGCGAATCGCTTTGCTCTTTTGCCATTTGAAGATATTCATCGATAGAATACTGAAACTCATGATACTCATAAACAACAGCATCTTTCATTTCTTCATCGGTAATTTCCAATTTTTTAATGTCAGTATGAACATAGACAACATTTTTATTGATAACAAAAGGAAGCGCTTGCTCCGCTGAGCCTTGAACTATACCGATATCTTTCATGATTACCTTCCCTTCTTAATGTTTTCACGATAGTATTTATTAATATATGGTACCAATGGAGCAGAATATTTTTCATATAATCTTCTGCTATTGCACCATTTTAACCAACCTGCATAGCTGTTGAATGTACAGTAATCAGAGAACGTCAATTCATCTCGATGTTTGTACATATTCAGCATCTTTCGTTTATATCTCTGGCATGTTCCTTTTCTTAATAAAATAAAATTATTAAATGTTCTATATCCAACAAAATCAACACCTCTAATATTTGTCGGGAAGACCTGCCAGTTAGGTTTCATTTCAAGTTTTAACTCGTTGTGTAGATATTCTTGCATCTTGACAAGTTGTTTGTGAAGAATATCTTTTGATGCATTGAACACAACCATATCATCCATATATCTAATAACATATTTACATTTAAGCTCTTCTTTAAGCCAATGGTCGAAATATGCTAGATAAAAATTGGCAAGATATTGTGATATATAAGAACCGATTGGAACCCCAACATCACCATGGCTATCTATAATCAAATCAAGCAACCATAATAACTCAGGGTCTTTAAATTTCTTCCTAAGCAATTGCTTCAAGATATCATGGTCTATGTTTTGATAAAAATGCCTAATATCTATTTTCAAACAATACATAGAATTCTCTTCATCTTTAATGCTCTTCTTCGTTTTCTTCAGAGCATAATGAATCCCTCTATCTTTCAATGACGCACATGTAAAATCAGTAAATACCTTATTAAACACATGTTCGATTTGCAACAGAATAGCCCATTGAATTATTCTGTGTGGATAATATGGAAGTTTCCATAACTCTCTTTCCTTGCCCTTATCATTAATTACCGATACAGTATAATCCTGCATTGAAATATGATATGTATGCTCTTTGAGCATCTTTTGAATCTTTTTCATATAGGGCATAGGATTCTTATCAATTTTTTTAACAGCTCTATAAAACTGTTTATCTTTGCGTGCATTTTGATGTGCCGCATATAAATTTTCTATAGAATAGATTTTCGAATACACATTTCCTAGTCTTTTCATATATTTCCTTAATATTTATTACGTTTTCTTCTCGAACTTTCGAATCCCAATAATGAGATTATATATATGGCATACATGTTTAAATCAAACACGCTACAACAACTTATACTCATTGATTTAAGATGTATAGCAATCTATATCATCATCATTTTTTTTCGTCGTGTTGATATGTTATATTCTACTCCCCTTCTTTACAGACAACATTAAAAGAACAAATCAACACAATATATATTGAAACCTACTAATACAATTTTATTGAAAAATATGTTTTGCCAAGAGGCATGGCATAAATACTCGTACTGATTATCTATCATCGGGATTTAAGGAATAAAGTCCCGACAATAAGCAAAATAAAAATAAATAAATTAACGTAATGAAGTAGGTGAGTGGTGATATTCGAATTCACACCTGAAGGTGAATTGTTCACATTCAACTGGAAAGTGCCTGCATTAGTACCATTATTCCAATAGCTGCCGAAATTAGGAACGTGACCAGTGTACAAATTAGCCCAATAAAAAAATACTAATCAATACAACTCCGTTGGAATTAATAATTTTATTGTTACTAAAACAATTATTATTACTATCAACAGCGTCTAAAGAAATAACTCACGGAGATATATCTCAGACAGAAACCACCGTTTTCATATTTATGCCTATATAAAACCATAATTTATTGCATGGCATTACCATGCCATATAGCTTTAATTAAAATAAAATAAAATTTAAATTAAATTACTGCTTTGAAGTTATTCTTTATGCGGGGTTAGAAGAAAACTTCTTATAAAGCAGGCGAGCGGTGATATCCGAATACACACCTGAAGGCGAACTGTTCACACTCAACAGGAAAGCGCCCGCACCAGCACCAAGATGCCAACAGCCGCCGAAACCAGGAACGCGACCAGCGTCCAAACGAGCCCAATCTGTATAGTATGTGGAAGCCGAGCCACCTACAGCTTTCGCTACAAAGCCACCATGAGTAGTGCCGACAATCTCGCTCATATAATTACCAATATCCGAAGTAACACCGCTAGGAACGCTATATTGATAATTTGTTCCATTAGCAACACCATCAAAATTCTTATAATAAGTTAAGATATTACGAGACGCATCAGAATAGCAACCATCTACCCAAGCTAGGCAATTACCCCAGAAATCCTCAATACCAAGCCATTTGATATGTGCAGTGTTACTAGCAGTACCATACATAAATCCAAGTGAATCTGTAGCACCGGTATTCGTCTTAGCGCTTGCGCCAACGTAGCCCTGACCAAGAGCGGCTTGACCGTCACGGGTCTTATAAATCAACAAGAACAGACATTGCAAAAGCGTCATAGGATAGAATGAGAAAAGTTCATATCCATCACCACGAGCATTCGCATATGCACGAGAATTGATAAGACTGATATCAGTTGTCGGCTCTGCACCGGAAATGGAATAAAGCTTATTGCTGTCTACATGACCAAGATAAGCGCCGATATAAATCTTATCGCAATCACCCAAAGTCTCTTTACTATGGGCAGCATAACAATATGTATCAGCATCGGGGTCATTTGTAACCCAAATATAATGATAATCATCATCCATAGTCATCTTATAACCCATCTTGGGAATTTCAACCATAACATCACCAGCGGTGGTAGAGTTAATTGTAGATTCCGTACCATCTTCCTTTTGAGCATAGTTATTAGGATTCAGATAATACTCAACCTGACCATCTTTAAGCAGACATGGCTTGATATCTCTAAATAACGGCGTATCCTTCCACTTATCCCAACCCGGACTCATACCTTCTGCATCGCCAATATATTCAACAGCAGTAGCAGGGTCGCTTGTATCTCGCCTAATACGCACGCCATAATATTTCTTGCCAGTACCGGCAATCATATCAACTTCGGTCTTGCTGTAAACCTCTAGGTTTTCCCTAGCATCATCAGCATTAGAAGCACCGGTTCCACCCTTGCTAACAGGTAGAACACCGGACACATCATTCATTGTATGGGTATGGCCTTTAGGAGAACCCCAGTTCTTAATAAGCTCTGATAGCAAGGTAACACCCTTTTGTCCCATATACTTACCCATAAAATCACCTCCAAAATATAAGGCCCCGTCAAATCAACAGGGCCTTAACTTATATGTTCATATTACTTAAAATAACCCTTCAATACGTGTAAATATCAGAGGGTAATTTGCCTTTGTTATAGAAGAACATGCAATAACCCGTTGCCTTGGGAAAATGCATTTTAATGTCGTACCATGAAGCACCGTTTGAATACCTGATTACATCTTGATATAGAAACACTTCTTCTTCAAGTAAATCTCTAACTTTTAAACCGAACGACTCTTGACCTGTAGGAGAGCTGATGATAGTTCATCCAATTTATCTTGCAATCCTGCAACCTGCGAGATGGAATGTGTATGAATCTCATCAGCCTTAGCGTTTAACTCGCCTTGCAGACCGGTGATATTTGCAATGGTATGTGTATGGTTTTTATCTGCTTTGCCATCCAAAGACACTTGCCAGCCCTCAATATCGGATGCAGTGTGCTTATGACCCACAGAAGACTTATCGTTTAAAGCGTTATATAGGCCGTTGACATCTGCCATCTCATGTTCGTGAAGCAATTGCGCAGCACCTAAAGATTGTGGAGAGTGCGTGTGTTCTTTAAGCGAATATGCCAATGCGTTATACTGGTCTTGTAGTTCCTTAAAATAGTCTAAACTATTTGGTGTGATAACCTTAATCGCCATACTCATCACTACAATCAATCAAACATAGCGCTGGCATTGGCATTGATTGCCGCAATGATATCACCGGTAGCACCATTCCAGATTGCCATAATCTCAGCATTAGACAACTCATCTGTAGCACAGCTTTCATATAGGTCATTCTTAATCTCTTGTTTAATTTGCTCAGCCGTGATACGCTCGATATTCTCTACATATTGATAATCGCTTGGTTTCGCTCTTTGATAAACAGGAATCTCAATCTTCAAAATAGTCTTCTGTGAAGACACGTCGGTTTTATCCGTGATATAAACATACACAAGCAATGGGTATCTATCTTGAAGAAGAATATTAGGTACAGCGACGCTGATTGTGGTTGCATTTTCAACGGTAGACCTTACGATAAGTGCCTCCTTGCTCAAAGCATTCGCGAAATGAACTTCTGGTGCAATTGTGAATATGCCGTCATCGCCATTATGAACGACGATTTTCATAGTTTGGTCAACGTCCCATTGCGTATAATGGTCAACATAATTACCATAAACATCTAAACAATCTACATCCAACATGTCAACACCTCCATTCATTATCAATATCCTCGTATATCTTCTATAAACGTGTTGCTCTTCAGGCATTCCTCGTAAGCCTCGGTTATGATACGATATGCGATATCAACCTCACCATTGGTCATTCCGTTCTTAGTGATGATATCCTCATAATCGTTATATATTTTCATAACCCTGTTGAATTGCTCTCGTGTGAAAAGGTTGTCCGTATTGGATACACGGGCTGCAAAATCGATAATCGTGTTGCGCTTGTTCTCGATGATAAGCTCCAATATATCTTTGCTCTGTGCATCTAGTTTATCGCTTACCATATTGATGAGTTGTCTATTCTCGATACCTCTATCCGTAACCTCATTCATCCAAGCGTTTCTCTTCACTATGTTATCATCACTGTAATGCTTGTTCACATCATTAAGCAACGTCTTTACCTCATCAACGATTTCAGGCATATGAGCCAATGCGTTTCTTGCTTCCTTTCTTTTCTTGAGCCAATGTTTAACTCTCATAAATTCAGGAACCACCTTGCCTTTAAAAGTTAAAAAATCTCCGATTAACTGCATCACACAATATATCAAGATGATGCCCACCACAATAAAAGCGGGGAGTTCTAACACCTCTAGATAATCAAGCATATATCATACACGTCCTTTCGTTAAGGAATCATAGAAACAAAAGGACATCGATAAAATGCCCTCGATAAATTCCAACTTACATTATTTAAAAAAGAAGAGATTAATATTAATGTCGTTTGCTATTTTTATCATTTAAAACCGTTCTTAGGACCTATAAATATCTGCAATCTATCCATTCCCTCGCCGAATATACCAGCATATCGCCATCGTCTATAAAGTAATGTGCAGATGCTTTTCTGTTCACGCTCTTGAAGTATACAGTATTGTTATACGCAGAACCCTCTTTGGTAGAAGTTGTGCCGACATTGTGAATCACAATCCATTTCTTCTGATTACTACCGACATATCTGTTGATTGTTGTAATATTGTTTTTAATGATTGGCACAACAGTCAATCTCTCCTTTGTTATTTGATAATAGAATAAAGCAATAATCAAAAAAGAGGGAGGCTCAATTAAGAACCTCCCCAAAATTTAAAACATATATATTTAGTTGTTACAAACTATTTAGACTTAGGCTTATCATAAGTCATAGCCTGAGCGGAGTCACCAATGCCCTCGGTAGTAGGGTCAGTAACGGTGTTCCATAGGGAAACAAGCATGGATACTACGACAACGGGATTGCCCATTGCGGTGAGAAGGGTGGAGCCTAGAGTAGTCCAAGAGGTCATATCCTCCCAAGACATACCGACACCGACGATAAGAGGAAGCGCGATAGATGCAATAACTTGTGCCCACCACATAGGATTATTTACACGTACAGTCCAGTTAATGTTCATAAACATCACTCCTTAATTAGTTTTTTTGTTTAAGCAACGCTTTTATTCAGCATCGTTTGATTCAGCATATTGACTCAGAAGATTATTGTATTCCTCGTTTTCCTTTTCATATTGCTGCGTTGCAGACTTACGAACCTCGTCATAGAAATCACGTACAACATATTCCATGATTACGAATGGAAGACCCGAATCATTTGCTGCTTGAATAAGTTTTTGTAAAAACTCATTACGAACAAGAACAAGAGGTTTGCGTAGCTTGATGTCTTCTTCTGTCGGGGTGTTTTGAGCTTGAGTAGCTGTATCTGCATGAGCAGCAGTATTATTATCAATAGGCTCTGCGTTCACTTTCTTTGTTGTCATATTCTTATCCTTTCTTATTATTGATTATAATTATTGCAAGTTATTATCAGCTATGATTCGCTAAGACTTAGAGGTTGTCCTTCTTCAAAAACATCTGTTGCGCCTTCGAATTTTGATAGCTGTTTAAGTGCATGATATGCACCTGTAATAGACATAGTTTCATCATAAGGAACAATATATGATGATATATCCATATATGGCATAGAAACACTATTATCGTTTCCACTTTCAAAAATTTTTTGTTTATTGCGAGAATCGCTATTAAGATAACTTGCTACTTCTATAATATTTTCTTGATTTACTAATATATTGAGCATTGTAATACGATGATAGCTTGTTTCAATACCATTTGGCTGTACAATTAATTTGTTAAGCGCCATAAAACTGAACCTCCACTTAAAAATTACCATCCAAATACATGAATAGCAACACGATAACCTCTACTTGCTTGCATATCTTCTTGCCAAGATGCTATTGTAAAACCAGATGCAGACATTTGTCGTGAGATAATATGAATTTTGTTGAAGTCTGGGTTTGTAGAGCCACTATTACTCATTAATGTTAATTGTACGGTATAATCTTCATAAGAAGAAAACCCCGTAATGGACGTTGGAAAAGTAACTGTTTGAGTATTTTCACCATATGTTTTAAATGTCATAGATACAGTAGCAAATAATTCTACTTTGCCGGATTTATATTTACGATAACGCCATATACCACTAGTGCCTTGTGATGTAACCCAATCAGCCAGCGTATTTCCAAAAATTTTTATCTGTTGATTTAATCCATATAAATAAAACATTTCTCCGCCAGTTGATTCATAAACTCTAAATTCTCTACCGGATATACGAACACTTGTTTGTCCACTCGTAAGATAAAAATATCCGCCACATACATTATCTATTGTTAGCGAAGGTACATCTCCGCCACTAGCTGATATAGACAGTGCATGTAAAGAACCATTATTATACTGTTGATAAAAATCTAATCCAGAAGAACCAAGTATCATTCTACTTTTACTGTTAGCACCAAGTGTTATTGAGTTACCAGTAAATGTAGATAAAACAGTATTACCTGATTTAATATCAACGCTATTACTATCAATATAAGTGTTAAAACTATTACTTTTGCCAATTCGTGCATAACTTGACCCAAACTCTGACAGGGCAGTTGTCCCGTATCTTATTTTTACACTGTTAGTATCAATATAAGTATTATATCCGCTAGTAGTTCCTATTCTTGCCGTACTGCCAAAATATGCAACTTCTGTATTTCCATTATAAACTTCGAGCTGTCCAGTAGAAGCCAATTTAACCTTGGATACGGTATCGTTAGTACCTGTATTATATCTGCCGATTGTTAATCCAGATGCATCATATTCCATAAAGCCACGAACATAGCTAGCATTTTCATTAGCACCATTAATCGCCTGTGCGAGAACAGGCTCGGTATATTCTGTGACTGCTATGGGGTCACCTTCTCTACTATACTTTATCCAATGAATTTCAGAACGAGTCCAAATATAATGACCGCTTGACCACGCAGGTTGCGTAGTAGACCATGAACCACCTTCTTGTTTTGTGGCAGATGTAGATAGATAATACTGTTCAAATATATCGCTGATATAATCACCATTTTTACCATTTGTGCCATTTATACCGTCTTGACCCTTAGCGCCTTGAATACATACGGCTTTAGAATAAGAAGATACGCCTTCTGGCGTAGTTGTCTTCGTCCTTTGCCAGATATATTTTCCAGCCTGCCATTGTGGTGAATTGGTAGACCACGATGTAGGCGCTACTGTAGGACTATTACTGATGCCATATTCAACATCAACGGTTTTGATAGAACCGTTTGCGATATCAATGGCATTACCAGCGGCATCTACAGCACTAGTGATTTCGACCCTAAGCTGTCCAGCGGTTGCTTCTATTTTTGTCGATAAATCACTTATATTACCATTAACAGTGCTTATGCTACTCGAAAGTTCCGCCCTAATCGCCGATGCGGTTTGAGTTAAGCTACTAGATAGATTTTGTGTTTCAATACCAAGCTGACTTACAGTTTGCTTCGTCTGGCTATATTCAGAACTAAGACCACTAAGGTCCGCTTTGATACTTGCAATCTCAGTATTCGTTTCAACAAGAATTCTATCAGGGTCACCTAAGTCATTAATTGTGTGAACCTCAGAATATGAATTCACAATATTAACGCCGCCATTAATAGTTAGATTTCCGTCTTTATCGACATATAAAAGCTTATTTAAAGACGGATTACCCTGAGAATCCTTAACCTCTTTTTGAATTGTGAAAATATTATCCGATTGTGTACCATCGGCATTTGTTGTCAATGTGAAGCCATTGCCATCCATAGTGATGCTGTTGTTCTTATTATAGATTCCGACCTCTTCAGAAAGAATGATATTACCGACAATAGTATCGGCGATAACGCCATATGCTTCTTCATTCTTCTTGGTCTTTGGATTCCAGAACATGAAGTTGCCAATACCAGCACGAGCAGTTTCCCAACCATCGCTTGTGACATATAGACCTCGGTTGATGAGCTTCAATTGTCTATCGTCATATGTATCTGTAATAGGCAGGTATTCACGTGCAAGAAGACCACGTTCTCCCCATTCGATATTCTGATTTTCAGCGTTACCGACAATGGTCATGTTGGTCAAATCTAGACCATCAGCAACCCAACCGCTAACCATATTGCTTGTATTCTTTCCATCAGCAGCTTGACGCTTTACAGAATCATATGAAGTAGCCATAGAAGAAGCTTGGTCTAGTACGCTTTGGATATCGCTCACAGAATCTTTAGATTTAATTACATCTGAAAATTCAACGTCGATATCCTCTATGTCATCATAATCAATTGAATAACCAATGAGCCTGAGCTTATATATAGTATCATCAACCATAATCCTTAGCCAATTACCGACACTGAAACTATCGATGATAGGAGTGAATTTATCAATAAGCAATAGATTTTTCAAGCTACTCGATATAGAGTGTTGCTGCTCGGCTGATTTATGAATTTCCTGTGTGGCAATCTCTATGAATTCCTGCGCTCTATCAAATAATTCCTTATTATCTAGAGCATCAGAAATAAAGTTGTCATTTGAATATTTATCTTCACGACGATATGCGCAAAAATCAAGCCATAAATCTTCACCGATATATTTCTCGAAATCAAGAGCATCATGGATTTCATTACGATATTCATCTAAATAATTCTGCAAACCATATTTTACAATATCACCATCTGCATTTTTCGTTCCCACGATAACACTGATTTCATGCTCTCGCAAAGAAATCTCTGAATTGATAGCATTAAGCTTGCGAAGATACGGATAATATAAATCATCATATAGATTTGGGTCGCCGCTGCTCCATGTTTCTTTATCCGCAATACCTTGCTCGATAAGGATATCAAGAACGGCTTGACACGCACCTTGAAAAGACTTCAACCTGTTGAGACTATATTTACGAAGCTCGTTAACAAAACTGGAATATTCCATTTCGAACAAACCTATAATATCAACATCTTCAATCTTATCACGCGAAAGCTGCTTTTCAACCTTCTGCTTCACGAATTCAACATAATTCTCATTAATTGAAACCACAACATTTCCACCGGTTGCGGTATCTTCTTCATCATAATAATTCGTAACAGTAAAGCTACCCGTCCAAGTGCAAGTGCTGCTTCCTTTTATAAGAGAAGAAGAGTTGATTTTAATTTTGAATCTCGTATCAACAACCAATCTTGCCATAGACAAGATAGCGTTGTCTGCCGTGGCATTCGATATAACATCTACGTTTTGAACCGCAACAGGGGAGAGATTGGCTGTGTTAAGTTTCGCCAACTCCTTATTCGCATCGGTTTCCATAGTCTCGACGCTAGGCATCATAGAGCTTGTCAAATATAAATTGAAGTCAATCGTATTATAATAAGCATTCATCAAAGCAGGATAACCAACAATGGGAACATTTATTTTTTCCAAATGCTCATTAAACACCTTATATTTATCTACAAGTTGGTTATATAAATTGAGAGCGCCGGTTACACTCTGCATAACAACGTGCTCTTTTTGATAATATTCATATAGCTTATCATATGAATCAATTTTATCGACCAACTCTTTCGGCATATCATGCTTCATATCATCAGAGAAATACCATAGATAATCAGTGCCATTAGGATTACAGTTGCGGATAGTTGCCGTCATCAAATCGTCTCCACCTTCAAGTTTAAAACAATTCTTTACAGCGTCCGTATCCGTTTCGAATCCTATATTATCCGCAAGCTCATCTGATGTAATAAAAATCGTTGTATCATCGCCATATCCCGGCTCAACATTTTCGCTACCACATTTAGGGCATATATCATCCTGTTCCACAGAATCCCATCTATGACCGCAATCATCACAATGATTCTGTAAATCATAGACTTCTATACTACGATTCAACTCTCCCGTATGACCATCCGTTTCAGCCTTCAAGATAAAAATGCATTTAATCTCATCTGCGATATCTTGAAACGCATCTACGATAGATGTATTGTCAAAAGAAAATGTACGCTGTATTTTTGCGATACTACCATCAACATGAGTAATCTTATAATGAGGTGCTTTCTCCGTAATCCTATTAAGAAGCGATATCTCCGGATTTGTCGCATCAAATAAAACAGTTGGTTCTTTATAATCATCGCGCGCGATATCGTCTTCCGTATTAATTTCAATATTATACAGATTAATCTGTCCAAGCTCTGCCCATCCAAGACCCGTAGCAAATATAGTCTTTACGGTTTCAGCAGTTTCATCAAGCTCAACAGTTATCTCAAACCACTCGTTCCATTCGACGCAATAGATTAATTTGAAATTCGTTATCTCATCCCATAGCGTACATTCTTTGCCATCTAGCTCTTTATATACTTTAAATGACATCTCAGAAGCATCATTAAAACTATCTGAAATACTGATACTTTGAGCATCTATCTGCCCAAGTTTATCACCATTACGCTGTGCTAATACAACGGTCGGTGCCTCTGGGTTATTAGCAGCATCAAACATGATTCTAATAGCCATATCGAAACACCTCCTTTAAAGTCCGATTTTTATCCTTGGTGTATAAACCAATTCAATAGTACATGGCAATGATATGGTAAGATGATTTGCATTATCTCTATATGTTTTGGCAATACGTAAAAATCGCCAATTGAAATCATTTTGAATCTTGTGAGATGCGAGGGAAGTTTCTATAACCGGATAATTCAACTTAATTACTTCGCCCTTCTCACAATTCTTGATGAACATCGTCCTATCTTCAATATCGTTATGAATCTCCAAATCACCAGAAGCATCCATAGTAATCTGCATTTCAGGATAGATATACCCCTCTTCATCAGACTGACTCATAATGGTTTTCGTTCCATTGGCAATTAAATTCTTAATAGCTACTTTAACAGGCTTATAATATGCAAACGGGCTATTGGTAACCATCTGCAATTCAAACCCACATAGGATACCGCCAACTTCAATGCGGCTAACATTGAAACTGGCCTCAAAATATATATTCACATATTCATAATTCGTAAAAGAAAACTTGTGAAATTCTTTGCGATTAAGCCAACGCATAACATCGCGCATCTCTTCTACTGTAATCTCTTCAATCGAACTGATACATGTGTTCTTGCATATCTGAAATGTTGCCGTAAGATAATCAGAATACTCAACACTGGTTAATTCATATTTAGCTCCGCGTTGAGTGGGGATGGTATTAAATGTGAGTTCAGAACCATTTGTTATCGTATCGGTGCCACTTGAATCAAACTTACAGATAAGATAACCTTTATCGCTAAGTCTTTCACCATCATATATGAAGTCGTATACTCTCACACAACGCACCTCCAATCGAAAATACTATTTAATCAGAAGTTTAACAAGCCACCAGCGTCCCTTGAAAACCTCTTCATTTAATGCCTTACGCATCAATTTTACATCCGAAATAAGTCTATCGTATTCTTTTGATTTTTCTCTTACACTAGAAATGATTTCTTTCAATTCATCTCTCATAGGTTCAACAGAAGCAATAATCTCATCCTTTTGTCTACATTTTTCATCAAGTTCAGAAATTTGTTTTTTCAACAATTTTATTTCCTCTGTTTGGCGTTTGATGATTTCACCGCTTCTATTCTTACTTTTCTTTTTGCCATTCATATTCTTAACCTTTCTTATCAAAAATAGGGGAGACGTGTGTAAATACGTCTCCCCATAACGCAATATTTAATTGTATAAAATTTGTAAGATTATACACATATACATACAATCTTATTTAACCATCTTATAATTACCGAATCGCCTTGCTCTTAGTCAAGGAGCTTTTACCGGCAATCTTATCAATAGTCATAGAAGAAATAAGGCGTTCGAAATTCTTATCTTTTTGCATAGATGCAAGAAGCTGTTCGTAATTCTGTACGTTAGGTAGATTAAACACGACATTCTCAAGATTTTGTGTATAATTTGCAGTGCCGCCAGATGTAACAGAAGACGCTACATCCTTTGCGAACCCAAGATTATCTTTGACAAAATCCGAAGGATTATTCGCCATATTCCAAATATTTCTGGTGGCATCCGCATTAAGTACGCTATCATTCTTGGCAAGCGGGGTTAAGATTGCACCATCAGAAGGACGAACAATCATCTCCGCGCCTTCTTCTTGCGTCCATGCCAACTGGTCAGCTTCAAGTTTACGTTTACCAGTTGCTAGAGCTTTAACATCAGATTCCTTAAACCAACCTGTATAACCCTTTGATTGACTATGGTGCCTAACTAGGATATAACCACGACTGCTCTTTTGCAGTACAACATAAATTGGGTCGTTGGCGAAATATTGCCTGCCGCCTCCGTTGCCGTAGGAATCTGCATAAATTCTTGCACTACCGGCATTAATTCTACCACCAACAGTAACCTGTTTCGGTTGTTCTTGCTGCTGGTTATTATTATCATTATTATTATTGTTTGCAGGGGGCGTTGGTTTTGTCACAGGAATATTATTCGCGTTATTATCATTTGTGCTTTGAATATTCTGCTGAGCTTGATTGTTCAGTGCGGTAATCATGTTCTGAATACCGACATTGATTTTCTCTAATGTATTGGCAATTGTCGTTCCGTTAGTCAAGAAACCTTCGCCGTACATCTTCAAAACATCTTGAGTGCCATTTGAAGAATCCCAAATAGCCTGAGTTTCTTCGCTCAACTGATAACCTACGTTTGCAGCTTCAGCACTTATTACCTCATTAATGGAACTGGCATTCATATTGATATATTCAATCATATCGGCAATTAATGCATCGATATTATCAAGACGCATATTGAGAATGGTTTCGTAGTCGTTCCTCATAGTATCTAGGATACGCTCAATATCGCTAATCGCCTGTTCGCGTTCGGTATCCGCTAAATCTTTACGTGCATCATTAAGGTCGTTTGTAAGCTTTTGAATAGTTGCTTTGGTTTCTTCGCTGTTATCGTTGGCATAAGCTGAAAGCTGCTTCTCTAAGCTGGCAATGTCTTGAGTCTTTTCAGAAACTTCGTTTTGATAATCGTATAAATCTTCTTGAGCCTGAAGCGCTTCAAGATACTTGTCAATTAAATCATCTAAGTGCTGTAATTCAAGGTCTATACCTTCTTCAACAAGGTCTTTTATGCTATTCTTCATGTCTTCGGCTGAAAGTATCGCTTCTTGCTGCGCTTCAACAAGCTCATAATACCTATCTGCCAAATCTAAGTCGGCAGGGTCTTCGGCCATCTGCTTTTCAATTTCCTTGATTTCCTGAGCATATCTATCAGCCTGATTCATTAAGATATTATATTGCTCACCATAAAGACCCATTGTTGCCATGCCTTTATCGGTAAGCTGTCCGTTATCCTCGAATAGTTTTTCATTACTCATTAAATCAATCAAGAATTGCGCTTCATCCGCGACAGAAGAAATTCTATCTTGTAAAATATCAAATGTTTCCCATTTGGTTTCACGAATAGCATTATAGTATTCTCGCCACTGATTGCCTAGTTCATGAATGGAAAGCGAAACCTCGTTGATGGCATCATTCTGTTTATCCCATTCGGGAGTGCCAACTACCAATTTACCAGCATTTACCAAATCATCGCGCGTTTTTATCATTGCTTCGCGTTGTGCTCTAAGCTGGTTTGCCTGTTGATGCACATTGTCCATGAGGGCTTGATAATATTTTTCACTTACAAGATGGCCGTTAAGCTCTTCGCGGTCAACATAGATTTCCAAGTCTTGTTGAGTATATTCAAGAGAATTAAGCACGCCCTCAAACTGCTCTGAGACATTCTCAAATTTTTGATGTGCAAGGTCACCAAGAGATTCATTTAAATCTACAATTGCGTCTTTTGCATCTAAAGCTTTTTCATCGTTGTGTTTAATTGATTCGCTACATCAATTGGATTATAAAATCCCACATGCTTTCACATGTGACCAGACTATATCTTTTACCTATAAACTAAGTTTTCTTTTAATGTTTTTTCTGTATTATCAAAATATAACATTAATAGTTTATAGGTAACACACCATTTTGAATCACCAATCGCTTGTGATTCTACAAATTATATTAAGCAGTTAAATTATATTTTTCAGAAAATTCAATACTACTTTTTAATCTATTGGGAAAATATTTCATATCAAATTTATAATAAAACTCTTTTGGGATATATTTTAAATACGGTCTAACAATATCAAAAAATTTTCTAAAATTCTCCGCATTAAAATAAAGTCTATAATATACAGAATTTTTATGATTATTAATACCAGAATGGTCCTTGTGTATCTTTAGCTCTATACCAAATCGTTCTTTAAACATCTTCTGTATTTTACAATTCTCTTCATATGAAAACGATTGAGTGTTTAAATACCCAAAACGTTTTGTGCTATTGTTTTTTGTTGATACATGCCATTGTCCATCATCTAAGAACCATAATAATAATCCAAATTCATTAATGTGTTCCATTACATAATCGGATATTATTTTCTTACCACCATCATTAAAACATTTATTCATAGATTCAAAATAAAATTTTTTAGGTACTTTTATATTTATATGACTATACATTATCTCACCAAATGTAGTATGTCGTATATAATGATACCTAGAAGATGTCTTTAATCCATAATTTGAAAATATCTTTTCAAGCCATTCACAATAAAAATCCTGTTTGTCTGTATGCGCGTTACATACCCAGCCATTCCTATAATTTCCATCTCCCAAAAGTAATCCATACAAAGAATAAGTAATTTCTTTTTCTGAAAAATCTTTTAAAAAGTTATACATATGTGAATCCTCACTCAAAATAATTAATATAATTTTAGCCGTTGAACCTTACTCTATTCGAGTCTTGGCTGCTGATTGCCCATTATTATATCCACTTAGGCTTACGCCATATGGTATCAAACTAATTTTTTCTGATTTCTCTACATATCGCACATATCTTTATTTCATGATTATGCTGTAGTTTAGTTTGCTTTAGAGTGTCCCAGCAATTAAGTGTGATTCATATATTTATCGCTAAATATATGGGCATAATTAAATACCATTCTTGATATTTTTGAATTTGGTCATTTAATGCTTCATCTGTAATGGTATCAAGGTCAATCATGCCATTTTGAATCTTTTCAATCCAATCAGCAGATAAGCCAACAGAATTAGCCTCTTGCATATATCTATCATATGCCTGCTGCTGCATATCAATTTCTTGACGTGTTACGGTCATTGATTCATTAAGCGCATCATTTTTCTCAGACCAACTTCTATATGTGCTAGATGCCACAGTATCAAGATTATCAAGAGCGCGTTCGATTCGGTCAATTGCAACCTCAATCCAGTCAAGTGTTTCCTCGAATTCGTCTGCTTCTTTTTTAGCTTTAGACGAAGATGAACCTTTAGAACTACCGCTGGATTTAGCAGAAGAACCATAGTTATAGTTATTAGTAGTGTTGTTTACTACTGTGGTTGTACCAGAAGATGAAGAACCGCCGCCCCAAGGTTTGGCAAATCCACCGCCACCAGATACACTTGCAAATGCTGTACCTTCAGCGAATGCTCTACCACGTCCACCATTTGACGTTACATAGCCATTCTTAAGTAATTCTTCAGACTGAAGATGGTTAAAGATAATATCGCCCTTTTTATATTGATAGAACCCTGCGCCATTATCGCCAACAGTAAACCATTTATCACCACGAACAATAATCTCAGGACCAAGCTCGCCCATAAGAGCAGTGCCAGATTCTTCTGTTCCCCATTTACCTTGTTTAAAAGCCCTACCGGTATTTGCCGTACCGTCTGCATGAGCGGTACCATTAGCGCCTCCGGGGCCTTCAACAACAGCAGAATATTTAATAGTTCCATATTTAGTAGGAGGTGACCAACTATAAACACCAGAAGAAGCCGATATACCATATGAGACAGTGCCAGATTTAGATGGCGGACTCCACGCATCAACTTGAGAAGAATCAACCTTATATGCTACTGTTCCTTCTTTGGGAGCAGGCTGATATGCGTCAACAGCCGCCGAATTAACGCTTGTATTTACAATAACGCTAATTTGTTTAGACTGAATATTCGCAAGAGCATTTTGAAGATTTGTTACCGCCTGAGAGTTTTGAATCGATACAGAAGCATTAATAACCTTATTATCAATAGCATTCATTTTTGATTCTAATGCTGCAATTTTGTCATCTCCGGCAAGAGACACAGAAGCGTTGATAACTTTATTATCAATAGCATTCATTTTTGATTCAAGCGCAGCAATCTTATCGTCACCAGTCAAAGATACACTTGCATCGATAGTCTTATTATCAATGGCATTCATCTTTGACTCTAATGCAGCGATTTTATCATCGCCTGTCAGAGAAACGGTTGCATCGATAGTTTTGTTATCGATAGCGTTCATTTTAGATTCTAATGCCGCTATCTTGTCATCGCCCGTTAGATTGACCTGAACATCAACTGTTTTATCTTGTAGTTCAAGACCAGCAATATCTGATTCTGCTTTAGATGTATCAGCGCCAAATTTAACGTCCATTTCTCCAATATTTTCGGGAGAAAATGCGGCTTTAACCTCATCAATACCAGCGTTTTCATCAATACCAAGTTTTACTTTCAGGTCACCATTGTCTGCAATTGCTTGTGCAAGATTATCAACCTTAGCCTGCGCATCATCAATTCGGCTATCATCAACATCGATAACGCCATATTGTGCTTGCAACTGAAGATTGCTAAGCTCATTCAGAGCAGCTTGCATCTCTTGTGCTTTTGTCAAAGCATCTTGCATAGAAGCATCAACATTTGATACATCAAGTGACATAAATGCAGGCTGTTCAAGCTCAAGCTTCTGTGCAATTACGGTTTGAATTGCCGAGTTGACTGCTGCAACACCTTGTTCTTTAACTTCAACAGTAGCATCGCTGTTATTAATTTCATCTCGCTGTGCTTTAAGTGTTTCAAGCTTGGAAACAGCGTTATTTGTACCATCTCCCGTTTCTTGAACACTATAATCAATCTCGAAATCTTTACCAAGATACTGCTGTAGCGATTCTTGCGCCTGCTTCGCAGCGGCCTCAGATTCAGATACAAGTTCATCAACAGATTTTTGGTCAACGCCAATTTTAAACTCAAAACCATAATCATTAGCTTTGCCAAGCATCATTTCAACAAAGGCATTCGATTTACCTAAAGACTTAGCGATATCTTCAATCTCAACATTGGGCTTTAATTCTAAATCGCCTTCACTGTTTAGCTGAAGAAACTCATCTCTGATATCATTGATGAAATTTTCAGCACCTTCGCGACCCTCTGTTAAATACCTATTTTGTGTATCTACGACTTCTTGCCAATGAGCAGAATAAGCATCAGCGTCCCAATCATCAGTCACACCTTCACCAAAGAACATATCAGCATATGACTGAACATCATTACGACCGAATAGACCCTGTGATGCGTATTCATTCATCTGTTCGGCTGCGCTAACGACGTTATCATACATATCGCCTTCTTCGCCGCCAGATTGAGCATTAATCCAACGATTGTATGCCGAAGTAAGACCATCATACGCAGAAGCCGCCATTTGGGCTTCTTGGATTTCTTCTGCAAGAGCATCCATTCGGTTCTGATTTATAGTAGCCAAATCAGCATTGCCAGCCGCAACAGCTTCATCTCTAGCTTTTTTAAGCTCGGCATATTGTTTAACCTGAGCGTCAATTTTTTGTTCTTGCGCTGCTTTATTTGTAGCAACATATTGTTTTTCAAGAGACTCAAGCGCGTCTACATTTAATCTGACACCTGTAGTTGTCTTTTCAAACAAACCAGCGGGGTCATATCCTTCAAGGTTCGCGTACCTGCTTATTACGCCATCGATTGATTCTTGCGACAACCCCATTGCACCATTTGATTCTTGAATGGCAGTATTAAGCTTCGATAAACTCTCTGTCTCAGCGGTTATATCAAGTTCAAAACTAATAGCCTGATTAAATTTTGCTGCTTCTTCAATTTTAGCTCGAATCTGGTCTGTATTAAGATTTTCTACATCGATTTCACCAGAAGCAATTAAATCAAGAGCAACAGTCATCTCAGAAGAATTAAGTCCATCAATAAGGTTCTTCGCCGCTTCCTCACCAATATTCTTGCCTTTTGTAAGATGATTAAACAACTCGTCATATTGTTGTTGTACGTCATCGACATTGAGAGAAAGCTTCAATTCATTTTTAACATCGTCTCCAACATTAAGACCATCAATCATTGATGACACTTCATCAAGCTGTTTTTTATATTCACCAAGCGAAATTTCTCCGCTTTGGAATGTACCGCTTAAATCAAACGCAGATTTAAATTGTTCAAGTTTGTCCGCACCCATACCATCAAGAGCGCTAGCAATATTGTTTACATAATCAATTACAGCTTCGTCTCCACCTGTGCGGTTAAGCTCTGCAATGGTGGCCGAATCTATGCCGTTTACAATTGATGTGGCAATAGACTGAGCGCTTTCATCAAGATTTTCATAATCTCCTTGCAGGAATGCATTTTCCATATGAGCGGCCATTGCTGTGCGCATTTCTTGAGTAGCAGTATCTAGCGCAGACTCATAATCAGTTACCATTCCTCTAACCACTTCAGGATATTGTTCAAATGCCTTTGAAAGATATTTTGCACTATCGTCTATACCTGTAAGTGTGTTTGGAGGGTCAATGCCTTCAATTTCTTTATTCGCTTCCTCAAGAGCTTCAGCAACATCACGTGCCGCGTTTTTAATATGCGGCTTGATATTAGAATCATTAAGCATTGCCTCTGGACTAATATCTCCAAGGTCAAATATATTTTGAAGTGCTTCCACAACATTCTTGTCGCCAACCAACCCGTTGATATCATTCGCTAAGTCTTCAGAAATATCACTGATACCTTTATAATCTTCTCCATCACCATTAAGAAGTTTATTATTCTCAGCGATAATTAAATTATTATAAGCTTCTGTTAATTTGTCAACATTGCCAGCGGCATTAAGAATTGCGTTTCCTTGTGCGTCATATCCCGCAACAAGAGAAGGAGTAATATCAGCAATTGTATTTACGGCGTTAGCATATTCTTCGTACTCATCAGATGATAGACTAATATTTTTCCCGGTAATTTGATTTACGCCATTTGCAAGTTTCTCGTATGATTCAATGGCGCTATCAAAAGAACTTTTACTATCAGCAATCTGTTTCTTTTGTGCATCAAATGATTGTGTGGTTTCTTCTACAGCCTTTTTAACATTGTCTGCTCGGTTGATAAATTCAATAAATTTTCCAATAACAAAATCAAGCGCCATTCCACCGAGCATCATAAGTCCGCCACTTAAAACACCCGTTGCAACATTCATAGCAAGACTTTTTGCGGTAGCTGCTACAGTTTGTCCAGTAAAACCTCTAAGACTAGCTTCTGCACCATCAAGAGATGCCATGTAGTCACCAACAGATGTCCCGGCTACTTCGGCGGACTGCGCCATAGCTCTGCGTTCTTCGGTAGATTTCCTATTATATTCATCGAGCACCATGATGCTTGATTTAAAGCTCTTGTTTTGAGCTTGATTTGCAAGAATGGCGCTTCTTGCACTTGATTCATATTCATCAGCGGATAAGTCTGCTGCATCCATGCTTTGAGCATATTGTCTTGCAGATTCAGATGCACCAGCAAAAGAACGGTCTAATGCGTCTTGCACCGCTATATTAACATCAGAAGTCATTAGCTCTTTATATTTTTGAATGGCAGCTTTGTCTTTATCGAGCGTCTTTTCAAGTTGAATAAATGGGTTGTTACTTTCACCAAATGATTTGGTTAGCTTTGCAATTCCATTAGAACCAAAGAAAGAACCGAACAGTGTTCCGATTTCACTTAAAGATTTACCAAAAATCTTAAGCTTACTACTGCCATCGTCTATATATGCAATACCTTTTCCAAACATAGAGAAGGCGGCAGTGGCAGCGCCAAGAGCAACGGGTATTAATCCGATATTATCAATCAGACTTGTGAATCCATTAATAAGAGCGGTGATTGTACTTACTCCACCTTTGAGGAATCCACTATCTAGAACAGACGTTGACATTGCTTGAAACGATGCTGTCATACTGTTTAAGCGACCCTGCAAAGAATCAATGTATTTTGCATTTTCTGCCGCAGCAGAACCTTCGGCATTCGTTGCAGTTTCAACCATTTCACGCGCCGTGTCCCAATTCTGAATTAAGGCGGCAACTGTGTTCGCATGGTTCTTGCCAGCAATTGTTTCAAGTAGGTCTGCCCTGTCTGTATCAGACAGCCTATCATAGACATCGGCGATGCCATCCATAATTTCATAGGTGCTCTTAAATTCACCATTGTCCTTAAAAATATTAACAGCACCATCAGTCATATTAAGAATCTGACCTTGCATCTTAGAAATATTCTCTACGCCTTCAGATTCTTCTCCAAGTTCTTCGAGTTCGCCCTTCATCGTTCTATTACTTTCCCCTGCGAACAAAAGGGTACTGACCATATTAATTATGGCGGATAGTCATTTCTGGCTATCTCTCACATTTCATATCATTGGGTTATAGTGTGAGTCTAGACCATACTTATCCCTCGACTTTACGTTAGGGTGTAGCATACGTCATATGGTTACCCATACAACTGTGGTCGTTACGGGATTCTTTATTAACAAATAAAGCCTTACCCACGGTATTGCCCATCCCATTGGGGTTCCACCGTTTTGAGCTACTTCAATGTATAATGTTGCTTATAAAACACTGGTTATTATGATAATAACCAGTGTAAATTTATTTTGTATATTTATTTATATTAAGCAATACAACAAAGCTTATAGCTTTCACTATAAGGAGGCGTGTTATATAGTTCACCTCGAATACGAAGAGATAGAGTTCGCATTGCTGTGCCAACACGAGTTGGGTCTTGGGTAACCTCACCTGCGGCACCAATCATCTTTTATATTCACGAAGTTCGTAACGCTTCGCATGTATTAATTATGTGTTTTATAATTTTTAATAAATTCGTTCCATTGTTCTAAAGTGTTATCTCCATAACCATATTGCTTATGAAATTTTTTATGAACGCTTTCAGAAATACAAACATATGCACCGTATAATTCTTGAAGTTCTAAAAATGATTCCATAAAATAATCTAATTGTTCTTGAGTATATAAACCAAAATCATCATAAATAGGAAAACTAAGAATATCAACACACTCTTCTAATAATAAATTAAAACTACGTATATGATGAACAACAATATTAGACCTCGAACCTGTAATTTCACATGTATAATCATGCTCTTCTCTAACTTTATTTCTCCATGGTACAAGTCGTTGCCTAATATAATTATACAAATTATCATAATTAGAAATTTCTGTAGGCTTATGAAGATTAAGCAAATACATTCTAACTTTTATAGCCATAATAGTTCTGCCTAATTCATTACTCATATCTTCGTATGATTTATCAATATAATTATCTTTTAAATATTGAATCTCACTATCACTCCAAAGACGATTAAGATAAAAATAACTTTTTAAATCATATTTTCTTGCCTGTCCTAAAATAGCGTATTGGGTTCTTCCGGGCAATAATTTCATTACTTCTGACATGGGTTTTATAGAATAATTATTAATAAGAATCTCTACTTCTTCATTTGTCCATATATTTGCAGATTTCACAATTCCTAAATCAAGAGCTTTTCTATATAAGCTATGCGGTTGAATTGAACGATTAAGCTTTTTCAATATTTCTTTATATGATAGTTTACCATAATATTTTCTCAATATATCTTCGTCTTCTTTAGACCAGCACATTACTTCATGTTTGCACTCTTCAGAACAAAAATGCTTCAAAGACTTATCGTATTTATATTTTTGAATTTCATATTCTTTACCGCAATTATCACAAACACATATCACCCTATTACGCTGTGCTTCGCCTGCACATTTTTTACTACAATATATAGTATTAGAATCATGAGCATCGAAAAGCTTTCCACAATTAGGACATATATGATTTTTAAGTTTTGAATTTTTATCTCTATATTTTTGATAGCACACTTTAGAACAAAATTTAGAATTTTTAAAATAATTTTCGTATTCTTTACCACAGTACATACATACATGTTTTATTTTCCCCATATTATCACCTGTATATTATCGAAGGGACAAATCATAATCTACTTATAAAATTTTGATAATGCATCAAAAAGCATTTTTGTTTTAATATATTTATAAGTAGTAACACCATTAATGACTTTTATAAAAGATGGATTTATATCACAACTTTTCAAATAAATCATTTCAGGCGTATATTGCGTTGAATATTCTTTATCAAATTTTTTCATAAATATCTCCACATAATTAACACATCAACATGTTTCCATATTGAATAGACCATATCTTCACCCTCAGCATTATACAATTATCAAAGTACAATCCGTTAGGGGCGCACCATTTCGAGCTACCATAAACTTGTAGCTCTACGAGTATATCACTCTGGTCGTTGAACTTTCTTCCTCATACAAATTACCATATTTTCTATATAATCTATGTTAGGAAGCTTAGCTGCTGATTATCCAATCCTTACGTTTTTAAACCTTCATATAGTAGTTTCCTCTATATTGTGGTGTAAGGCTCTACATAATTTACACACATAAAAAAGACTCCACATAATCTCTAGTGACAATTCGAGAATATGGAATCCTAACCATTTTAATATTGTGTTTATTACAATACTCATCTTTAATTTTATCTGTAATATAAACCGGTGTATATCCAGACATTAATGTCAATGTATTAAAATATGAATCTTTTACAACGTGTTGCATTCCATCACATTCTACTACAAGATTAATGTCTTTAATATATATGTCAAATTTTAAATGATAATTTGTTTCTGGATTTATACACCCATCAAACATAGCTTCCTCAAATATCTGATAATTTTGATAAATTTGTCTTATATATTTTGTCACAGAAGTTTGAAATTTGCTATACTGTCTTGATATATTATTACGAGATAGAATTTCACTATAAGACATATGATATTCTTTACAATATTTACTAAATGTCTTTGAAGCAATATGAGTATCTTTTAAACACTCTTTTAATGTCTTAACAACGCCATATTGATTGTAATTATCAACAACATATTTTTCAATTTTTCCAATAACATTTTGATAATTCAACCCTCTTTGTTGTGTAGTCAACTGAGACTTATATTTGCTTAAGCATTCGTCACTACAACATTTATTTTTATATCCATGATAAACAAATTCTTTACCACATATAATGCAATTTGTAGTAGTTGCCATTATTATCACCTTCTTAAAGGTGTGTAAATTATGCGATAGGATTATCCTATCGAGGAACTCCCAGCAATTAGATGCGTACTAAACATATATTTCTATATGTACAACCTAGTTTTCTAAGCTGCTGCTTCTTCAAATGTATTTCCAGCTAATTCTAGTGCCGATGCAGAACGTGCCAATCCCTCGCCAAGACCGGCAGAAGTAATTGAATATTTATTATCCAATTCGTTAAATGCATCAGCAATGTGGTTAACAGAAGCAACCACATTACCTTCGCCAAAATCTTGATTAAATGTATCTTTAAAACCATTATAGGCCGTTAAAAGGTTCTTAGATGCTTCGGCATAGTCAAGGTCTGAAATGTGCTGATACATAGCAGTAATATCAGCAAGCTGCAATGATGTATCTGCATCATAACCAGCACGAACCCAGTCTGCTGTAGCATTAATCGTATCAGTAAGAGTGGTACCATATTCCTTAGAAGAAGCAATCATATCAGAATACAGTTTATCATACTGGGCAGAAGTTAAATCCGTAACTCGATATAGACCGGTCATAGCCGTATCTACTTCAAGTACATTTTGCGCCATCATTCGAACAGCTTGAAAACCTTGCATAAATACACCGGCAATACCAACATAAGATGCATATTGTCTAAATTGATTCTTAAGCCTATCACCGAAAGTCATCGTTGCCTTATCGGCAGTTTGTGCTTCTAGCTTAACCTGCTGAAACTCTGATTTAAGATTATTTAAAGACGCAGAATCATTACATTGTTGTATTCTTGCTCTGATATTTTCAAGTTTGTCACCAAAATCAACAGCAGCAGCAGAATTGTTTTTTAGCCAAGATTGAATCTGCAAATCAAACGTCTTCTTTGATGATTCTAACTTTGTTAAATCCGTTTGATTTTTAATTTCGCGATTGACACGCTGCTGCATAGATTCATTTGCTTTGAGCCTATTCTGAGTTACGGTTAATGCTTCATTATATTTATTTTGAAAACTAAGAAGCTCATCTATATTCCCTGTTTGCTGATATTTTGCCGAAGCATTACCGAATTCAGACCTCAAATTTTTCAGTTGTTCATACGCCTTTGTAAGTTCAGGAGTTTTATTAGCAATCTTATCAATACGAGCTGTTAATTGTTCAAAACCACCGTCAAGCGTTCCATTGTTAATTTTGCTAGCAAACGTATCGGCCATCTTGCGACGAGCATCTTCAACCTTTGCTATTGTTTTATCTAAATCTGCTCTTGCTCTAGCTCCGCTTTCGGCTATACTATCAAAGAAACCATCAGGTATATTATTACCAAGTTTAGTTTGCAGCTCAACAGCCTTTTGAATAAGCCTGTCAATTTCGTTATCTATGGCCTTATATTGATTTGAGTTAACATCTAATCCGACTTGCTGTTTTTGCAAACTATCCATTCGCTTATATGCACTAGCAAGCTCATTCATAGCAGCCTTAGTTTCAGATGCCTGCTGCTTAATGGCATTATTATGGCCTATATCACCATTTTTTTTCTGAATCATAGAGAGTTGATGGTCAACTTTTTCAAGCTCAATGGCAAATTCTCTAGCAGCAGTAACATCTAAACCATCAAAAATATCAATCTCGTTTGAATCTGCAATCTTTTTTCTTGTTATTAATTTATCAAGATATTGTTCTAGCTCTTTTAATTGCCCAACATTAACGTCTGGATTGATAGAAAGCCTATTAATTTCTTTAATGGCGTTGTTAATTTCACGAATATTATCACGATATTCTTTTCCAGAACCAATCTGCGTGCTAACCTCAAGAGTTTGATTTTTTATATTTTTAAAAGCATCATTAGCTTTTTTTACAACACCAGAAGTATTAACATCGACATCTAATTTAACAGTTGCTTTTTTGCCAGACCCAACGCCAAGCGCTTTATTGATTTGACTGGTCACTTGCTTGCTGATATCAGAAGCGTCAACATTAACTTTGATATCAAGCGTCTTATTCTCAAGAGAGTTTATTTTTTTCTCAAAAGCATCAAGTTTACCAGTATCAATATTAGTATCAACAGAAATTCTATAATCTGCCAATTATAATCACCACCTTAAAGTGCTATCTACACCATTCATGTGCCATACAGCACCAATAAGGTGCCATTTTTCAATAAATAAAAGCAACCCTAATGAATAGGGATGCCAGCAGCTATCAATTCTTTTTTTACAATGCTCATGATTTGCCCGTCTATTTGATTCATACTTTTAGTCCATACGGCAGTTCCTCCGGGCTTAGCGCCACCGTGGCTATCTTCACCACCGAGCATAACGCCAGCAAGAATGCGTTCCTCATCCCAATCATCTTTAATATGATTAAACATGCTAGAATCAATATAAATTTCAAAACTAGCACCGACCATTCTCCCTTTAACAGAAGCACTTGCCATATCATAAATTGCCCGTGCTATCTGATATGTTCGAGAATACATTCTTGGATTATACTCACTATAATACTCCATGCAAACGCGATAAATAATATCCCTGACTTGAATCTTGACAGCCTCCATAGCCTTTACAACTTTTTTGGCTAAATCTTGTTTAATCTGTTGAACAGTAGCCATAACTATTACTCCGCGTTATTCTCTGTTTCCTTAACAGTGTTCTTTTTTCGAGCAGAAGCCTTCTTAGAAACCGCACCGTCCTTGCCATCAACTACAGCAAAGTCATTATTCTTCTTCGCATTCTCACGAACTTTCTCCATAGTTACCTCTCGTTTTTTCTGATTCGCTATAACTTCCTTCGCCTGCTTCTTAAATACATCAGACTTAGCATATGCTTCAAGCATCTTCTTAGGAGTAATATCTCCTTTCAACTTACCGAAGACATTTGCCATGCCAGTCATAGCATCAACATCGATGTCTGCGAACTTCTTCTCAAGAGTATCAAGAACCTTTGAGATAGCATCGGCGATAAGGGAAGGATGAATACCGGTCTTATATTCAATCATCTTATCCACATTTTCATAAAGCTCCTGAACAACATCAAAGTCCATACCGAGCTTCATGACCGTAGCTGCGTTATTATTCGCAAGGAACTCTTCAACGTAATCGATAGTATCCTCATTATTATCAGCAATAACGATATCACTGAAGAATTCAATAAGACAGAAGTCAAAAGTCATATCCTTAATCATAGGATAGTAATAATCATCGCCACATACCGTGTCTACAACAGACTTAACAAAAGAAAGCTTCTTGCTCATAGAAGGGCTAGCGTAGTAATTGAACTCAATCTCTTCGCCGTTGCTAATATAAGTATCATTAATAATCTTATCGCTCATATTCTTACTCCTTACCTTTATAGCATATATATTTAGTTATTATACCTATCGTAAATCTTTTCTAGCAATCCGTCAACATCCCATGTCCAACGAGTTCTTGCCTTTGTACCATCTAGCTTAATGGCTCCATTCATGATGATGTCTATTTCATTGTATGATTTTTTAATCGTGTTGTGCATCATCTTATTGAATTCAGTGATGTGCATGAAATAACATCTCTCAAAATGGGTATCATCATCACGATAATTCAATAAGAACCCCGGTACAACATAGTCATATTCAGAAAATTTCGTTAAACTTTCAATTTGATTTTCTCGTACCATGGAATATGGCATGCTTTTAGATTTTGTACTCTTAAGCTCAATTGGGAAAAACAACCTATGTTTAGTATCGTACATCAGGTAGTCACATGGATTTTGAATTGAGAATCTTGCGGTTTTCTGAAATGACTGGGGAGGGTCGTTAAGCCGATGCAACAAACAATAATCAGGAACAGATTTTTTAAAATCCGATTCAAACACCTTTCCTGCATTCTTAGCCATTTAAACCACCATTATATTTCTTGTTTCTCCAAAGAGGGGAGAGACGCTTATGGTCTTCACGAGAAAAACAGAATACAAGCTTTTCTTCATTATCCCTGAACAAATCATATAATGTAGCTCCCCAAAGCATATACAGCACAGACTGTTCGATGTTACGGAAATACACCATATCATCAGGGTCGAATACCAAACCCGTCACCAAACTTTTTTCTTTCATACATTACACCTTTCTTAGCTTTGCTTAAAAAAAAGGACACCCAACACAAAAGTGTGAAAGTGTCCTTTTCTATATAATATGAAGCTTCGTAATAATAACACGAAACATCAACAACTCAATTCACACTTTTATTTATCAACAGCATCAGTCTCTACTTCGGCACCAGCTGGTGCTTCAGCTTTAGCTGGTTCTTCATTCTCAACTGATTTATCCGTTACTTCAGATTTAGCATCATGCTTTTCTGAATCTGCCTTTGTATTAGATGTTTTCATATTCATATGCGCATCTTTTTTACCAGCATTGGCTTCTTTTTTAACAGTACGCCTAGTCTTAACAGCGCCTTGAATCTTCTTGATGATATCGCGGATATGTGGGCGAAGCTCGTCTATATCTGATACATCGATATTCTTAAGTTTTGCAGCAGCTTCAGCATCGGTATATAAACCCGTGGTATAACCATGAACCAACTGATAAATCTTATAATGTTCAGCAGTATCGCAATGGCGTTTCCATACGGCATTCTGATTGCCTTTACATGAATAGCACATATGATATGGCTTACCGCAAATTGCACAGGTTGCATTCAGTTTATTAGTTGTCATATATATTTACACCTCCATGGAGTTGTTTGCTTTATGTATATAAAAAGAGCCACGTAATTCGTGGCTCTGAAGGGATTATGATATTTTTAAAAATTTATCTCCAATGCACACACATCCATTATCATAAGCATTGTTAAATTCTTCTCTTAAAATGTATGTGAAATCTTTATTTCGTTTTGCTTTATAACGAATTGTACTGCTAGGAATCTGTTTCCCCAAAAGTTTTAAGCTATTGCGACTTGCCGCTTTTGCATCATTAAAATATATATTCGTTAAAATATGCTTTAAGGGATTAATAATAGGTGGCTTTATTTCTCGCTTGTGACACCATCCCATATCATATCCAACCTTTAAAGCATCATAAATAATTTTTTCTGACTTATGAAACTTATTTTCCATATCAACAACGGTTGCTTCTAGATGTTATTCCCAATACTCGCACATATCCTTAATTCTACCGTTTTTATTAATAGAATCTTCAATACTTTCCCAATTTACATTATCAAAAGATATAATAACTGCAAGTTTGGAATCAATAATTGATTTTTTAATATAATTAAAGTCAAATGCAAGTGCGCGTTAATTTCTTTTTATCAATAATGGTAATATCGCGTTTATCACTGACAATCCTATCACCTATGTTATATTCCATAAATAACTCCAAATATATAAAACCAATAAGTTCATAAAGTTATTTATGAATTATAACATAAATATAATTATAAAAACGGAGGGACTGTGAAATACACAATCCCTCCGTTTTTAATATTTAATATTAATAAGTTATTCTGCTACGATGATATCGAAAAGTGTAGCATTAACCTCGTCGCAATAATCCCTGTTGATTTGTAGCTCGAAGGGATGCTGACCAGTAGAGGTAAGCGCAATCTCAATAGACTCAGGGTTAAGCTTAGCCTTTGGAATTACAATCTTGCCAGAGTAAACAATGCTCTCGTTGCAAACGTCACGGAAGATAACGTAAGCGATGGCAGAGCAAGCTTCGGGGAAGTTGGATGCAGAGTTGTGAACCTTAACTGCGTTTTCATTCTCAAAAGTATACTCTACATAAAGCTGACCAGTGAAACCAGTTGGGGGAATAATCTTGCCTCCAGTGACTTGGAACTCGGTAGCAGAAGCGGCAGCGCCAACAGTAAAGGTGCGACCGATACCGCCATTTACAAGTTCATAAGCATAGTGGATTTCTTCAGCATCAGCGGGAGTATGGGCGAGAGCGATGCCAGTAGTAGCATCAGCAGAAGTAAAAGTTAGAATCTCATAAGTGTAGTCAAGAATCTCTGTGCCTGCACCTGCAACTTCTTTCTTAGTACCATACTGAGCAGCGGCAAGGTCGAGAGAGAAGAGAGCATTATTTGCAGTAAACGCAGCAGATTTAGCACGATACATAGTAGTAATACGAGAACCAAGTGCGTCAGTAACCTCTTCGCCTTCAGCAGTGCAGTTTAGAGAAGGCTCTGCAAGCTGAGTTAGACGACAAATCATGCTACCATCAGTTAGGTCATGTAGAGTAAGACTGCGTACACGGTCAAGTACGAGTTCGTTGATATTAAGAGCCATAATATTTTCCTCCTAAAACATTTTAGAAAAATAACAATTTATAATTCCCCAGTCCAAACAAAGAACAGTAGAACTAAAGTTCTCCTGTCCAATCTAATCGATTCCTATCAACACCTTTAAGACTGGCGAAACCAGAATAAGCACCCTGCAAAAGCAGCGTACTATCTTGAATTTTATTTGCCCGCTTAATATTATCCAAGAACATATTAACAGGCATATTCCAAATCCTATCGTCTCCAACCATACCGCAGTATACGGCCAAGGCAGAAACAAGAGGCTTTAAAACACTTTTATAAGATTTATTCGCAGCCATCATTGCTTCATCTCTGGCATCCTCAATAAGGTCAAGCCTTGTCCGTTCGTTTCCGGGCATCTCGTTATTCCTTTTCATCCCGTGAATCTTTCGAACAGCATCGACTATCCTCATATATACAACCCTATCTATAGTGATATCATGTTCCATATCATATAGAATAATTTGGTCGTTTGTCGTATCCGTACATGGAGTAAAGTCTGCAAGGTCAGTACCACCAAGAACAAGCCCAAGAGGATTGATTAACATATCTTCCAAATCATCTTCGGAAATCATCTTCAATTCTTCTTCATACTTGTCCGGGTTATCCTTCAGTTCTTTATATATCTTTTTCCTGCTCGATACAACTTGAGATGTAAACTTGATAAACAAATCATAATCATCTATCTTAGTATAATCAATACCGAGATAGTCATTGAGCTGCCATTTCAAATCAGCACCAACGGCACATAGCGTATGAACGGCACTGAAATATTTCTTCTCGCCGAAATCTGCTATCTGTCCTATAGTGGGCTGCGTGACTGTAATCTTCGGGGTAATCTGAATATCAGCTCCCCGATATATTTTCAATTCATCTAGTTCATATTCTATCTTAGCCATATTTCACACCAACAACAATTATTCAATAACACACATAGAGTTATTCAAATCAGTAGCCTTGAATATCAGAGTACGATATAGATAATCCTTTTGAAAAGAACCTTCGACATTGCTAACAAGCGTAAGCTTGCCTATACCTATATCATCCCGGCCATTCAATTTCTCATCTATAAGCCTAGCTAAATAATCGTTCCTGTTCTCAGTGACTTTAGGAACGTTATCCACATTCATGTGTTTCTCATGAGAGATAATCCAAATCTCAATGGTAGGGGAGACATATACATTGCTTGAATTACTATACCCATAAGATTGCGGAATATGAACCTGAATTGTAATAAATGTTTGTATATCATTCATTGTATTTGGATTTTGGTTAAAATTAAAAATATGCGTATTAACAAGCTTCTCACCGGTATCGCCTTTATCACAACCAATCGCATCAACGATACCTTGGTCTTTAATAAATTCCTTAATTATCTTGTTTTTGGCGTATCCGACAATTGAACTATTAGCCATAATGATAACTCCTTTCCAGCCATTATAGTAACGACTTGACACTAAGAAGAAGAGAGGACGCATACTGGTTTCTATCATCTGATAGAACAAGTTTGAAATCCTCATCAATAAAATCATCATTATCAATACTAATCGTTATCGTATTATCGCCATATTCAATGTTAAGAAAATCAAGAAATGGACAGATAAAACTCCATTTAGGAACCACATTTTCAACTTGATTACCGCTCTCGTCATAAAACTTAGCCGTAAAAGTCTGAGGACTACCACCGGATTTAATAATCTTTGTATCATATCCAATAATAGATTTAGATACTAAATCATCTTCTCCGGTATCAGCTTCCAAATCATCTTTATTCTTGTAATCACAGATTCCAAGCTCAAGATTATCCTCATCATGGTCAATAGCATATTCGGTAACAGTAACTTTAACCAGTCCTTTTTTACCATAGTTATAACTCGTAGTATCATTTTGAGTTACAATAAATGTAGTTGGATGCTCATAGTCTTTATCTAAAAAGAACCTTTGCGGTGTTTTCAAAATGACGGTATTATCATCACATGGAAGAGTAAGCATGTGCTGAGAAGAACCTATGGTAAATTGTCTATTCGATTGTTCGCCAGAGTTATACTGTGTAGTATTCATGTCATGACAAGGATATTCAAGGATAGTTCCATCTGATTTTTGCCATTTTAAAATCCAATTGCATAGCGTCAATCTCCCTTGCCAATGGATACCATCTATATTAAATGATTCTGTGCAAATCAAATATGAATCTTGATTTGAATCATATAAAATATCACCGACGATAATAGGAGAATCTATTAATGTTTGAAACTTTACACGAACACCGTTTGCAGCAGAAAATTCACGTTTGAATAATCTAATACGCAAAGGAATATCATCTTTATAAAATTCTTTCCCTGTTTTACCAACGCTCCACATATATATGCCCATGGTACATGATGCATCGTCATTAAATACCTCATCTAACAGCTTTATACTATTGAATATATTTTCTTCTCGTAAAGAATTTCCAGTATATTGCATTTTTAATTTAAATCTATCAAGACTATTCATGATGCATCACCTCCCAAACCATCATATACATAAATTAATCATCCGCTGCATTTGCAGCAGAAAAGATTTCCGTTATCTCTTCATCCGTCATTTCAATCATTCCGTCAAGCTTTGTCTTATCACCAGATGACATCAAACCGTCAGAAGACGCAGTTGCATTTTCATATGTTGTATTTGTATCCTGTGCAGGAATCCCAAGACTTGTAATATCATCTTTTGTAACGGCGGTAGCGCTAATTACATGTCCCTCTGCATTAGTAGTAATTTTATATAAACCACTATTAAAAGCAGAGCCTTTTGCTAAAGCGTGTTGGTATGCCACATCGCCATGGTCACCACGAAATGCAGTTGCAGACGTTTCGCCAAGAGCCAGAGATGCGCTAATCTCCACATATGCAGAGCCGCCCCAACGATATGTCTTGTTGGTTTCCTTGTCAACATAAATCTTACCTGCTTCGCCAGTTGGAGGTAGGGAAGCATAGTTCTCGGCCTCAACTACATCATCAACATAACTGGGTAAATTTTCAGACGGAATAGTGCCGGTAAGTTTATCGGCAGACAAACCTGCAATCTTCGAATCTGGAATTGATGGAATCCTGTCCAAAGAAAACGTTCCACCCGCTATGTCGCTGGCCTCATGGGTATGTACCGCATTTGCCTTGGCATCTAGAAGACTATTAATTTCGTCTTCTGTATAATATCTATCGTCATGAGTATGACTTAAATTAGCCTTAGTCTCAAATTTAGAATCAATTTCTGTCTCAGTGTAATATCTGTCATCATGATTATGAGTAGCATCCGCATAAGTTACATCTGCAACAGCCTTTGTAACAAAATTTGAAACATCAGGAATTACACCTTCTGCGATTTTATCAGAAGTTACCCCGCCATCAGCAATGCCGAATTCAGTTCCCTCTAGTTCAAGCCCTCCCTGTGGCTTCGCGGTATATTTAGTATCGGTATCAGTCGCAGAAATTGTCACATCGTTACCGCTCTGATTGACCTGAACATTCGTACCAGCCTTAATATTGGCAGCAGCAATCTTACCGTCAATCTCATCCTGCAAAATACCATCTTGCTTTTCACGTGCAGAAGCCTCTTCGGCAATTGTTGCAGAAATAGTAGAATCAAGATTGTCAAGTTTAGTTTTATCTTCCGCAGACATCAAACCAGCGTTATTGGCTGTCGCGTTTGAATATGTCGTATCTTGCTCTGGGATTCCAAGTGATGCAACATCTTGTTTTGTTACGGGAACAACGTTTACAATGTGTCCTTCTGCATTTGTCTCAATTTTATAAAATCCAATTGTTTGTGCGCCGATGGGACTTGACGGATGTACATAAAAAACATCCGGCTTACCGACAATATCATTCCATTTAACAATTGATGCCGAACCGCCATTACCATGAGTGTCATCAATGACCTCCCAAGCCGCGCCATTATATGCATATTGTTGACCTTCTGAAATCACATAATATGCATCGCCTAATTTATTATCGGATTTCGGCAAATCTTCTAGGCTTTCTATTTGCCCTTTATAAGTCATTTCTAAATTAATGACAGGTGAAAGCCAAGAATCAAGACGATTGACTATATTATCGCCATCGACTTCAGACTTTTTATCCATAAAACACATCACCTGCCTTAAGCATCTTGCAAATATTTTTATAAATTTATTTAAACTTTATCCACATCGAATCTATCATTCTCTTTTTTATCATATCCATCGCTGAACGAAATCCCACTGTCTTTATAACTTAACCAAGCATAACGAGATAGCAACGACTCATTTTCAGATAGATATGTTTTATGCATAGCCATCAGCTTATCTAGCATGTTGGCCGAACTAAAGGAGTTAAAATCCGTTGAACTTAATGATGATTTGAGAAGGGTGGGAGTTCTGATATATGTTGAATCAAGATATTCAATCAAAAGAAAATTACCAAGAATCTCAACTTCAATATCAGAAAGCTCTACGTTAAATTCACCGATTTCATCATTGCGGTCACTCAAATCTTTTCTACAAACATGGAACCTCGTAATAGCAGGAACGAGATAATCATGCAGGCACTCCCTTACTTCATCCTCTGACATCAGAGGAATCTCCCAGCTTCTAAACTTAGGTAGAACATTGTCATAGATTCTATCAAAAGATGTACCCATGATTACTCACCAATTTTCATATAATATTAAAGTAAAGAGATAAGGTCGATATCTAAACGTTTCTCAATTGCACGAATAACCATAACGTCAGAAAGTTCACCGTTTGAAATCATATCTTTAATCTTGTTTACAATAGAAGACTTCAAACTATTAGAACGAAGAGAAGAAAACTCATCAAGAATATTTGTAATATTATCTTTTGTGTAATTAGAAACATCCATAAGATAATCGTGCTTTTCGTAATATCGCTTCATACCAAACTTATCAATAACTCGCTCATCATTTGGTTTAAGACACATGTCTTCAAAATATCCACGAGCATTGCGACGCATACGTTGAATTGCATCGACAGTCATATATTCAATATCACCGGTATTTTCCCACTCATATCTATCACCGGTTGCCTTATCATAATAACTGACATTTGGAATCAGCGCGACTACCTCGACCTCATCATCATTATTCAATTCAATTTTCTTTTTTGCATTCACATTCTTCTTAGCAATATTCTTATCCACCTCGGTAACAGAAGCAGCGGGGGCCGAGGTGTCAACCCCCGCAATATCCTCAGCTACCTTAACAGTGGATTTAGCCTTAGCCCTAGTAGAACGTGATGCAGTAGTCTTAGTAGCATTAGGCATAAGCTAAACCACCTTTCTATAAATTATCTGTCAAGGTATATAACCTTGATTATTTAATTTTAGTCTATGAATCTAAAATGCTTGTGTCTATGTGTGCATTGCTTACCATTGCAAACTTGGCTTACACAAGAGGAACTAAACCCATCTTGCCTTGTATCAATAAGTTTTTCATATATCTTATTTGTCTCTTCGCAAAGTACACGTTTTGACATACCACGGCCATCATATAATTTTATGACAAACGTATCTGGGTCATATTCATCAAGAAAACACCAATTATGTCCGCCAACGGTATTAACATGAGGATAATGATTACATAAAGCCGACACTTGAAATGGGTTATATCCATCAGCAGCAACTTCATCTAAACCATGATATATTTTTTGCGTATCTACACAAATCATATCTTTCTTATACCAAGTAGAACCATTGTCCTTATATCGTCTTAAATCCGTATAATCACATAATCCTGCATTGGCACCTTTGCGCAAATAATCAATAACTGTGCCATCATACAAACCAAGTTCTTGTGCAATATCTGACGTAACATGCATACCTTTATTGTACAGCTCACATGTTTCAATGATTAGAGATTTTAAAGAATGAATTTTTACATAATCCCAATCTACATCATCGAGGTCAAAAATGTTCGGCATTTCGCTATTCATAATAGAGTCGTAAATATAATCGAAATCTGATTTTCTACAATCAAGCTCTATATAATGTTTTATTCCATTTTCAATAGCGAGATTTTTCTTATATATATCATTGTTATATTCATCTCTATGATTTACACGCGAAAAAGCATGTTTATCTGAATAATGTTGCAATCCATGTGTTTCACATATTGTAGAATATTCTTCGATATAAAAATCATATCTTTTATTGTTTGACCATGATAATGTTTTATCTCTAATTGGCGTTATACCTATATTAATAAATATATTATATAATAGTCTTTCTGGATAACTTATACCATCATAACAAACTGGGCATTTTAATCCATCAGAGCAAACTTTTCTAATATATTTATCTTTAATAATAGAGCCGCAATCTGGACAAACAAAATCAGCTTTTTTATGAGTGCCACTTGTAACAGTGTAGCCAAAATCTTTATTCACAAGCATAGAAGCGACATCAGGGCGCGTTGTCCACAAATCAGTTTTACCTTTAATTGCTTTAGGCACAAACAACACCTCCAATGTCGCATATAACCTTATTTATATGATTTAATTAAGGCTGGAATGTATATTTTCCAAAATAATTCGGGAGAACCATTCCGATGCCCATCTTAGTCTGAAGCTGCATATCAACAGACATATCGTTATGACCCTTACCATCAAGAGACTCAAAGGTACGAGTATCACCAATATATTCAAGCTTGATAGGCTTGACATCAGTACCAAGAACAAAAATATCCTTATCAGAAAGAGCAAGCTCGAAAGTACCACTCTTTAGGGTCTGGGGAATAATCATTAGACGGTTACCGTCCCATTCGCCAATAGAACCGGTAGAAGCCTTAGATTCCTTCTGAGACTGAGCAAACTGATTCTCAGGAACAACAGCGGCAAGCTTACGAAGAGCAGCCTTGGTACCGGCAAGAGTCATAGAACCGTAACCGCCAGCAGCCTGAACTAGGTCAACAAGTTTACCAAGAGCATCTTCATCGTTACCGGTAGCGGTGAATTCAGAAGGAACAGAATTGGAAACGCTCTGGAATTGAGAATAAATGCGGTCCTGCATATACTTATTGATAGACTTATTAATCTTATCCATCATCTTATCAAAAGTGGTGATGCCAAGTAGGAATCGCTCAAGGTCTTCATAAACGCGGATGAAAATCCACTCTGAAGGAAGAGTGAATTCCTCGCCAAGGTCGATGAGCTGACGGTTGGTATCCCAATGGTTACCGGCAAAAGACGCTACGGTAAGTAGACCGCCCTCAGAATAAAATGCGGTAGTATCACCGAGGGCGCGGTTTTTAAACTCAACAAACTCCTGAACAAATGGAGAGTTCATAATATTCTCGCCGATAGCAGTAGTAACAATTTCCTCAATAATCTCAAAAATTGCAATCTTATTGCGGCGCATAGCCTGATAAAGGGTTAGGCCACCAAGAATATCATTGTTAATAGTCTTACGTAGATGGTCTTCAAGGTCGCGCTTAGAAACACCATCTGATAGGGAAAACTCATTACGAGCAAGGTCTAGGGCAAGGCTGAAAACCCGTGCCTCTTCAGTGCTAAAATTAGTGTTAGGCATAATTATTTCCTCCTTACCTTTCAATTATCGAATAACGCGAAGCTCGAAAAGCTCAGCGCTTGTACCATAAGTATGTGCGGTTGTAACAAGTGTGCCACCAAGCATACGTTTACGCATAATCTTGCAATAGCTACCAGACGCAGGCTCAGAATCCTCAACTTTGAATTTACCAGTAGCGGCATCAACACTGGCAAATTTACCGGGAGCCGCATTTGCCCGAGTACCAGTAGTAAAGCCATCTTTAGTGATACCAAACTCATCATTAATCATGAGCTGACGAACACGGAATGGGGTGCCAGCAGGAATGACAAACTTGTCACGACGCTGACTGGTCATACGAGACTCATCAGGGTCCCATGCGGGCTGGTCAACAATTACATAATTATTCTTTTCTGGTGTTCCTTTAACAAACTTATAAATATGGGTTTCATTATCGGCTAGGTCACCAAGACCACCAATCATACCGTTTTCGATAACCTCAGTAGCAACGCAATCAAAGATACGAGCAGCGCCGCTAGTAGAGGCCATATTTGTAGACTCGAATACAGTGCTCATACTGTTTCCTCCTTAAAAAAAATAAAAACAAATTTATACACATATAAGTACAGAAATTTGTTGGAAAATTATAATATCAAATTAATTAATAACGCTTCTTGATATAACCATATTTAGTAGAAACATAGCCATCAATTACGTCATCATCGCCATCATTCATGACACCGACAACGGCAGCGCTTGGGTTCTTGCTGAAATTAGTCTTTGCCGCACGAGTTGCTTTGACATATAGAACAGCGCATTCTTTCTCAATCTCATCTACAGAAAGCTCATCGCGCTTCTCCTTAATAGCGGCAAACTCAGCGTTCTCACCAAGTACATCCTCATATTCAGAGAACTTAGCATCCTTAGCAGCATTAATTTCAGCAACTTCACGTTCAGCTTCAGCGGCAACATATTCATCATACCGGGGCTTAATCTCATCGAGTTCAGATTTAACCTGCGAATATTCAGCTTCAACCTTTTCAATCTTTTCAGAAGCATTCTTTTCAATAGAAGAAATATACTCACCGAAACTAAATGCACCAGCTGGGGCAACAACACCGTCTTCATAGTTCTCATAACGAACTTTCTTACGGGTACCGCAGGCAAAATCAAGAACCGGCTTATCGCCATCGATAGTATAGGGAATACCGTAATAATTATAATTATCCTTAGAATCGACTACGATAACCTCATTATCCTGAATATCCACAGCATAATAACGTGGAGTATCATAACCCCACCTATCCTTAACAATTTCTTGAGAGGAAACGATATTTGAAATATCTTCAAACTGCTGCATCATAGTGCTTGCAAAATCAGAAACGGGCTGACTATCATCAACCTGCTCAGAAAAATCAGTATTAACATCTTCAATCATTTCATCATTCTTAATATCTTCGGGCATATTCTTAACACCTCCTTGTTCATTCTGTTTATCAATAAGCTTTGTAAAAACAGCAAATTTATCATTTAATTCATCTTGTAAGTTTTTAACAAAATCACTTACAGAGTAATTAACCTCTACACACGAGTTAATCATAGCGGGCTGAACATCATCTGACAAAATACAACATCCATCAAAAGAAAATTTATCAAACACAAAATCGCCATTATCATCTTCGTGACCCTCAATACTGTTTGGATATAATTCCATGCTATGTTGTTTGATAATATCTCGCATTACGATTTCAGTAGAATCGCTAAACTTCGTCCACAGCAATCCCTTAACTCGCAAAAAAGTACGCATCTCACCATCATCGCACATTTTGTCAACCCATTGAGCATCATAACTCTCTGGCACAACACCGTAAGCAGAGCCAGAATAGACCTGTTCAACCCCATTCACAGTGCGTTTAATAGTATATTCATGTCCCTTAAAGTCTTTTTCTCCATCCGACTTTACTTGAACAAAGCCAAGAATAGGCGTGTTCTTAATAGTGTCAATGTTTGCATCAACAACATCTTGAGAAAACACGCTACCATTAAGATTTCTACCTAAATGAAGCACATCAATAAACACTTCGATAAATCTATTATCACCATCAGAAATCTCATTTTCGACAGAGAATGTAACAGGGAGAGAATATATGTTTTGATTCATACAATCACTCCTCCAATGCATCTTTCCAAATATAACCACCGGCAGTCTTTTGCCTTCCTGCCAAACAAGCAGAAATACATGAACGATTAATTTTCGTCGTAATAGATGCCTCTATTATAGATGGGAAAGTACAAATATAATTTCCATTCTTATCACACTGAGACACTGGCCTGCATTGAAATATACTATCTACAATATCCGATTTTGGAAGTTTTTCCAATACATTGCTATCACTATCAACAACATCTTCAAATTTCTTCCATATATATTTATAAGCAGTCTTGGCATTGCCATTAGCACATCTTGATATATTAGTACTAATTGATTGTGCTTTTTTATCATCAGATGTAAACGAATATCCTGCTTGTATTGTTGAGTCAAATACACCAACAAGTTTTCCATCAAGTGTATATTGAACAACTCTCTTTTTATGTCTATATTGTTCAATATTATCAGGCAAATAAGGATATTTGCTCCAATAAAAATCACCAGCCGTCACAGTGCGACCGTTACAACAATCAGATATTTTAGTAATTAAAATTCCAGTTTTTATAGACGCTTCCACCATAGATAAATATTCGGCAATCAATATTTTATTAAGGTCAAATTGATATACTTTTACATAACAATGGATATTCCTAGCATTTCCACCGGGACTAATATTATACCCATTTGGATACAAAGAATTATAATTATCAATATAATAAATTTCTTTTGTATTTAATAATCCTCTTAATCCATCAATTGTATCGCATTCTATTTTTTCAACCTCATATACATCAAAAATATCCCATCCAAAATTTCTGGCATCAGTATATAAAAAATATGAATCTTCAACGCCATTTTTTGATGCTGATTTATGTGCCGAAAATCTTCCTTGTATCGTCCTTGTTGTTTGCCCAATATAACTTTTCATATTAAATGGATTATAAATTTGATAGATATATCCCTCATACATACCAGTTTCTTTATTATACATAACAACTCCTTCACAACATAACCATTAAAACAAATATGTTTTTTTATCTTCCTTCCATGTTTTAAGCGCATCATTTAGCCTTTGATTCCATTCAAAAATAAAAACCAGAAAGCCCGAAGACTTCTGGTCACAATCAATCCTGATTAACTTACAATCATGGTCAAGAAAATAATTTGCCTGTCGTTTGCCCTTACAGCAATATAATGGCTTCATATACCTACTCCTTCAAAATCCAAACATAGATTTCTCGTATAATTCAAAATAAGCATCAAGATTTCTATCAATCGTATCATCGAACTCAAAAATATATTCACCATTATGGATACCAATAAATTTAGAACCGTTATTCTTCAGATAGGTAGCGATAGATAAATCTTTCACTTTGAATTTCTTTTTGTCATCCATATCAAACACCTACATATCATTCTTATCTTGGTCACGTGTGTTTTCACCTTCGTCACTCAACCGCTCTCCTGTTTCTTCAGCAGACGGTCTTCCGCCTTTATTCTCATCGACTTCCTGAATCTCAGAAGAAACGTTGTATGCGGATTGAAGTGGAATAAGGTTATTATGAAAATCAAAGATATCTTTGTTCATAACGTAAGAACCAAGGGTTCTAGATGGAGTCATATCGAGAGAGGCAAGCCATCTATCGATTCCAACACCCATAGATGCAGATTCTTTATATCTCTTAGACACCGTATCTCTATTGAACACCGTGATGTCCAATAAATAAAAATAAAATTTAAATGTAGGTTTATTGAATTTACGAAGTTTGATATAACGATTGACCCAACGTTCAAACTGGCGGTAAACATCATATATAAAACCAGAATCATTTTCGACAGAAAACGTCACAGCTGTAGCAGACGATGAACCATTGAACAGCTCTTTTGAAATACCGGAATCATTATAAAGCTCATCAACCGCATCTGATACATTGTTTCGAGTATTTGCAGAATCCTTAAAACTGATAGCTTGTCCGGGAGAACCAAGAGTATGAATCATACCGATATCATCACTCATGCTTTCGCGGTTAATCTCCGCAAAGATACCGAGAGTATCGGGAGATAACAATGGTTTATCAATAGTTGATTCATCAATAGGAACCTCAACGAGAATAGCCTTATAGTTATCGGTTCGAGCCGATTGTAGTTTCAGCTTCTTATATGTATCCAAATCAAGAATATCTTTAAGCAAACCAATAAGCATAGGATAAGGATATGTCCATTGCGAATTCATCTTGATACAAATCTGCTTTTCAGCAGGAGGCAGGTACCAATTCGAAGAAAGCTCGCCTTTTATATATTTAACATACGCATCCTGAACATAATCGGGGTATGCATTGATTTCCTTTGCTACTATTTTACCAAGGTCAATCTGGAAGTTATACAAACCATCTTGAACCTGATAGAGCCTACAAGTTCTAAAGTCTAGCTTTTGTATAAAGAAATCGGTTGAACTTTCAACAATTAAACCGCAGAAAATGTCTTGATAGGGAAGCGTTCTCATGATTTTAGAGAATTCATGTTTAAGATTCATATTCTCAAGACGAGCAGCCAGTGTATTATATTGCTTTTTAATCGTCTGAACGTTTGCGTTATCTTTAACATCATATAGGTCTATCCACCAGCAAAATAACGACATGTTTGCAAACATACTATTAAGACGATAATAATGCGGACTGATAGTCATAAGATACGCGCTCGCACGCATCAATACTCTCCACATATGACATGGATGCTCCATAGCTTTTTGAACATCTTCAAGTTTTACGGGGCCAATATATCCAGTATCAATTAATTTAGTATTGTTTAGGATATCGTGTACCATTAATCGCCTAAAGTTGCTAAAATCGACGTTGCCAGATTTCATATTGTCATCAAACTTAGCTTCGTCTTGATTATATGCATCTTCGCTATATGCTTCTACATATTTAGTATCTTGCATCTATTCACCTCCCTCTAATAAGAAATCGGTTTATGATTTAATCCTTTTATTCTTTTTGCATAATCATTTATATTGAATTCAAATTTAGGTTTACGTAAAATATCTCGTTCAAGCTGGCATTGCACCCAATAGTTATAAGCCAAAGAGCTGTATCGGTCTTTTCTCATACCTGTGCGCTCTTTAATCTTGATGTTCGTCCCCTTAACCTCATATTCAAGCTTTGTAAGCTCTGTAACAAGAAGAGAAGTTTGAATATAAGGCATTTTATATTCTAACTGTTCGGATAGGGTCATTTTACTAAAACCTTTAAATTTATTTTTAAGAACTTCTTCGGCTGCAACCTCATGAACCAAAAGGTTTATTTTATTCGTTTTGAATCCGCTTCGAAGTCCAATACATATATCATTGTTAAAAGCCGCATTACCTTTGATTGACCAGATAACCTTTGGAGCATTTTCTACCTTGCACCTTTCAGCCATATCTTTATCATTGATACAAGAAAGAGCAGGGTACAGTTCTCCTGTTTCGGGGTCAACGATATCTTGTACAAGCTTATCAAAAACGGTCAGACCAATACCGGTACAGTCAAGTACAAGGTCGGTACATTTATATGTCGTATATAACCTTCGTACTATAAGCGCTAAATCATCGGCATTTAATCCTTCATAATTTTCCATCCATACAATATTAGCAATATAATTACCACCACTTGTCGGCATAGCACTGTTAATGATAATGGAACTTGCGTCGTTATTATGTTTTTTTGAAGCCATAAGGGCTACGTCAACTGACAGTATTCGGCGCTCATCTGGTTTAACATCTGGTATCTTATATGTTTTATTATTTATAAGAGACGGTGGATACATAGGGTTTTTAAGCTTCCTTCTGCTCGATATATCATCAAAAGAAAAAAACGAACCATCTGTATCTCCCCAAAATAAACTCTGCATCTCCATAGAAAATTTAATTTCATCGAAGTCTGATTCAGACATTTCATCTTGAATTTGTTCTCTTTGAAGAAGATTTTCTTTTACAGATATTTGATATGGTAAGCTACAAATAAAATATCGCTTAGCAGAGTCAAGCATATTTGCACAATATGCTTTTACTTTTTCAAATGACCATGAGTCCTTGTCGTTGTTGTTATCCTAAAAGTTTTTTATCTTTTAGCTCTTATACTTTACCATCATATAAGACCAGCATATATTTTCAACTGTTCTAGTTGTCGGAGGCTCGTGGGGAAATTATTGCTCTCATTATCGCGCTCATTCCCTATGCGTTACAAATCACATTAGATATTGTGACTCTCGATATTACCCATATTTTTGGCGGGTTTCATCGATACACCCCGATAATAATCTAGTTCATCCCTAAACTAGACGGCTATATTTTTAATTTTGTTTATCTTTTCATGTTTTCTATCCAAATATATATGCGCATCAGCATATATTAAATCAATGATTTTAAGCATTTCTGTTCTACTACCTGTCATTAGACGAAAAGATTCGTGCTTACTATTTTTATTTAACCTACTATAAATATTAGTTTTAATTCCATTTAATTTAAAATATTCTTGTATTTGCTTCATCATTAATTGACTCGCTCCTACAATTTCAAATGAATATCTATATCTATTATTTTTAGTATCATAATGATAATGATACGAACCATCACCGTCTATAAAACCTCGTAAATAATGAGGCATCATTTTATCGTCAATATTCGGCAACTCAATATTATAACTTTTATTATGATTAATATTATATTGGTGTAAATCATTCCACATTTTCATTGATGTTAGATTGATTGTAGCTATATCAGAGCCACCATTTTTTGTAGCAGAAAATCCTTCAGTCATATGTTGAATAAATATAGCAACATCATTGGCATTAATACAAGCTAAAAATTTTTCAAGATGTTTTATATCTATGGAACTTAACGATATACGAATATGATATGCATCTTTAGAAACAGAACCATCAGCAGATATAAAACCAAGCCAATACGCCTTATCTTCAGAATCAATGACTTTAAAATAATCTTCATTATAAAAATGCTTTCTCATTGATTTGTCCTCTCATAAACAAAACAACGATGGGGAGGACAACGTTTCACAACATGGTACCCATCGATGCAATAAACAAAATTTTAATAACCAAGCTGAACTCATGTATATTTCTTTATTGCGTTCTTGCTTATCTGCATACTCAGGATTATTAAGATATCCCGGTTGACGCGGTGCAGTAAGGAATCGCTTGAGTACGGTATTGATAACGTTCAGAGAAATCATCCTGAACTCATCGCAAATAAGGATATTAGCTCGCTTGCCTCGTCCAGAGTCCGAAGCAGTAACGACTTGAATCCACGAACCATTCGCAAACTCAATCATACCCTCGTTCTGTCCAATTTTAACAGAAATTATCTCTTGTCTGAGATTGGCAGAACCCCATCCATAGTTTTTCATAAAATCATCTTTAATTTTCAGAAGAACCTCATTAGCCTGTGTTCTTGTCGAAGATGCAATACAAATCTTTGTACGAGGGAATAAAATACATCTTACTACGCAAAACAAGGCGGTCAACCATGTTTTCAAAATGTTATCGATTAGTTTTTTATCTAATCATCTGCATCTTTATCATCGAATACAGTTCAGCATATATTTTCACCCTCTATAATAGTAGGGTGGTGCGGCCTCTTGGGTTCATTATCTTCTATCATTAGTTCCAGAACCTATGCGTTGCCCCTGACTATATTTTTATATATAGCCTTCGGTTCGTGTTGTCCCTTATAATTGAAGGATTTTCACGCTTAATTCCGCACTGTTTGTTCAAAACCATTACTGATTAAGCGGGCATAAACAACCTTAGATTAAGGCTACCCTGACCACGCGCAGCGATGTACATGAAATAGTTATTAACCATCATCATATATATTAAAATCTTCTGAAAAAGTTTAAGATTAACATTGAGATAATCCTTAACAAATCTCTGGGGATTGTCAATAACGATAGAAGGAAGTCCACACAGCTACGCCTTGCATAATACGCTCTGACTTTTCGTTAGCAATCTCTTTTTCTGACTTCTTAGTCTTATAAGACCCATCTATCATTGGACCACCTCCTTATTCACACCAAAATATGGATTGAGAATATAATCTATATTATACTCAGACAACAGCTCTACGTCAATATCATTTTCTTCAATTAATTCTTTGCAAGATTCAGTATCCCATTTTCTTTGATAATTTCCTTGACGCTTATTCATCTTCAACATCACCGCCAAACATGGCATGATATATCGCCTCGTCAGCCTCATCCTCGGTGTACTCTGGTTTCTCCACCGTATATTTCTTCATATATTCATTATATTGACGCGAATAGTCATTATCGACACCAATCATTTTACATAAATGACCAAAGAAAAAGACAGAGATATATTTTCCTATTTTATCAACATCCCTAAGCTCTTCATCGACTTCAGGAATAGGACGAGTATTTTCCCATTTATCAATCAGCGTACCAAGAGTCTGATTCTCAGCGGTAGTATCACCGGCATTTTGCTTAGGTTGCAACTTTGCAGAATCTAGCAACTTAATATATGCGTCATTTAATTGCTTAATCTCAGACACGTTATTTGTTTTCTGCGCCTTGTTAAGGCTAAGTTGCGTTAAACAGATATTCTTAAAAAGTTCTTCTTGTGATTTAGTACTGCATTCATGACGGGCAATCCAGTCACTATATTGCTCATATAAGAAGACATAATCATTTCTTTCATATCCTTGGCCGAAAAGCTTTTTGCCTTCTTCAATGCGCATATCAAACTCGGCATCATCGTCATCATAAATAGATTTAATCTCTTTTTCTTCTTTTAATGCTTCGAATCGTTCTTTCACTGTATCATCATAGGTTTTTCTATAATTTCTACCAATTCTTGACTCTCTGATATAAAACATAATCAAAGGAGTCTCGGGGGCCTTCTCATATTGAGCCATAGCCCTCTGAAACAAAGGTTCTTTAAAATAAATATCCAAAACCATACATATACGCTCAACGGCTTTACGTTCAGGCATGTTATATCCTTGTTTAGAATACCGTTCGTAAAATTCTTGATAAAGGTCATCTATACAATCCTTACAAAACGGAACCCTTTTATAAGTATTGAAAAAAGAACTTTCGGATTTATATAAATCATTTATATCTATTTGTCTTCCACACCTTGAACACGTCAAGCGACTAGGTTTAGCTATAGCTGGCTTTGGAGGCATAATATGCGCCATAAACACCACTTCTTCATATTCATACTTTTCTTAGCCATATAAAATAAGGAGGTATCATAGTCGATACCTCCAAAACATTATTTTAAAATTTAATTATTAAATTATTAAATAGCAATTATATATTTTCCCAAATATACTATAAGCAGCTTTTGAATTTGGATTCAATGCCGCCAATTCATATCTTAGACCACTATTATTTAAAAAAATTCTAAGATTCATAGAGTAGCAACAATAAAGCTTAGAATCCATTTTAACATCTATCTTATTAAAACTTTACATCATAAAAACAATCTAGGCAGTCAGTTTCATTAACAACTGCAATTATTTGTTCTGGGCGATTTCGAAGTCTTTTATCTAAACAATGATTATCTCCACCCGAAACACATCCACACGTTAATACTTTTGAATCATATACTGTATCCAAAGCATTAGTATGTCTATGTCCCAAAATCACAATTTCTGGTTTAACTCCGAACATCATGGTAAATTTTTGAACCACATTAGAAGGCGAATCTTTATCTCCGTGAGAAGCCATAACGATATGTCCACGAATATTAAACATCGCAACAGATTCTTCAACTTCATTTTTATAACATTTAATATTCGGGAAGTTTTGCAGCTTGGATTCTAAGAATGGAATAATGAGATTATCAAAATTTTCTCCTTTACCGTTAGATTCCTTATCTGCAATAATGCGCGAATGATTGCCGGGACAAACAAATACAGCGACATCTTTAAACCTATAGCTAAGCTCCATCAAAAATTCTGATATATAATTAATGGCTGTTAAAAATTGCTCAATAACATTTTGATTGTTTTCAATTCTTAGCGTTGTATGAATTAATCCAGAAATAATTTCGCCAATAACAACAGTTGCACTCTCAGAATTATGACGTGCCTGTACTTTAAAAATCTTATCTAAATATGAATTCAAGCGTTGCTTAAGAACATTTTCATTAAATGTATTATAAAAATTGTCTACATTGATACCTGTATGAAGGTCGCTAAGGGTAACGATTAAATCATTATCGCTCTCTATAGCAACATCAATCTTTTTATTTTCATTATAATCTAAAGTTTTTACATCGCATTCACGTACAGACCTGATAATCTGGTCTTTAAAACTTTCCTTACGCGCTTCCTCGCGAAGCACTCGCCTTAATTCATTACGTTCATCTCGAACTTTAACTTTTTCTTTCTCAAGTTCTTGCTTTTGAAAACGAAGTTCTGATAGATATGCATCTTCTGCATCAGCGTTGAATACACCAGCATCATAAAATCTCTTTGCTTGCTGATAAGGTTTTCTAAAAGTGGCTTCAGTGAGCGGTGAATCTTCAAGACACAGCTCTTTATTCAATATATCTGCAACTTCATCCCAACCAACGTCCAATAGACCAGAGTCTTTATATTGGCATATTCTCCAAATAAACTGTTCATCATTCTCATTTTCTTGCTTCTTTAAATCCAATTCATACACCACCTCAGCTTTAAAAGTGGCTTAATAGGTCAGACACCCATTTTACGCAGGCATCTTCCAAGCCTTTCTTTTGTACATTGCCGGTTGTTTTAATTTAAACTAATCCGACCTATCAAAAAAAATAAGCATAGAATTTTAACTCTATGCAACAAAAGTAATATCTTTCCTTCACGTATCATATAGAACAAAGGAGCTACTGCGACCATCATAAAGACAGCCGCAGCAGCAAAGCTAAGAAAGGTGTAAGAATATGAACACGCAAAGAAAGCCGCCCCAAATTTGGGGCATTATATAAACGGTTAAATAATAACCGAATATACCAATATAAAAATTACTCTTTAGAATTTTTCAGCTTCAGCAGCTTATCACAGTAATAACGAGTAACATTTGCTTTAGCCTTGATTTTCTCAAGAGTATCAATAGTTTCTCCTGTAAGATTGTTTGTTTTCACTTTAGTCGGGAGAAACTTGCTATCAATGGAAATACCTTCGAATAGACGTAAGCTCACGTCGTTATCTTTATCTGCCGTTGCAAGCAAAGCCATGATTTCATTTTCAAGCTCTTCATATATCTTTTTGACCAAGTTTTTACGAATACGAGCAGACCTTGCAACCATCTTGATAATTTGAGCTTTCGTATATACAGTCTTGTTGTTTTCCATTATTTATACCTCCAAATTAAAATAGAAGGAGGCTGAGAAAAACTTAATATTTTGTTCGTCTTTCATATATTGAGATTTTAAAGTTTTATAAACAGCCTCATTTTTACGTTGTTTGTTTATTTCAGTAAAATTGATATATAACCTTAATAATATGTTGTTTAATTAAGCTGAGGGGTAGACCCTACATCCTTTTTTCTTTGCCTATATCGCTGCATTTCTAACCGCTTTAACTCTCTTTTGTGCTCTTTTAAGCAACTATCACAACGACAAGTTGCAGAATCAAAAATACTTACCTCAAACCATTCACCACAATCAACACATTGAATTTCTTTGGTTTTCTTTTTAATCTTGCTAGACAAGTTCTTATAAATAACATCACCATAGCAAAGCCAAAGAGCAGTCTTATTAGCGCTCTTTTTAATTCCATATAGATACTTGACAAGAATATCAACTATATCATCTTCGCCTTTACCATATTGAGAAAGAGCAGAACGAATCTCATTGACAATACGCGCAAGTTTCGTTTGCATGCGCATATATGCTTCGCTTCTATCATTACCTTTTGAACACAGAGCGCTATCTAGTGCAAGATAATACATCTTATCAAATTCACAATATTTAACAATAATAGGTTCGGTTTCTTCTTGAATGATACGACCATTTGTCGCAAACGAAACATCGAATTCAATATCTGGATTATTCATCAGTAAACGATAATCAATATCTTCTATATCGAGTTTTCTTAAATTGATACGCGGATTTGGAATCATTGTTTCGAGCTTATTGACAAAGCTTAAATTTGCAGGAATGATTTGATTATCATTTTTATCCTTAGCATATTTAAAGAAATGTGGCAGCGGGTTATTTGTGAATGAATTGATTTTATCATTTACTTCATCTGGACGTGTTGGCTTATATAAAGTTTTCGCATAATCGATAACGAAATTATTTTCCATGCACAAAATTTTAATCAAATCAACAGCATCTTTTTGCTCATAGATATCGCCGTCAACAAAGATATCGCTATTCCAAATCTTAGAGATATTGTTGCTGTATATTCCGATGTTTCCTCCGACAAATGCTGCATTCAAACCATGGTAAATCGATTCATTGCTTAGGATAACCGGTTCTGCTTTCTTCATATCGTAATACAGAGGAACAATATCAAACTTTTTAATATTGCGCTTTGCTACATCAATAATTGTTTTATCTGCAACTACAAGCGACTTATCTCCGTCAACCACAATTAACCATATAAGATTAACTGTAGACTATATCATAACCATATCCTTTCGGACTTAGGTTCTCGGCGCTTCCAAACAAGGGATTACACCTTGAATGTACTCTACTCAGTTATTTGCATATAACCATATCTGTTAGACTTAGGAAATATGCTATCCTTTCGATAGTCGTTACACTTATGCAAATCCAAAATAATCAATATACTTGTATTCAGTCATTTTGCCATCCTCTCTAACAAAATGACTTGATTTGCATTTAGCACGGGATTCCTTTCGGTTCCCCGTTAGCACGATTATAAAACCGCACACCCTAGATTTCTAGGTTCACCGAGTTTTATTTCTTATAGTTTCCTATAAGTTCGACATTAATGGTCATCGAATTGGAGAACTCTACTAATTAAATCCTTAACGCTCGTATACACAGCATTAGTGCAGAACCATTCACGAATCCAATCTCGTTTATCGCATTCATAATACGCCATGTTCTTTCTCACGGCATGTTCCAAAAACAGGTGTGGACTTCTCAAACAATCCAATTCTCCGTCTTTTCTAAACAGCCAACAGAACACCTCTCCGTTATCAAGAAGGCCATTAGGAGAATCGAACCCTAAAAACCAATGCTCGCATGCAGCATAGAAATCTGGAAGGATGAACGTATACTTCCCATGAACATCGAGCTTACCGGCTTTACACTTTTTAACAATACTATCTTTGATACGTCGTAAATGAGATTTTGCGTATTCATCGTTTAACAGTTCAGGATAGATATCGATACATTTTTGGAAAGCGGTTTTGTTCATATTATACGGTGTTACACCGAATACATTCTTGATATTCTGTATATTGCCGCACAGATTGGTTAGCTTATCAACAGAAGGTTCGGTTATCTTCTCAATCTCTTCATCTGTGATGTCTGTCAAACTCTGTAACATCTGATAGTTGATTGTAGCGTCCTTAATCCTATCTTCCTCGACATTCGTCACGCCTGCGGTACAATGATATTTCTTATATTTCTCTTTGTACTCGTCCCAGTCAGAATAGTATTTATACAATTTAAATTGGCTTTTTGAAAAGATGACCTGAATACCTTCGGCGATAATGTCATGTTCAACACCGTATATATCTTTGATGATAGGCGAGCATTCATGATAATCGATAAATTTCAGATAATCGAATACCCCGAGCAAGCCTTTTACAAACGGTAGGCGCACCATCATATTCTTCTGAGGAACACCGAAAGCATTAGGTAGCATCATACCGGCACCATCTGTATGAGCGATAGGCTTATGTCCATGTTCGCGAGTAATGGTGTAATCAATATCGCTTACGAAATCAAATGTACCGAATACTTCCGTCTCGAAATCATCAATCACGATGGACTTATCAATATCGAATTCTTTCCACACATCTGTAGCCGAGTTGCTTAAGGCGAGATATGCTAAATGTTTCCTTTATACCCCCGGTTTCCCGGTACTTTAACACTGATTTAACAGTGGGAGTAGACTATATCATCACCCCATGTCAATTCATGGGCTTGTACATTACAAGGACATCTCGTGTGCGGCACTTCGCAATCAGGAATTTCACCTGAAAGCTACTCCTTTCGGATAGTCGTTTGACCTTCCTCATTAAGAGGCTTGGCACAGGATTAACATATAAATTATAATTTTATTTTAAACTTCATTTATTTTGTAATATATGAATCTTATTTAACAAATCATTACAAGATTGTGTTAAATCTTCATCAAATCTTATTTCATATAAAAGTATATTGTTTGATTTACAATAATCCTTTTTCTTTTTATCACTATAGTTTCTTTGATATGAGCCAAAGTAACCACAGTCTATGTAATGTTGTTCTCCTTGATATTCTATAAGCATAATTACATTAAGCTCGTTATCAAGTATGGCAAAATCAAACCTTAAAAGATTTCCGCTTTTATTTCTTAAATCATCAAATGAATATTCGCGAACATACATGATGTTGTTTTCAGTTAAGAATTCCGACAATTGCATTTCGCCCTTTGATTTATTTCTATCACATCCGCAACTCGTTGTATTTCCACTTCTAAGGTTACCGCCTTGACATACAACAATGTTTCCGCAGTCACATTTACATTTCCACATAGGACTCGTCATTATGCGTTTTTCTGTCCTATAAACATAATCTTCCGCTCTCTCAATAACGACAAGTTTACCAAATCGCTTACCAGTTAAGTCAATTAGGCCATCACCTTTGTGCTTCGTTGTCATACAACCACATGATTTTACATGTCCGTTTTTGAGGTCTTGCGATGTTGCAATCTTTTTATTACCGCAATCACATTCGCACAACCATGTCGGTTTCTTTTGCCCTCCTTGTGAAACATGTGTACCATGCCGTTTAACAACTGTTAATTTGCCAAACCTTTTGCCAATCATATCTGATATCTCTTTTGGTTGAGAAATAATTTCTTTATTAAGACATCCACAAGATTGTGTCGCACCGCTTCTTAAAGAATAAGAGTTGATATATTTAACATTCCCGCATTCGCATTGGCAAATCCAATAAGCCCCTTTATCGCTGCTAACACTTTTATCTCGTTCTATAACAGTTAGTCTTCCAAAAACTTGTCCGGTTAAATCAATAAACCTTCCCATAACACCTCCTTTTTATTTTTTCAATTATTTGCAAACGGAATTTATAAAATGAAGTTTATTAAAAATTATAATTTACTTAGTCTTTCCCTGTTAGCACATTTTCAAGCCATCATTTCCTATGGCTCCTTTGTATACAACAAAGTGAAATGTACACCCTATATTTATAGGTTCACCGCATTTTCGATACGCATTGCTGCGCAAAGGAACTATATATTAATTCGGATTGTTACCACCTTTAGCATTGATATCATCTAGAGTAAGTCCGCACATAATAGACTTTTCGTATTTCTTCCATACAGACTCTTTAACGAAAACGCATTTCTTGGTTCTAATCTGTCCAGCACTCGATGTGAAATATATGTATTTCTCGCCCTTATACATAAATCCGTTGTAAATCAAATCCTGAGCAACAGAGAAATAGAATACCTTGATAATCATGAAATCATCTGAGAACTCATTCGGCTTTGCTCCGATGGTCCGTGTAAAATACGAATCGAACACCGAGATAACTTTGTTATCCGACACAGCATCATCTCTAAGTTGACGAATATGATGTCGAGAATCAGATGAGATATTGGCATTCACCTTGTTCTCTAAAAGCTTAAGCAATCTATCTTTGATTTCCTTTGCCTTTTTATTCTTGTGCGAAACAAGTTTTCTCTTGTCTATGTATTCATAACAGAGGCTAGATACAACAGCAGCATCATCGCCGTGAATAGAAAAATCATAATCACCATTAGAAATTTGTTTGATACATTCATTATCGATTTCATACTCGTTTCGTAACCTTCTTTCAATCTCCTTGGTACCGACAATAGTTTTCCTGCCAGACTTGAAACCATTGATAAGCTTGTTCTTTTCCAAGCGAATCTTATGGTTGATGTCGTGCAGACGCTTTTCTTTATTGCTATAGAAATCAGAAGTATCCAAAGCAAGCACATTAATCTGTCTATCAAGCACGTATCTTCACCTACCAAAGTATATAATGTTAATAATTAACACTTGTTTCAAAGACTTTTTTATTATACCATGTATTTAATATCTTTATACATATGATTTTTTCTACATAAAATCCCCACATAAACAATCTTTCTGTAATCTTTTCTTCTTTTTGGGTAATAAGTATATCACTACGAAATGATTATAGCAAATCACCACATAATCATCATAATAGATTGGAGTATGGAATATGCCTACAAGACCAAGAAAATATATATGGGTTAACAAAGAATATTTCGGAATCGGATTAGCACCGTTGGACATACTGATATTATCGCATATAGAAGAAGAGACAACGCATAAAAGATGTTGCGAACTTACAAACAATGATTTCGCAGATATGTTTTCAGAGACATTGTACGCAGTCAAGAAATCTTTAGCTAGGCTTAGAGATAAAGAATTTGTTCTACAAGACACCAGATATCTATCGGGAGTAGGCAAGGCAACCAAGAAAAGATATCTCATTGCAAACAATGATATCGGCAAGGTGATATTCTCTAATCTAGATGAATATATAGAAAGAACAAGACCGAAGAAAAGAGGAAGACCTTGTAAAAATCAAATGCAAGAAACATAGATTAACGTCTATGAATAACACAAATTAACATCTGTGAATAACTTAAATTAAAATTTAAGAATGACATAGACTAACGTTTATAAATTAAGAATAGCATAGACTAATGTCTATGAATAACAAATAAATTGAAAACACTAAATAACTTATATGTTCGCTGCGCTCACAATGATAAACTTGTCAGAACTATAAACTTGTCAGAATTGAAAATTCCCATATATAATATATATAGTTAAAAAATCAATTCTGACAAGTTTTGTGCATGATATGTGAAGATTGAAATCTCAAGAATGAAATTTTCAAATATGAGTATAATCAAGTTTGACATAAAAGTTGTCAAGATTGAAAATTTCAATATATATATTATATATGTGAAAAATCAATTCTGACAACTTTTTAAAGCCGTGGTGCGAAGCATCCACGGTATAAGTTATATTGATTTATCAATTCTTATCGTTTTAGAGAGTGTGTCTTCATATGAATAATAATCAGTATAAGCTATTTGTGAATTATGTTTATAAATATAAAGAACTATGTTCCATATTAGAAGAAGATGTAAAAACAGGTGGTGCTAAAACCAACCAATTAAAGAGATGGAAAGGTTATTTCGATTGGATTAACCCTACTAAGCAAACATATAAGATTACAGAGATATATGATTCTCCTGTTATAGTCGAAGACGGTAGAAAGAATAACGGAGGTTCCAGAGAAGGTTCTGGTGCCAAATTGAAATTACAGGAAGAATTTGATTATCTGTTCAATATGTTTCTACATCGTGAATTCAATCGCAATGTATCTAACGGACAAGGAGATGTCTGTTCTACTCATTTCTTCAATGGCGAGATAAGCAAGTATTTCGGTTTATATGGAGACAGATTCTATAGTGCCAAACAAGATTTTTCGGATATTGCAGTTAGGCATTTCAATGACAACGGTAAGATTTCGAAGAAGATATCTGTATTCAATAGTTCTTGGGACGATATAGCGAAGAAGATTATCGAGAAAAGAAACTCTTGGGTATACAAGAAGATTGAACGTATAGATGGTATTGAGTTCGGATACGGTATTATCGCTTATAAAAATGAAAAGGACTTTGAATATCATGATGAATGGTTAGATAGATGGAATGGATATATGAAGGACTATCTTAGAGCAAGGAAGATGAGGACTATATCCGATGTTGTAGATATGGGATTGTGGGATGATATGGTGTCCTATATATCTGGTTTCTTTGAATGGTACGAGAGAGTCGAGAGGACTAGGTTAATCAAGTTCAATGTCGATATGCTTTATGATTACGATTATGATATAAAGGATATATATAGAAAAAGATATAATGATAAGGTATGTGATGATGTGCTGAGGTATTTCAGCAATAGAGTAGGCGATGAAGAATATAGGATGTATGAATATATCGTTGAACATTATGTTAGATTGCATATATAATAAAATTACATATAATACACAATATGTAGTATGTTTTAATATATTTTAATACAATATATAGTATATATTTATAATAATATATAGCAAAAATAAACATATATTTATCAGCTCTGTAGCGTCTATGCTATGGGGCTTTTTTGTTATGACTTTAATTCAAGGTTGTTTTAAAAACAGTATTGGAAAATGACATATCGTTGTCAGTTATATTCGTTATCAACGATACTAATTTCAATATTGTGTATTAGTTTAAAACAAGGGTGTTTGTGTTTGTTTTAAATATACCCTACATATTGTGTTTAAGCATCTATGAAAACACTATATATAGATTGTTTATATTTATGTAGATAAGCGGAAATGTTTTCTAAATTTAATTAGCCACCTTTATTTTAAAGGCATCTTGTTGTGACTAATATACCTATTACCCTAGTGTGATTATAAGGAACTATGTAGACGGGTATTGTTTGGCGTTATTTTTATATGATTTTTGGTTGGTTGATTTATTTGTAATGAACAATGTTGTGCATGAATTATTCGATTGGTTGATATTGAGGTTGATGTTTGTGCGTGGTCGATTCAATGAGATTTAATGTTTTGTTGTAGCGATATAGCTTTAAATTTTGATTTTGGATTTTTTGTCGTTGCTTCATGTGTTCCGGTGATATCTGATGGTGTTTGGGATGGTGTTGGGTGTGATATTTTTTTTGTATTTATTTTTATGTTGTTTTTATGTTGTTTAGGTTGCTTTGATTTGATGTTAATTTTTATGTTGACTGTTTGTGTTGACTGTTTTGGTTTTGGTATGTCGCGTGTCGATTGTGTTTTGGTTCGTAGTGTGTGGATGAACCACATTAGGTCCATTTTGGCTGATTTGTCCGTTTTGTCCGTTTAAACGTACCCCACTTTTAACCTATGCAAACAACCCGAAAAACCTTGCATTCGCCAAAGATAATATTTGTACCATGGGGCTATCTTTTTGTGCGCCATAGTTTCACGTGAAACCATACCCGCTATTTTAAGGTTGCAGCGTTTTATATTAAGAGACAAGTTTTCAACAGTTTCAACAGTTTCAACAAAAGTTTTCAACAACCAAACTAAGTTTTCAACAGGTTTTCAACAGGTTTTCAACAGATATCCCGGAGTTTTCAACAGATTTTCAACAGCAAACAGAAAATTTTCAACAGGCTGTGGAAAACTGGAAAAATATCACGGAACATTAATATAACAACGGAAAACATAGCACACACAACATCAAACGCAACATCAAGCATCACACAAAACATAAGCCCCAAACATATCCCAAACAATACATAACGCATACGACGCAAAACAAAACATTGCAAAATATCATACACATATCAAACACCGAACACATACAGTCAAACAATATTATCTGTTTATCTATTACCGTTATCCATTACTTTGTTATCATTATCTATTTATCCTTTATCTTTATCATTATTCGTTATATTGCTATCATTATCTATCATATCATTATCATTATATATTATTGATACTATCTATTGACTACTTGCTATTATATATTACTACTACTATACATAACGTTACCGATATTTATACACTATTACCAATACTATTCTTTAACAACTAATCATTATTTATAAACCTCACAACATCCAACATTAACAATACAGAACATAGACAACCAAACATTAATTAGCAACCATATAATATTAGATATCAACAATAGAAAACATGGATAACTAATTATCATTTATCTATCTATTATCATTTAACATTGGCAATATCGCGCATAGATAAATTATTTCTATGTCGATAATACCTATCATTTTTTATTAACAATATAGAATATCTATTATTAAATACCATTTACTAATCTATTATCATAATCTATTAACAATGTTTTACATCGAATAATTATCATTTCCCATTGTTCATATAGAACATTAAAAAACCAATAGCTATCATTAACAATATTTTTCATTAATCTATTACCATTATTCGCAAATAGATTATCATTCGATATTATTTATCATAATTTTTTTACAGTTTTATATAAAATATCATCAAGATAATTTTAAATATAAGCCCCAACCCAAAGCGAATATTATACAGACTTTTTTGCATAAAACCAAACTTATAATAAAAGCGCAGGTAAACGGTACCGTTAAAATGCGTTTTATGGCGATATGCACGCATACCACGAATACTTATACCGTTTATGCAAAACCCACCCCTAAAACGTCTCTCATTGGCTTATAACGGTATGCCTAGAGTGGGTTATTAATTAAGTTATCCAAGAACAAACTGTTTGTCATATATCATTACTGAACATTAGCTAAACAGTTTGATATCAAATAATTATGTACCTCATAATTAGGTACATTGCTATTAGGTACCGTACAATTATCAATTAGGTACCTAACAATGATATACAAACCAATTAGGTACCTTGCTAAACAATATCAAAACATTAGGTACCGTAACTATTAGGTACATAACGAAAAATTGCACACTCAAAACCACGCCAAAAACAACGCGACGCAAACACGCGCAAATGCCCATATAAGCCACTGTAACGACGTTTAAGGGCATTTGAAACGAATACCGCCTAACTACTCCAACCGACAAATAAACACGCCTTAAAACGCCTTGCAATGGCGCTAACAAGGTTTGCGCAGGTAAAACTATATAAACAAACAAATACTATTATCTACCTGCGCTTTTACCGTTCACCGGTAATTTTATACCGTTCGCCCCTACGTCAACAATAGACATTAATATAAAACGTAATCAATACAACATAAAATATAAAACCTAGCTATCATAAAACATTATATTCTTATCGTTTCTTGTTAAGCTTTAACTCCACTCAAAACAGTTAGGTACCGAACTTTATACGCGAAACCTGCATAAAACCCTGTATTTATGCATTTTAGAATGTGAAGACTTTATGAAAACCGCAGGTAAAGTCATAGTTGACTTTTAGCTTTATGCGTCGTATCTTGATAACCGTCGAAGGGGCACAACCCCAACGGCGCGTACTTTACCAACTGTATGCCAGCGACGCGACGCGCTCACCTATGCGCGACGTGGCAAACCGGAAACGCTGCGAAACGGGGGTTTCGTGAGAGTCCGGCAAGCGTGAGAGCCGGTATACAGTGTGCTACGGCCATAATTGGTATGGTACTGGTACCTTGAGAATTGTATAAAGTTTACCTAGGGAAACCTAGAAGATGTTCGAGGGATATGCCGAACATATCATAAAACGATAACTTCATAGCCTCTTATAGTGGGTTGTCCTACGTGGTGGTTACTTAACGTGCTACCAATATATCACGAAACGATAAGGAGATAACATTATGATTGAGACTACAGTTTTCGAGCTTGAAGTCGGCGAAAGTTGCGACGTATGCGCAGGCTTTAAGTTTGGCATCGGCCAACTTGTTGACGTTCTCCAAGATGCAAAAAATATCGTCAAATATTATGAAAGTGATATTTTGTACGATGCTGTTACTCTTGGGGGTTTGCAAGCTGCAATTATGCAAGACCCTATGGCATATAATAATTGCATAAAGCGCGTTTGGGCTTTGCGCCCAACTGGTACCGACCTTGTATCGCTCGAATCTTGGGATAAATACGTTAGTTATAAACAACGCGCCAAACATGCATTTATTATCACGATATGTGAAAACGGATTTAAATTTAAACGCATCATTTAATATTAAGGTAGTCACTTTGAGTGACTACCACGTGGGACAACACACAAATAATATTGGAGGTTAATAATGAAACTTCGTAGTATGTCCGCAACTGTTGAGCGCCATTCCATCGACGTTATTGTCAAGGAAACGGGAGAAATTGTATCTATTCCAGATGCATTTATCCTTAAGTCCTACAGGTCTATTGTTGCTGTATATCCGTTCAATGATAACAAACTTTATCTACTGCCACGATACGACTATAGCAATACGACGTGGAAGCACCTGCATGCATTCGTGCAAGACTATTGCGAGCCTAACATTCCCGACTATTGCGCTAGCGTGATTCATTCGTGTGAATCCGGCAAGCTGAATAATAACGATTATGTGTTTTGTTCAGGTTGGTACGATGGCATGAGGGAATTGGCCTATTAACGCTCACGCGCGGGGCAACCTACTATAAGGGGCTATGGAGTTATCATAAAACAAAATGATATCGGGATAACGTTTCATGTTAATTCGAGAGTCTTTCATGTAGGGCGCATAATATATTTCGATAAGTTCTAAGCTTTGGAGGTATATTATGAGAACTCAAGAACAGATTGCCGCCGCCGCTCAAAAAAAGAACGTGGCGTTTGAGATTGTAAAACGCGAATGGCGCATGTATGACGGTTTTGAAGTTGCGTTTGCAAGCGCTTTTGACGGATATTGCACTAACTCATGGTGTTCGTTCGTTGACTTTGAGGACGGTAACGGTCTTACGCTCATATGGTGTGATGCAAGAACACCCACCAAAACCGAACGCATGTTTGCTGAACGTCTGTTGTATCAAAACTCTAATTTACATGTATGTGATTGGACTTTTTAGGCGCAAAACGTTATGCGCCTTACCTGAAAGACTCTAGGAATGTTCATAGCCTATCATGCAGGGTACGCAATGCAAAAAACGTATTGCAAACGCAATATAAAACGTAAACTGCTATATGATTGGAGTTATCATGGATAAGTGGGATGTTTATTATGAGATGTTGGAGCATATGAGTGGCGAGGAACTTGCCTATCATCTTGTAGCTGCAATGTCAACTAATGAGGCGATTGAAAATTTTGAATACATCGACAGCTGCCACGACTTAGGAATTTTTAACGAGGACGAGGACGAGGATTAACACAAGATGTTGTGTACCTTGCATGATAGGCTATGAACAAAATGACAATGGTTTCTAGCGTGGGAAACTACACGGAAACACACTAGGAAAGGTGGAAAAATGCACGAGATTCACAACATTCACAAGTGGTACAAGTCAAGCGTTTTTGACGCTATCGGAATGGCTATCGATAAAGCTTTTGAGCATGGATATTTTCCATCGGAAAATTTAAACGATTGGCTTGATTCACGAGAAGCGCATAATATGCCGGACTTTGCATGGTACGCCGTTCTGGCAGTTGTGCGTGGAATGGAGGGTATCGAAAGCGCTAGGGAGATGGAAAATTAGCGCGACGTGATAGGTTGGAAAATGCTCCAACCCTCACGCTAGAAACCATTGCAAAGCCTATTACACTTGGCACAGTAGCACACTTTATATAAAATATATAGAGTGTGCTATTATGAGGGCTACAAACAAACAACAGAAAGGAAACAAGAAATGATTATGGAGAACGTGCGTGATTGTACGGAAAATTCGTTTTTTGATATTGACAAAATTTGCCAAATGTGCATCACGCGAAACCTATACACTTGGGGGGATTGCAAGGATTATTCTTGTATGCTCAACTTTGCACACAACGCTAATGTTACAACGGAAAATCTTATCACGATAGCGCAAGATATTGCGGAACATAGCGACCTGCAAGCCTATGGATGTTCTTATCGTGAAGCGGTGGAAAATTTCATCTATGTGCTTGCAAATGAATGCGTTATTAGGCAATTTACGGTTTTGTGGTAACTTTCAGTCTGCTAACTTGAAACATAGTTGGCAGGTATGAGGGCTACTAACTCTCAAAGGGCAAAAGGACAAAGGCATTAAACGGAAAATTTGAAGGGCAAACCATGAAAAAGCGCATTAAGACTATCCCCGGTGTTCCACGTCAATACATGTATACCGGTGTGTCGTGTTTTCTTGTATACGGAAAAACAAACATCCAAGCGCGTTATGGCGTGTTCGGTATCGTTGATGGGCAAGTAAAGCAGGTTAAGCGTCTTACGTCTGCAATGTGTTTTAATCGTATGGACTACGCTAATGCTCGGAAATTTGCGGATTTGTGCGAAAATATGTATCCTGAATATCGTTTTGAGGTTCGGGAACATGTGCGCTTGTTTCGTAAGTGGGATTAGTTCGGAAAATTGTCGCGCTATTACGCGGAAAATTAGGAAAGGAAACATAACAATGCGTAAGTATCTTGTATCGTTCTATGTTAATGACGATATGGATTCTATTGAGTTCTATTCTGATTATCGGCGCGGCTCTAAGGCTAATCGTGCCGATGCAATGGCGGAAATTCGCAAGCGTAAGGGAGATTATATCGCTAATCGTGCGGAAATTTATGCTATCGTTCGTGACCTTACCGACTAGTATATGATGATTTTATGGAGATTCTTAAACGTCATGACCTATCGGAAAATTGGCAGTAATATATTGCCAGTTGGAAAATTGTTCGGCTGATTGGAGCGGAAAATGGAGCACGTCACGATTAAACCTAGCGGTATCATGGTTGAGTGCGAGAAGAGGCGGGAACCCCGTGAATTGTCGGACTATGAAAAGGCTTTGCTATTAATCAATAAGGCTTATGAGTCGGAAGATTACGACGCATACGAACTGCGCTTGAATCGTGCCGCCGCAAAGTTCAAAAAGCCTGTTTGGTTGGTTGAGGATGACGCAACAGATGTTAGATTGTGGGGTGTTGATTATAATTAACTAATCGGAAAATTAACAGAACGGAAAATTAACATTAAATGATTGGAGTAAAGCATGATGTATCTGGAAAATCCTCACACTGGCAACATGATTCCTGTTCCCTCTATTACTGTTTCTAGGGAGGATTTGAGGGCGTTGTCTGAAGAGATGGAAAAGAATCCTAATGGCGATATACTTTCTATCGCTATGGCTGCAAGCAAACGTAAGCAAATGATGGAAAATTAATATATTATATTATGGGGCAATCATATCGGTTGCCCCATTTTTTTATTTGCGTATAATTGTGGAGATTTTGCATATTTATATAAAATCACTTGACGAAACGGAAAATTTATGTTCTCTATAAAAAACAACTTTCACATTCTCGCCACATATTACCGCTCAAAACGACATGTATATTATGCATGGAAAATTGCATAACCGCACCCCAATAACAAAACCGCAGGTAAACGGCTTGTTGTAATGCCCCTAAAAGGCTTTATACATTCAGGGCTGGAATACTTGTATCCTTATGCGAAACACGTCGGAAAAATCGATACTATAGCGCCATATAAGGGCAATTCTGAAACGGAAAATTAGATGTTATGCATCTGCAAATCGAACGTTATTCAGGCGGTATCGGAGCAATAATCAGTGGTTGGAAAATTGCTATTGACATTGATTGTGGTTTGTGATACACGTTTACAACCATATAAAAAATCAAAAGTCAATGGTCAATCGGAAAATCATATAGCCTATACAAATGAATTATCGCTCGTACAATTATGTAGGAATTATGTATTTGATTCTGAACGGAAAATCAAGCGGTAACCATGCTAATATATAGACAGTTGAAAGAACGATAGTTCAAAGACAACGGATTGAAAACAGCATACGGAAAGGAAGCACGATGGACTACAATGAGATGGAAAATATGTGGAACGACCTTTATAAGTTCGACACTTATGGTAACGTAGCCGATAGCGACTGTATGGATGCATTCTATGGTGAGCTGTACGATATGATGGACAAAATGACCACCGATGAAGTGAGGATGTTTGCCACAAAAATGGCGTGTGACGCGGTGTTTTATAAGAATGGTTTTAAACATTGGAATAATGCGTATTGGAATATTTACCATAATTCACGCAAAAAGCTTACAAAAATTTGTGGCTTAGCGCAAGATATGATGGTTAAAGGGACAAACAACGCTTTGGAAATTACTAAAATTGCTATTAGGTGGGATACGATTTTGGGGAACGATTAGTTCCCCTTTTTTATTGCGTGGAAAATTATGTAGATTCTATGAATCGGAAAATTATCACGCTAGCAACCTGCAACCATGCTATTATATATATAGTCGATAGTCGAAGACGCGGAAAACAGACGCGGCAGGGGCAGCAAAGAATCGTTACACATTCTCTACAGTTCTATATATATTAAACGGAAAATTTGTTTGTGAAGACTATGTGAAGCTAAGAATCCTATGTTAACATATAAGTACGGTAACACCTTACAGATTGGAGAAACATGTCTAACACCATTTTCGACACTGATTTTGAAGGCAGCGAAAAGATTATCGTATACATTGGCGGTAAATTTGCGTATGAAGGTATCATTGACAATCTTACAGACGAACAGAAACGCAAATATTCCCGATGCGATTGGTACAATCTTGCAGGGTATGAGAACTACGATATTGTTTTCATTGGTTAACTTTATGGGTGTAAGCGTCATGCTTGCACCCTATTTTTTATGTTCATATAATTGTGAAGAAAATGTGAGACTGGAAAACCTCACGCACACCAACAACAGACCTGCTAATATATAGGTAGCACAAAAAACCAAACGGAAGGATAAACCATGTGCAACGCAGAAATCATCCATAACGCACAAATGCTCGCCGGTGTGTTTGAAGAGTGCCACACCTATGGAAGGTGGAAGTCTATGGGTTATCAGGTCAAGCGCGGTTCTAAGGCGTTGTTTAAGGCAACCATTTGGAAATATACGAGCAAGAAGAACATAGAAACCGATGATGAAGAGTCACGTATGTTTATGAAAACGGCTAGTTTCTTTGGGCGTTCTCAAGTTGAGCGCATTGGCGTGTAAATTTGTTCGTTCAAATTAAAAAGATTAAGTGACACAATGTTGATATCAGGGTACGGGAAATTTAAATCCGTACCATGCTTTTGAAAGGAAAATTTATGATACACCCTTGTAAATATGGTAATGTATGTCGCATGTATTGGGAGCGTTTTCGTGTTATTTTGTCTGTAAATTGTCCGTTTGAATGTCCTTTTTACAAGCCAAAGAAGAAAAAGAAATGTGAAGAGAATATGTAAACAAAAATTCTCACGTACAACAGGTAAAACAGTGGTAATATATAAATGTCAAAGGAAACGCAAATGAAAGGTTGAGCAATGACTTGCTGGGGTATCGAGGTTCAGGGTTTTGTGATTCATGACAGCAAGCTTGAGAAGATTTTCGAGCTTAGCGAGCAGGATTACGAAACCTATTGCAAGGTTAATCGTTCGCGCATCGTGTCTGAGGGCCTTTGGTTCGATGATGATAAACTACACGCGCGTTTCGGCATGTAAGCTTTTGGGTAGTTAACGAATGGAGCAAACAAAATGGTGGCTTATAACGAGTTGAATCCTATCGAGCAGATGATTTTGAATTGGCGCAATGATAATCCTGTTTTTGTTATTGTCGCTCTTATTCTTTTTGTATTTATTATTATCGCATGCATTATTATCGAATACAATCACAATCAGAAAATTGAGCAGATGAAAATCAGTAGGCATCGCAAGAATATGCGTCGATGGATTAAGATGAATGGAGGGCTGTAATTAATATTATACACTACATTTAAATTGCAAGATTTTATAGAAAGGTATTACAATGCACGTTCAGTTTATGCAGTATATCATTACCGCTGTGTTGGCGATGTATGGACTTACACCGGCATGGTGCGACTCATGCGGCGAGAGCTATCTTAGCGACCAGATGACTTATTGCGACTGTTGTGGAGCCACCATTTGCCCTGTATGCGATGATTTGTACGAGGGCGTGGGTTGCTACGTATGTGATGGAAACGCGGCAAATATCGGTACTACAGTTTGCGAGTCGTGCGGTGAACCATGCATGTGCTATGATATGACCACGTGTCCAAACTGCAATGCGAACATTTGTACGCTGTGTGATTTGGAGTATGTTGAGCATTGTGAGAATGGATATATCCCCGGATGCTATGTATGCAATAGCAATCAACAATAACACAATATAAAATATTATCTATCAGCCCTGCTTTATAGTGGGGCTTTTTTATTAGCTACACAACGTCACTTAATTATTCCATTAGTGACACGACGTTATTTACATTGCTATGTATAAATAATATGAATTTGCCAACCACAAAAGAATCAAGCGCATTTACTGCTAACATATAGTTGTTGAAAGAAACCAATGAAAGGGAAACCAATGGTCACTATCACAACGGCACAAACCAAAACCGTCTTGCATCTTGACAAAGGCGAGAAAACTACTATCATTTACAGCGATGGCGCACACACTCACAAGATTAATCGTTATGTGTGGACTGCAAGGGAGGATAGCTCAACATGGGCTAGGTTTTGCGACCAATGGAACCGTGTATACAAGCGTGATGATTGTTGCTATGTTGATGGCATGTACAAAAACAATGTATATGACCTTGATAGTTTTGCTGAATAATTTTTTAAAATAACTACTCGCCAACAACAATGCTATTAGCGAGGTATCAGTTATGGTACCTCGTTTTTTATTTGTGTAGATTATATGAAGTTCAAGAATCACAACCGATACAAAGCTGATGATGCTACTATGAATACAACAAGAAAGCCTAAGAGAAAGGGCAAACACAATGCGTATTATCAGAACCCTTACACGCAATGAATGCGCTCGCGCCCTTAATTTCATTAACCATACGAACCATTTCAACGAGCGTATCAACAGGCTCACACGCACTGGTATGGGCATTGGTAAGGTTGTTTCCGGCTTTCTGGTAGATAAAGACCACGAGAACGGACTTGAAGAACATTACATCACGACAACAGGGCTTGTTGTTATCCGCAACCACAACACGCATAAGGCAATCACTGTACTTGTTGCACGTCCTGCGCAGATTAATAGATATTACTACAACGTTAGCGATACTGTAATGCCGGTTGTTGCAGCTGTCAAGAAGATTGCTAAATACAATTGCGAGGTATGCCACTACAATTACTGATGTGTAGGAATTGTGACGGAAAAATATTTGCTCTAAACATTTGACAACTACTTGCCACGATGTTATATTATGAGTGTCAAAAAAGACAGAAAGGAACCAGAACAATGACCACCTACAAGAAGCAGCTTACCAACGAGCTTATTGACGCTATCGAAACGGTTTGCGGTGCTTGCCCTTATATTTCCGACTGCCAGATTACCGACGAGATTGCTAACCAGATGGGGCTTGACGATGATACTCTTTACGATTCAAACGAGAAGTATTGCGAGCGGTGCATGGTTCGTCGCATGTATGAACTGTTCTATGCTGAGGACGAGAATGGCGATTATCTACCCATGTCCGCACCTGAGCGGCAAGCTATCATCAACTACTAGAAATTGGCCGGGGTCTGTGTGCTATCCCCGTTTCAACAAGTAGAAGCGAAATAAACAATTAAATATATATGCTATTATAGATGGCTTATGCTCACCTATTTTTATTTATGTAGAAACTATGAAGACAAAAATTCTTGTTAGCTTTAGTCCACATTGGTGTACTATATAGATGTAAAGAAAAGGAACGTCAAAGGAGGGGCGAGAATCATGCTAAAGAATCTAGACCAGATGGAAAATCTTATCAAATATGCTCAAACCTATGGCGTTGATTCCATCAATGATTATGGAGAGCATTGCAATGCTTACAACGTTGGTCTTTACTATGCATATATCAATTTTCAAAACAAGTATCGCGCATCGATTATCAAGCGGGAAGAAAGTATCGATAATCTAACTTTTGATTATATTGACGTTGTGGTGTCCGATTGGAACGGATATCTTGATGCCGATATTTTATATGGAATTTGTGAGGATAATCATATTCCTTGCAAGAACGAACAGGAGCTTATTGGTATACTTGAAACAATTAGAAATCTTTAAGCCGACAGAAGGGTTACACGATGAACAATGATAGGCTCACTAAAAAAAAGATTATGCAATATATTAAAGATTCATACGACGCATATGACTATGAACAGATGTTTGTTCTAATGGTGAATTATTCTCGCTTACCCAGCGTTGAACGTAAGATAATCGAGTATCTTTTTCCATATGACATTGTTAATATTACACGTTCAGAGCTTTCAAGCGCCATTCGTTCAGATAAAAGCGACGTGGGAAAGGCTGTGAACAGTCTAGAACAACGCGGCATCATCCATGTAGTACGCAAGTACAATGACAACAGAAAGGTTAATCCTATGATTGGGTGCTTTATTGTCGAAGGCTGGCTGAATAATCTGATTAATGGGGTAAAGATATGAGTAACAAACAAAAGGCATTTGATATTGTTTTTACCATATACCTTATTGCGATATATATGTCGTTGTTCATTGAGTGTATATTCGTCGAAGAATGGTTGTTCGCTCTCATTTCACTGGCCGCAACATTAAATCGTTCTTATATGCTATATAGATATTTTATTAAATATAATATTGTTCGATAAAAAGGGGAGATTATGTATAAGACAAATAAAACAGAGCAAGTTCTTAATCATCTGCAACGTTATGGAAGTATTACAAGCCTTGATGCTATCGGTATGTATGGCGCAACGCGACTTAGCGCAATTATCTATAATTTACGCAAGCGAGGATACAATATTGAGACTGTGAAGATGCCATTTACAGACCGATACGGCAATCATACGGCATACGGAAAATATGTTATGGTCAACTAACATATATAATTTTGTTTGTGTAAGAATTATGGAGATGGAAAATCTCGCCAGAATCTAACTCGACAGTGCTATTATATAAGTGTCAAAAGAAAAGCCAACTAAGAAAGGAACTACGATGGCTTACGATATGAACAATAGGAACTATCAGGAGCTTACTGACGATGAAAAGAAGTTCGTTGGTCTTGACGAACAGGAGCGTTATAAGGCAACGGAGAACATTCTGAACGACCTTGATGATGATGAACTTATGGATATGTTTCGTGAGCAGAACAGTTGGGATGGGTCTTTTGAATTTTGCGATGGATATGAGATGAGCGAGTTTCTTGCTGCGATGATTGAGGGGAAGAAGGGTCAAGAACTTATTGATTTCATTCTTGAGGTTGCGCAAGCAGTAAACGATTATAATGGGCATGATGATATCGAGGATGCGCAATGGGGATACTTTGATATTTATGGACTTAGCATTAAATCTAACGATGATATCATTAATGAAGCGCGCAATGATTATCTGAGCGAGCTTGCAGAAAAAATTGTTGATGATACGCATCATATTTATGATATTCCAAGCGAGGTTGAAGATGTGCTGAATCTGTGGGAAATGGAGGACAATGAGGAATTTCTGAATGAAGATGATGATTAACAGTGGAACGTACATACTCATGTGTTATCGTAACACGCAATGGAACGGAACCGTTCATCTATACTAGCGACCATAAAGCTGGCAGCAAAGCTAATTGTGAAGATGCTGTATTGCAATACAAGTTCATGCATGATGATGTATCATGGTGTGAGGTAGAGAAAAATTCTATTTATCGTATTGATTAGAAAGGATACATGAACCAATGAGCACCCCTAAGAATATCTATCAGGAGTACGGTTATTATAATCGAGAGGATTATCTGCGCTGTCTTTCTGAAGATTGGGATATTCCGTTTATGACTGTAAAAATGCTTGCCGATATGTTGGGGCCTGATGAAGATTTTGATGGGCTTGTAACGATGCTAGAGGACGCAGACGAGATGGAGAATTTATTTATGTAATAAATTAGCGGTACGAGAAATCGTGCCGCTTTTTTCATTTCTTATATTTTTTAAATTGTGTAGAAACTATGAACTGAAAATTTATCGGTACACATTCTAACAATTGATGTATTATATAGGTGTCAACAGAAGTCACGATTGAAAGGAAAGAACGTTGACGTACTATAACAAGTTTCTCATTGGCGCAACAAAAAATCACGAGCTTGTATTTGCTAACTTTGGAACTAGGCAATATGGGAATGAACAGCCTAAGTTCAGCGCTAGTTTCGATACCGTTATGCCGTTTAATGCGGATACATTTGATTTTACAAGCTATTGCGATATGCTTGTAAGCGAGATGGATAAAGACGGTCTGTGGGAGAAATGTGATGCCTATGATTGCAAGCCATCTGAACTTGCATGGCGTATGGCAGATAATCGTGATAATTGTGATGTTATGGAAATTATTGATTGCAGTCTTTATCCTGAACACTATGATATCGATGGGCATAATTGGTATTTTGAAAGCGTTGGTTGTGGGCAACACGACACACGCGACGAGATTAAAGAAATCATTAACATTGACGCATATAATAAGCTACATGAACTGTGGGATAACTATCATTTGAATACGGTAGATGATTCTGTTGTTAAGCAGGTAGAAAAACTTGCAGAATCTTTTGCAGAAGTTAATGAGGAAGAATGGATTACTGATTATATTAAACGTCATATTGATGAACTGTAACAACATATAGACTGGTGAGTCATTTAATTATGACTCACCATTTTTATTGTGTAGAAAATGTGGATGGAAAATTTGTCGATGCATGGTTGATAAGTTGATGTATTATATAGGTGTCGAAAAAACGACAGTTCTTTTAGAACAGTCGAAAAGATACAACACGAAAGGGTTAAGCAATGGATATTAACGCACTGGTGGCATATAAGAATCATTCAGACGAAACTGTGACGATTGAAAAGAATTTTGATTCTGATAAGGATGCAGATAAGTGGGTTAGGAGCAAAATGTTTCATATCTTTACAACCCGTCCCGATATCAAGTGGATTGAGGGAGATTGGGAGTCTGTCAGCGGTATTGGTTGCAATTATTACGTTACGATTGGGACATAAGATGAACAAGGTTATCACACGAGACATGATTGAAGATGGACTGTTGCATGGTGTCGTTACCGTTTGTCATGAGGAATGGGCAGGGGATAGCGACGGAGATTTGATTTGCAAGATTGGAGACGGTTGGTTTTATATCGATAACAGCATAGACGAAACCGATTATGATGAAGTTGTGGATTCTATCATCGGAACTCTTGATAGTTTCATGATGTGTCTTGAAGATGAAGATGAATATCTGTATTATTGTTATTACTTGATTGAAACTTTGGATGTATAAGGAGTTATCATGACGTGGCGTGAACTGGTTGATGCAATCATTAAGAACTTGCCGGACAATGAATGGAATGAAACGGCACAACTGTTTGATTATAGTGATAACAACAATCCCGATGGGAATTATTGTAAGGCAACAGGATTTGAGCCTTACGACTTTGATGAAAAGCCGCAACGTAATTTCTGTATCGTGTTCAACAGCGAGGATTGGTTCTAATGATTGATTATACTAAGCAATATAATCGATACAAGAAGTTCAGCATTGAAGAGGTATATAATCTTTGGGTTAACGCACAACATGAATGCGAACGTCCAAATGGTAAGAAGTATTATAAGTGGGACAAAGTTCAAATCGCAAATAACGTTACCGTAAAGATGGATAGCCAACGTTATCAGGTATTTTTTGAGCGAGGTACCGATTGTGTATGCTGTGGATTGAAGGGCAGATATTTTTGGCTTGAACAATCGAAACACCAACAGGGAGCGGCATACCATTTCAACCTATATGGTATCGATGATGACGGCAGCGAAGTTCAACTTACCAAAGACCATATTATCCCTAAATCAAAAGGTGGTAAGAACTATATCGGCAACTATCAGACGATGTGCGATAGATGCAACATGAATAAAGCGGACAAGATTGCGTAGGTGGTATCTATGGAGAACAGAGTATGGGCTATCATCGATATGGACAAAGGTATCGTGGCGCTTTGCAGCACGGGATTCATGGCGGCACAAATGGCTAATGAGTATGTGAGCGCTAACTATCCCGTTGATACAATAGAAGAGTGTGAAAATGTAGAGATTAGAAGTATAGAGCTTGACACATGGATGGATTACTAAGGGTGGAACAATCCACCCTTTTTTATTTATGTAGGAATTGTGAATATAAAATCCACACTTGAAACAACGGTGCGTTGCAGTATTATATAGGCAAGCAAAAAAAACAATCCCAACGGATTGAAGACAACAAGGAAAGGGACGGCAATGCGTACTATCGTTGAAACCAAAGAAGTTTATACTTACGATGAGCTTTCTGATTCTGCAAAGCAAGCAGTAAAGGACTGGTATCTTACTGAACGCAGTTACTTTGGAGACTTTGATGAAATGGTAACGGAGGATTTGCGTAGTATATTCGGCGATAATATGCTTGACGTGCAATATAGTTTGGGCTATTCGCAGGGCGATGGATTGAATATCTACGGAAAAATCAATGCTGAAAAGATTCTTGACTTTATGGATTCTGATGTGGCGGGTGCGTTGAGCAAGAAATATGGCAACGTTCTTTCTGATGATGACAAAAATAAAATCCGCCAATGGTGCAATAAGTATGGCGATATTCACTATGATAGCGTAGGGATTATTATCGTTCCCAAAAATCCATCTCGATATTCTTATTGCGTATCGGATATGATTGAGTTTGCGGGCGATTGGGCAACCGAACTGCATTATTACGGCATTGAAGATAATGACGCGCTTTTTAAGTTTGAGCAGGTATGCCGCGATTTGTTCAATGAGCTTTGCAATATGTATGAACAGTGGGGATATGAGTATTTTTATGAGATTGAAGACGATGAAATGAGCGAAATCTGTTCTGCTAATGAATGGGAGTTTTACAAGGATGGGCAAGTCCTGTAAGTTACCCACGCTACATAGTCTAAAAGCGATTTATTAGGGCCTATTTGCCGCTGTAATTATCAGGCTGATAAATTATAGCTTGTTGGAAATATAGGCCCTTAAATCGCTTCTGAATGGCTTATCTCATTTGTGTAGAAAATATGTATTGAGAATTTCATCACGATATTAGAGCGATTGAAGAGTATAGTATTAGTTGTAAGGATAAGACCAGCGAGAAAGGCAAAACGATGGCTGTGAACAAGACCTATACTATCAAGCACAATGACTGGGATTATAGCGGCATGAATCCGGTCTATATTGATGATGCAGCGGGTATTATGGTTGAGCTATATCTCGAAAGCGATAAGACTGTTAAGCTACTTGGTAGTTCTACCAGCATGATTGACAATGGAAACGTTTATTATTATGACCTTACGAGCAATTCGTTTGCAAACCGCGCATGGAACAATGCGTTTAGCGATATCAATGACGTGTTTGATAACGATGGAAACGTAATTGTTGATATTGATGTGCCAGCATGGTTCATTGAGCACGCACAAAAGCTTATGGATATCGATAATGAATATGAGGATATCTTTGTCAATGCGTTTAAGGACTATAATGGAAATGGCACGATTGATGATATTCGCGAGACTCTTCGCAAATATTTGGTAGATAATAATATAGATAGCAATGAATATGTTATCGATGATATTCTTGGTATCGCAGACGATAGTGGTATGCTGTGGTACGATTATGCTCGAAATCAGTATAACATCAATATCTAATGATTATTCATGGCCTATGGAGATATCTTCATATGGCGCTCCTTTAATAGTGGCGGCATGATACACCCTTTGTCCTTTCCGTGTTTGCTCCTTTCTTTATCATGCCGCCACGCCCCTCCTTTTTTATCCTGCATATTTGTTCAAAAATGAATGGAGTTACAATGTCTAAGGAACTGTATATTAGTAACGATAATATCAGGTATGAGCATACACCTGAAAACGAATAAAAGAACTTGACCTATACTACAGATATCCCATTACTATATGTCTACTATCGTTGATGTTGATATACAGAATGGAAACAGAATGGGCGCGTTTGTATGCGTCATGAAGATATAGAAGAAGAAACGGAGTAATATGAATATCGGATTTGTTGATATGACTAATGATATCCCGCAGCTTATTATTGCAGCCGGTGCGGAGATTTATAAAGATATTTATGGTGGAAAAGGATATCACCAATATTTCGACAGCGACCCCGTGTACGTTATTCTGAAAGATTATGGGGATTATTACATGGTACGCCATCATTCGCTTGCAGATGGGATTACAGGATTCTTTAAGAAGTCAGACGTTCATTTGTATCAGGATTAGGAGTAACGATGTTTGAGTTTCGGTTGGGTGTGCCGCAGATTATTATGATTGCGTTAATAATTAGCAGCATTATTATTTCAATTGTTAATCATGGCAAGAAGAGGGAGCCATACAATGCATATAGCGTATTGATTGGTGCGGTATTCGAAGTCACATTGCTGTATTGGGGCGGATTTTTCAACTGATTCTAAGGAGTAAGAATGTCTAAAATCACATTCGATACGGAAGATTATTACGATGATGATACACTTCAAGAAATGATTGAATATGAAACACGAAGACTGATTCGCAAGCATGTTGAAGATATGTTTAATCGGAAAACAGATGGAGATTCTTTTATCTACTATGTTGCACGCAGAACAGTCCAAGAAGAGCTTGCCGGCATCATACCAGCATATAAGATAGACATCATGCATAAAGTTGGAGATGTTATAGAAGCAATGGCAGATTATCAAATCAGGTATGATGATAGTTTCAAGAAAACTCTAAGTGAGTGTATTGAGGAATGCCGACCGATGATTAAAAAACAGGTGGAAGATGCGTGTTCGGAAAAACTCGATGCATCTTATCTTGTTGATTGTGTATGTGATGAGTTCTATAATATGCTGAGCAAGATGCTTGCGGATGATTAGGGGGGGGG